TACCTGCACTACCCGATGTACCATTAGCACCAGAACTACCTGCACTACCTGATGTACCATTAGCACCAGAACTTCCTGAACTACCCGATGTACCATTTACACCAGAACTACCTGCACTACCCGATGAGCCAGATGAACCCGAACTCCCTGAACTACCCGAACTACCTGCATTACCTGATGAACCAGCACTGCCAGATGTACCATTAGCACCAGAACTCCCTGAACTACCAGATGTACCTGCACTACCCGATGAGCCAGATGAACCCGAACTCCCCGAACTACCCGCACTACCCGATGAGCCAGATGAACCCGAACTCCCCGAACTACCCGCACTACCTGCATTGCCTGATGAACCAGCACTGCCAGATGTACCATTAGCACCAGAACTTCCGGAACTACCTGATGTACCATTAGTACCAGAACTTCCTGAACTACCTGATGTACCTGTGCCACCTGAACTACCACTTGAACCAGCACTTCCTGCTAAACCTGATGTACCAGAACTACCCGCACTACCTGATGTACCATTAGTACCAGAACTACCCGCACTACCTGATGTACCGGCAGCACCTGAACTACCACTAGAGCCTGCACTTCCCGAACTACCTGAACTTCCTGAATTACCAGATGAACCTGAACTACCTGATGTACCATTAGCACCAGAACTTCCTGAACTACCTGATGTACCGGCAGCACCTGAACTACCACTAGAACCTGCACTACCTGCACTTCCTGAATTACCAGATGAACCGGAACTACCTGAACTACCACTAGAACCTGCACTTCCTGCTGAACCAGATGTACCAGCACTACCTGCTGAACCAGATGATCCTGATGAACCAGCACTTCCTGCACTACCAGAAGCACCTGAGCTACCAGTTCCACCACTAGCTGAAATAATTATAGTATTATTTGATTCAGTGACGATTATATTAGTTCCTGCGGATAGTGTTTTAAATTCTAATAAATTATTATTTTTTTGTTTAAAAACAGAAGTTTGTCCATTACCAATATTAGTTCCACTGTAAGGGAAAATATTTGCTAATGGAGTTGATCCTGAAAAAATTGTAAAACCACTTAATGTATTAGCAGAAATAGAAGGGACATTTAATTGTCCTGTCATAGTTCCACCACTTAGTGGAACAAAGTTCCCTGAAACACCAATTGAATTTGCATCTCTATATTCAATTGCTCCTGTTGTAGAATTATAAACTAAAACATTATTTACTGTATTGTCATTAGTTGGAGTACTAGTCAAATAAAAAGTATCTGCTGATAAACCAGAAGAAAAGAAAGTCTGTCCAGTAACAGTTCCACCAGATAAATCTAAATAATGAGTAGGTATTGGTATTATATAATATCCGGACATATTCTTTTATAAATTATTAACATCTTCACTAATAAAAATTTCAATTGCCCCGAGATTAGGTATAGATATTTTTTTACCATCATTAAAAAACAATTCAAATTCTCCTTGGAATTTTCCACTCATACCAGTATCACCATTTTGCCAACTATATTGAACTGTTCCGCCTGATGCACTTGTAACTTGTGCAGGATTAGAAGCAATTACAATATTCCCACATTCATCTGCCATAGAGAAAGTGCAACCACTAACATTAGATAAGTCAAATGGAATAACTGCATTAATACAATTTCTTGTTTTAATGTTTATTGATAACTCTGGTAACGTATCATTTCTTTTTATTATGAATGGCTTTTGGTTCATTTTAATTAGTTTTTATTTCAAATTCTAGCGGCACAGAATCCATAATTTCATAATCAATGTTTGCATATTTTGCAAATTCTATATCAAGCTCAGATATTAAATTTTGATTTATAGGGTCAAATATGAATTTAGTTTTTAATTGTTTTGTTATATTGTTATTTAAATATTGTACATACCACACAATCTGGTATACAGTTGGAAAGAAATACAAACTACCATTTAAATTGACAAAATAACTACCTAAACTTTCATAGTCAACAGTTAAATTTTCTATTAATTCATTTGTTGCAAAATTGAATGTTGAAGCCGAAAGAGCATAAGGATTTATTAATGTATAATTATCATTTACTCCATTTATATAATTTATTCTATAAAACTCTTTGTAAATTGTTAATTTTGACATTAGTGTTAGATTTAAAATAAATAGAGAAAAAAAAGAATAGGACATAAAAAAAGCGACACCTTTTCAAGTGTCGCTGAACAATAAGAAACCGAAAATTTTTTAATCAGATTATGCTGATAATAAGCATCTATCAGGTTGGATAGTGATACTTACTTTAGCAAGTTCTGCAGAACCATAATCGTAATCATCAAAAGATGCTTTAACGATTTGGCAACCAACTAGAGTCCATTTTTCAACTTCTACTCCAACTGGATCAAGAGCTTTTAATACAAGATTTTTCTTGTAACCAACTGCGTAACCCATTTTACCAGTTGTAGATTCAGCGTGAAGACGAACCCACTCCATTACTTTTTGAGTAGTAGATGGTCCGATTACATCGATGAACGTTACGTCCATTTCATCCCAAGCGTATTTCGCAGCAACGTAGGTTTTAGTATTCATGTAAGGAATATCTACTTTGTCTATCGAAATTGAAGGCTTCTTAGAAGTCTGAACTAGATACGATTCTATTCCTAATTCCGTAGGGAATTCAAGAACGAATCTGTTTTTCATTTTTGGTTCCTGATCAATTGGAACCGGTCTAAACATTAGTGTAGGCATGATATTTAAGTTTTATTTATTTATAAATAAAGTAAAAAAATTTTTTCTTTGTTTTTAATGTTTTTTTTATGTATATTTATATGAACATTATATTGTACGTTATTATTAAAAACATGGGAAGACCTAAGATTCAACGAGTTAAAGTTTGCGAAACCTGTAAAAAGGAATTTGATGCTGGAAACAAAAAAAACAAAAAGAACTGTAGCGAAGAATGTACTGAGTTATATAAAAAGAATCATAAAGATGAAAGAATGAAAAAAACTTTTGAATCCATAGAAAAAAAATATGGTAAGAAGAGTTTTTTTGAAACTGAAAATTATTATGATAATTTAAAACAAATAAAAAAAGAAAAATATGGAGATGAGAATTATAACAACTATGAAAAAATAAAATCTTCTTTAAAAGAAAAATATGATGTGGAACATCCTTCTCAAATAAAAGATTATAAAAAAAAATCAGATCAAACAAAATTGTCAAAGTACAATGATCCTAATTTCAATAATAGAGAGAAAGCAAAAAGTACAATTAAAGAAAAGTATAACGTAGATCATCATCTTCAAACAAAAGAATCCCTAGATAAGTTAAAAAAAACAAATAGAGAAAAATACGGAGTTGATTATACAGTACAAACAAATGAGTGTAGGGATAAATTAAAAAAATTGAATCAAGAAAGATTTAAATCTGATTATTATTTTAGTTCTGATCTTTATTTAAATATTCAAAAATCAAATAAAACAAATAAAATAAAAGAAATTATTGCAAAGAATGATTTAAAATTTGATATAAATGAGAATAAAAAAACAAAAAATATTAAATATCAATTAACCTGTAATTTATGTGATAATATTTTTGAATGGTCGTTTGACTCTATACCCATCTGTAGAAGGTGTTATCCATTAACGAGTATTGCGAAACAACAAATTGAATTTAAAGAATTTTTGAATTCACTCAATTTAGAATACATTGAAAATACAAAAGAAATTATTTATCCATTAGAATTAAATTTTTATCTAGAGAAATACAGTGCAGTTCTTCAATTAAACGGTAATTATTTTAACTCTGAAATGGCCGGAAATAAACTACCAAACTATCATTTGAGAAAATCTCAATTGTGTAATTTTAAAGATATAAAGCTGATTCATATTTTTGAAGATGAATGGATGTTTAAAAAAGATATTGTTAAGAGTAGAATAAAAAATTATTTGAATTTAACTCCTAATAAAATTTTTGCAAGAAATTGTAAAATAGAAGAAATATCATTCCTTCAAAAAAAGATATTTTTAGAAGAAAATCATATACAAGGTAATGATGTAAATTTTAAAAGTTATGGTCTATTCTATGAGGATAAATTAGTTTCAGTAATGACTTTCTGCAAGCCCAGATTAGCATTAGGAAATAGATTAAAGAATAATGAAAATAATAATCAATCAGTTGAATTATCACGTTTTTGTTCTAAAATAGATTATAATGTTATTGGTGGATTTGAAAAATTATTAAATCATTTCAAAAAGAATAATCCAGATATTAAACAAATTTTCACTTATGCCGACTGTCGTTGGAGTGGTTTAAATCCAGAAAAAACAGTTTATCATAAATGTAATTTTGAATATATCAATACAACTAAACCCAATTATTTTTACTTTGAAAAAAGTAATTATTTTATAAGGTATCATCGTTTTAAATACAATAAACAAAAGCTAATCAAATTATTTAACGAAAAACCAGAACTAACAGAATGGCAAATTGCTAAAAAGAATAGAATGGATAGAATTTGGGATTGTGGTAGTATGAAATTTGTATTGGACTTATAATATAAAAGGATTATTTTGACTTTTTAAATAAATAATATTATCCTCAAACTCTTTACACATCTGTTCAAAATTGATTATCTGATCAATATCTAACCTAAACCATTCTCCGGTTAAATTATAATCTTGTTGATCTACTTTTCTGGTTCTGAAATGTCTATGTAATATTTTTTCTACTTTAGCAGCTAATTCTGTTCTGTATATTTTGGTCAAATTAATTTGATATGGACATCCCGTTTGTAATTGTTTTATCCTTTTTTTTGAATTGTTACTTAAACCAATTTTACAAATATTCAATTCTGGAACAAACATTAAATAAATTTCCTTAATGGAATTTGACATTTATTAAAAATAATTCTTTAAAAAAATTAGTAAATAATTTTATTTTTAAATATTTTTACTTATAATTATGTTTACAAACTCAAGCGTATGAATAACTTAAATTTGAAAGATAAATGTCCAATTTGTAAAAATGAAAAAAATATTGAGAGAAAAACTTGCTCCAGAATCTGTGCAGATGAATTAAAAAGAATTAACTCTAGAGAAGATAGAAATTGTTTAGAATGTAATCAAATATTTTCAGTAAGGAAAAAAACAACAAATAAACTTTGTTCAGATGAATGTAGAAAAAAATGGGCTCTAAGACCGGAAAATAAAAAACAAAGATTAGAAAATTCATCTAAAGCAGTTTTGGAAAAATATGGAGTAAAATCCAGTTTAATGCTTGATGAAGTCAAAGAGAAAATTAAAAAAACTAAAATTGAAAAGTATGGTGATGAAAACTATGTTAATTATGATAAAGCCAAAAAAACTAATTTATTAAAGTATGGTTTTGAACATACTCTTTCTGTTGATAAAATAAGAGATAAAGCGAAAGTTACGAAAAAAGCTAAGTATGATGATGAAAATTTTAATAACAGGGATAAAGCTAAAACAACCACTTTTGAAAAATTCGGAGTTGATTTTGCAATTCAAAATGAGGATATATTAAACAAGCAAAAAGAAACAAATCTAAAGAGATATGGAGTTGAAAATCCTATTCAAAATCAAGAAATAAAAAACAAAAAAGATCAAACCAATTTAAAAAAGTATGGGTTTGAAAACGCTACTAAGAATGACAAAATAAAAGAAAAAATAAAATTATCATACTATGATAAATTTCCAGAAAGTATTCTAATTAATAAAATTAAAAATAATGATTTAGAACTTTTATCAGAATATGAAGGATTGAGAGGGGAAGAAGGATATAAAGTATATAAATTTAAATGTAATAAATGTAACACGGAATTTGACGGTACATTTTCAAATAACAGACCACCAGTTTGTAGAGTTTGTTATCCGGTTTATAAGAATAATAAATTGCATCAAGAATTCAGAAATTTTTTAATTGAATTAGGCTTTGAAAATAAATTCAGTGAAAATAATACTAGGATTATTACACCATTTGAATTAGATTTTTACATTGAAAGTAAATCACTGGCGATAGAATTAAATGGAAATTATTATCATTCGGAAATAGGAGGAACTAAAGACAGAAATTATCATCTTAATAAAACAAAAGATTGTTATAGTAAAAACATTAAATTAATTCACATATTTGAAGATGAATGGATTTTTAATAAAAACATAATTAAAAGTAAAATAAAAAACTCTCTTGGGTTGATAGATAAAAAAATATTTGCTAGAAAATGTGAAATAAAAATTGTTAACTTAGAAGAAAAAAGATTATTTTTAAATAACAATCACATACAAGGTGATACCGTTGATGAAATAAGATTAGGACTATATTATAATGAAGAATTAATTTCACTTATAACATTCATTAAATTGAGAAATTGGATGGGTGATTACAAGAAAAAAGACAATAGCTGGGAATTATCAAGATTTTGTAGTAAGATAGATTACAATATTGTAGGTGGTTTTAGTAAACTTTTAAATTTTTTTATAAAAAACTATAACCCAAATTTTATTTTAACTTTTGCTGATTGTAGATGGTCCGGATTAGACATAGAAAAAACAGTTTATATAAAAAACAATTTCAATTTCATAAAATTTACACCTCCAAGTTATTGGTATTTTAAAAAAGGGGATTATTTGAAAAGGTATCATAGATTTACTTTTAATAAGAAAAAGATTTTAAAATTAATTGAAAACAAAGAAGATATTATTTTATCTATGACTGAATGGGAATTGGCACAAACTCTTAAAATGGATAGAATTTGGGATTGTGGTAATATTAGATTTGAAATGGATATAAAATAAAACGAGATCCATTTAGGATCTCGCTTTAAACTATTATTAAAATCTATTTTTAGAAATCTTCAAAGTTTGCTCCAGTAGGAAGAACTTGGAAAGTTAAATCGATAAATTCTAATGCTGGAGTAGGTTTAATTTGAATCTTACCTGTTAAAGTATTTCTGTCAGAATCAACAGAAGCTGTGTTGAAATCGTCTACAACAACTCTGAATGCAGCAAGACCTCTTTGGTTTTGAATTTGTAACAACAAAGGTTCAACCTTAGCTAAAAACTGATCACGTACAGTTTGGTCATTAGGCTCAAATAAAAGCGTCTGAGAAGCTGCAGCAATTAATCTACGAACTTGTAACAATAATCTTCTTACGTTGATTCTATCAAGAGCAGATTGCTTAACTTGAAGTGTTTTTTGTCCTTGGATTGTTACACCTTCAGAAATTGTAGTATTAATAGGATTGATATTTACATCATAAAGATTATCTCTATCATCTCTGGTTAATTTAACATCAGCTTTGACACAATTAACTTTACCTCTTGTTAATCCAGCAGGTGCGAACCAAGGATAAGCAACGTTATCAGTTAATGCTATATTCTTTACTACTTGAGCAGTAGGAGAAGTAAATACGAATTGTTGATATGATGCATCAAAAATTTGAATCCATGGCCAGTAAGTTGCACTATAGTTAGAATCTATACCTGTACCTTGAAGATCTGTTGCAATAGCTGCACTATCTTGACTTCCATCAGAAGCATAACGAGGAGCATCAATTATATATACAGCATCAGCTCTATTTTCAACCATAGAGATACCATATTCTACAACACCATAGTGATCTAACCAATTACAATCCGGAGTAGCAAATAAGTTAACATCAACTGTTTCAGGTACAGACATTAAATCTATTGCATCTTTAAATGCTTGTACGTTAAAAGCATCAACTGCATCATCTGTAAATGTTGGCATTCTAAATTGATCCCATCCATCAAAACCACCAGCAGGAACTACAGTAAATTTAGCTTGAGCTTTTGTATAATCACTAATTGAACCCTTTGCACCTGTTACATATTCTACATTAGTAGCTCCACTTTCCAAGTGGAAACCTTTAATTTGAGTTGTACCAGTTGTTACTGCACCTTGATTTTTGAAAACATCTTTTTCAATTGATTGAATAGATAATTTTCTTCCAACTAATTCTGGAGTGAATAAAGTATAAGCAAGTTCAGATATACCTAAGTAAGTTTTAGAAACTGTATCCGTTGCTGTATATCCTGTTTTGTATAACAAGTTTGCAGGAATAATACTATTGTGAGGATTATCTCTTAAATAATAACCTTTAAACCCTGCAGGAACTGTATTTCTTGGAAAATTATCAGCAAATGTAACAGTTACATACTGAGATTGTCTAGGATAAGTTTCATCTGTTGTACCAATTGCTTTACCGATAAAGTTAGGTTGAGTATCGTCCATTGTAAGACCTCTATACAACTCTAATCTACCATTCGTTAAAGTATTAGCATCAGTATCATCAAATTTTCTAACTACAACATCAAATACTTTATTTATATCATCAATATTAGCAATTGAAATTTTTATTTCATTAGCAGAAGCATTACCATCAGATATAGTTTCAAAATAAAACATATCTCTAACAGAAGAACCAATTACTTTTGATACAATCATTGGAGTATTAGAGTTCTTATAAGCTTCTGTATAATCAGAATATCTATCATAATTAGGAAGGGAAGGACCTATAAAAGTAAATCCATTAACATTTGTTAAAGTACTTGCAGAATATGCTTGTCTTATAAAGTGAGGAGTAATAATATCAACAAACAATCCAAGATCACCTGCTGTATTTACAGGATTAGTTCCTAATGCATTTACAATATAACTTTTTTGTGATTCATCCAATGTAACAGTTAAACCATTTGTATAAGCAGACAAAGGAGTAGCTGAACCACCACTAATAGTAAACGAAGCTAGAGGACTAAATGGAGTAGAAGTTGAAATGTTTAACCCATTTGAAGTTGATGAGGCTGATGAAGTATATATAAAACTATTTAAATTATAATCATATTTACTTCTTATAACAACTAATGTTGAATTGTCATCATCGCTTGTCATTAACCAAGCCGCAGAGTTAGTAAATCCTTCCTTACCCAAAACTCTTGTCATTGTTAACTCAGAAGACTGACCCAAAAATGCATTAGCCACATAAGGAAGTGGATATTCTGGATTAGTACCACCAAATCTAAAAAGGAAACTTTCTTGAGATGGTACTTTAATAGGTTCGAAAGCAGGTCCTTTGGTTGTTAAACCAACCATTCCTAATCTGGTTATTCCGATTCTAGAGGCAAAGAATGTAAAATCCTGTTCTCTTGTATATACACCCGGTGAAACAAATACTGTTGTTGCCATTTATTTTATATTTTTTATTTTTTGTTTATTTTTTTTTAATCAATTCTAAATTTTAATTTTAATTTTAGAAATCTTCAAAATTTGCTCCAGTAGGAAGAACTTGGAAAGTTAAATCAACGAATTCTAATGCTGGAGTAGGTTTAATTGCAATTTTACCTGTTAAAGTATTTCTGTCAGAATCTTCAGTTGCAGTATTAAAATCATCAACTGTAACTTTATAAGCAAATATACCTCTCTGATTTTGAATTTGTAATAACAATGGTTCAACCTTAGCCAAGAATTGGTCACGTACAGTTTGATCATTAGGTTCAAACAATAATGTTTGTGATGCAGCTGCAACTAATCTTCTTATTTGTAAGAATAATCTTCTAACGTTAATTCTATCAAGGGCAGATTGTTCAATCTGAAGTGTTTTTTGTCCTTGGATTGTTACACCTTGTTGAGCTACTGTATTAATAGGATTAATATTTGCATCATATAAAGTATCACGATCATCTCTTGATAATTGTACATCAGCTCTAATACAATTAACTTGACCTCTATTTAAACCAGCAGGAGCATACCAAGAGTAAGCAATATTATCAGTTAATGCTATACTTTTCACAACTTCAGCAGTAGGAGAAATATAAATAAACTTATTACTTGTAGGATCTTCAATTTGAATCCAAGGCCAGTAAGTAGCAGCATAACTAGAATCTATACCTGATTCTTCAATTGCAGAAGCAGCATCAGTAGCTGTTGCTTTTGTTGTATCAGTAGATAATCTTGGACTCTCTATAATATAAATAGAATCAGCTCTATTTTCAACCATATCAAGTGCATAGTTTACAGCAAGTAAATTATCATAATAATTTACATCTGGAGCTGCAAATACATTAATATCCACAGACTCAGGTGGAGCCATTAAATCAATACAAGCTTTAAATGCATCTAAATTATCGCTATCAGCTAGATCATTAGTAAAAGTAGGGATTGTGTAAGGTTGCCATCCATCAAAACCACCATAAGGAGCTACAGTGAACTTTCTTTCAGGTTTAGTGTAATTGGTAAGAGAAGCTTGGTTACCTACATAGAAGTTATTAGTATCAGCTCCACTTTCCATGTGGAAACCTTTTGTTGTAATAACACCAGTCGAATCCGCTCCGTTATATTTAAATATATCTTTTTCTAATGTTTGTACGGAACTCTTAATACCAACAACATTTGATGTTAATGCAGTATAAGCTAATTCAGAACAACCTAAATAAGTTTTAGAAATATTATCAGTAGCAACATAATTTTGCTTATATAATATCTGAGGAGCATTAGAACTTGTACCTGATCTTACTGGATAACCTTTGAAACCTGCAGGAACTTGATCTTGAGGGAAGTTATCAGCTAAAGTGATTGTTATATAGTTAGATAGTCTTGGATAAATCTCATCAGTTGTACCAATAGCCTTACCGACAAAGTTTGGCTTAGTTCTATCCATAGTACATTGGCGGAATAATTCTAATCTTCCACTAGTTAATGTTGTAGCATCAGTATCATAAAATCTTCTTACAACAACATCAAATGTATTGTTTGTAGGATCAATATTTGCAAAAGAAACCTTTATCTCCTCTGCAGAAGCATCTCCATCAGAAATAGTTTCTACTTTAAATAAATCTCTTACTGAATTACCAACAACCTGACCTACAATCATAGGTGTAATTGAATTTTTGAAACCTTCAGTATAATCTTTATATGGCGATGTAGATTTAAACACAAAACCTGATGATGTCATATTAGTACCAAGACTATTTGTGGTTGCTGATGCAGCCGATTGTCTAATCAAATGAGGAGTAATCAAATCTACATAAAATCCTAAATCACCATCAAAACTCTTAGGAGTTTGACCAGCTAATTTTAAAATATAAGTATCATCATTTTCATTTAATGAAACTGTAACCGAACTACCCGGATAACCAGTTAATGGTCCAACTGCACTAGTAATAGTAAATGCACTTAATAATGTTTGATTTGCTCCACCGCCCCATACTAAATCTCCAGAATTTTTATAATGATAATTACCATTAGCATCTTTTTTACTTTTTAAAACAGCAAGAGTAGTTGAAGAGAATGAATATTGAGTATCAGCTGATGATGTAATAACCCATGCGTTTGAGCCAGAATAACCAACTTGACCTAAAACTCTTGTTAAAGTCAATTCAGATGATTGTGATAAAAACCTATATCCAACATACGTCAAAGGAAAATCAGAATTTGGGTTACCAAATCTGTTTGAAAATCCTTCAGATGAAGCAATTTTTATCGGTTCAAAAGCAGGTCCCTTAGGGGTTAAACCAACTAAACCAAGTCTGGTTAAACCTATTCTAGAAGCAAAGAATGTAAAATCTTGCTCTCTTGTGTATACTCCCGGTGAAACAAATACTGTTGTTGCCATTTATTTATATTTTTTATTTTTTGTTTATTTTTTTTGATTTATGTATTGTTCAGCATCTAATTTTGCTTGAGCCATTTTATCTATTGAATTTGGTTCCTCAATTATTATCATTTCTCCCATTACAAATACTCCTAATTTATTCAAGTATTCATAATCAAATTGATCAATTTCTATTATTTGTTCTGGATTTAAAAGTTCTCTTTTTCTGATCGTATTAAACCCATATTCAACTTTTATTCTCCTCCCTGATATATTTTTAGCCTTCACTTTTGTTGATCAATTTAAAATAAATAGTAAATATTTTTTCAAACTCAGAAAAAAATAATTTTTATCGAGATTATTTTCTTAATAAATTAAGAAGTTCTTGTTTTTCTTCTTCAGAAATTGGTTTACTTTTATTCATATTAACAATTTCTTTTAATTGTTCAGGTAAAAAAACGCCATTTAATGCAGTTTTAGCTTCTTCACATTCCCTGTAACTCATTTCATATGCATCTTTTATATTATCAACCCAAATTTCATTTTCAACTGATTTTAGATACTTATTATCTGTTGTTCTTTTTATATATTTTACCATTTTTTTTTATTTTTTATAATTAATCATTAAAGACTTCAAAAGTTAATGTATTGTTAGGCGAAAACTGATTTTTTATTCTTTCAGTTGTTGTTAATATGATACCATTCTCAACACCATCATTTACTGAAAAAGTACCGAGATAATTAATGGTTGTATCATTATTTAATGCGATAACTAACTCATTAATGTTATTAACCAACACATTATCACCATAAAAAGCTTGAACGTAGTTTTCTCCCGCAATAACATCAATAGATATGTTACTATAAGGGAATAAACTAACATTTAAACCATATGCAATTACAGGGGTTAGTGGGCCTTGGTTAATTTTAATTTCAATAGGGGTATAGTATAATAAATCATTTGAAAGTCCGCCCATAAAATCATATACGTCTATAAAAATAAATGAATCTTTATTAATAAAAGAACTAATACCCGGAACAATAAATGAAGGAAATGAAGGACCTCCTCCATAATAAAAAGGAGATTTAAGTGGTGTAATTACTTCTATTTTATCTCTTTGAAAAGAATTATAAATTGGTCCTGTGATATTATTAATGGCAATACTATTAATGGCAATATAGTAACCATCACCCCCAAACGGGGTTTGAATCCAAAAAAGTTCATATCCAAAATTATTTTCTAAAACATCAACAATTAAACCACCATCCGATACTAATTCAGAATTATTACCCCAATAGTTTGGAGTTTGACCTGTTGCAATAAACACACAACCCGTTTCAGTTGGTGTTAAATCAGTAACAGTTATTGTTATATTATTTTCGGGCGTACTACCACTAACATCTGTTCCTAATATTGTTATTGTATCTCCTACAACGTAATCAACCCCACTAGATACAACAGTAACCGAATTATATGTTGTACCACACCAGCCAACATTGAAAGTTGCCCCGCTACCCAAACCACTTGTTGTTCCTGTAACACCATTAACCCCTCCATAACCTATTGCAGTCCCAACATAATCAAAAATAAGAGTTCCTCCACTTTGAACGTCAGCAATATTACTGAAATCATCATCAATCACATAATTTGTAATAGTATATGTTTCACCAACAATCAAACCATAATCAAAATCGGATAAACTAGTCCCTGTAATAGGACCTGTTTGAGTTAATAATGCTCTGTACACACCATTATTATTTGATGTTCCAGTAACGATTATGTTTCCGTTGATTGTTAGGTCACCTGAAATGGTTTGACCTATTAAATCATTTACAATATATTTTGTTGACATTTTGTTTTGTTTAATAAATATTTTATTTTTGAAAGTATTTTTCAATTCTTTTACTTAATCTCACTCTTGGATCATTTTCAGTTCTTTTTAAAATTTCATAGGGTAAAACAAATCCAAAACTTAAAAAAACTCTTCTTGAATTAAATTCGTTTGTCCAATGTTTATATAAAGAAGCTTCAAATCCATAAATGTCAGTTTGTTGAATTTTAATTGATTCTTTATCTATAAAAAAATCATAATCTTCAGATAGAACACTTATGTTACATTTATAATTAACATAACCATCAACTGCTGCATCATAATGTGGATTAATTTTTCCACCTTTATTCATATCTACTACCTGAAGAAATATATTATCTTTTGAGAAATTAAATTCTTTAGATATTCTATCAATTATTTCATGAATAAACTCAGGTAATAGATCATGAGATACATTAGAAATTGATTGAAATTTTGTAATATAATTTGTTAAAGATGTGTTGGAAATATCAAAAATATAAGATTTACCATTTAGTGTCTTAGATAGTTCTGTTAGGTGATGATTGCTATCATTACCGATATGATCAACAGAATCAATCCAATTTACTATTTGGTTGACTTCATCTTTTGAGATGAAATTTTTTTTTATTTTATAAGTTTCCAAATCCGTATTTTCCAATTTTCTTTAAGTTATGTTTTTCCAAAAATTCACTTGGATTCATCGCTTCAATTATTGTTAATTCAGCCGAATCCATGAGTTGTTTTGCCTTTTCTTCGGTTACGGCCATGACACATAATTTATGGGTTGCAGGCAATTCCCCCGTTGGTGACAAATCTATTTTCAAGATGTTATCGTTTTTCATTTTCTCTCTTGCTTGAAGCACTTTAGACTCTTCGCATAATATGCAGATTCTCATATTGTTTATATTTTCATATTTATAAAAATATAAATATCATGAAATATATTTATCACAGCCTAGGTCTAGGTGATCATATAATCTGTAATGGTTTAGTTAGACACATTAAAGAGATAGAAGGCTGCGTTTCTCTATTTTGTATACCACAATGCTATGACAATGTAAAATATATGTTTAGAGATGATGAAAACATTAAAATTTTAGCTATTGGCGATGATAAATTAACTCAAAATTACATTTTAGAAAATAACCTACAAAATGATTTAATTCTAACAAACTTATGTTACGGATTAGAAAGAATTGATTTAAATAATATAATTTTTAAACGTATTAACTATTTTGACCTTATGAAAAATTTTGAATGTGAAACATTTGATAAACTATATTATAAGATGTTAAAAGTACCATTTAATATAAGATTTGATAACTTTTTTTTAGAAAGAAATTATTTATTAGAAAATGATATTTGTAAAATCCTAAATCCAAACAGTGAAAAATATATTTTTGTTCATAATGTAGATAAAAATAAAATAAGAAATGATTTAAAAATTATTGAAAACCCTATTGAATATAATGTATTTGACTTACTTACTTTAATTGAAAATGCTGAAGAAGTTCATTTAATGGAATCTAGTATAAAGAATTTAGTAAACAGCATTAAAATGGATAAACCAAAAATATTTTTTCACAAATATGTTAGAAAAGAATATAATCATTCATTTTTCTTCCCAGAAGGTTTAAATAAATTTGAAATTATACTATGATAAAAATAAGTGTTGATGAAGCATACGCTTTTGATTATCTATCAATTTTAGATATAAAATTAGAAATAAATGATGCTGTTAAAAATATAATTGACATTATTAAAAATGATTTAATTAATCAATTGGGATTTGAAAAATTTAATGAGATCATTGCATCTCAAGAATATATAAATTTAAAACATTCAAACAAAGTAACGTTTGACGCAGTAAATAAAGCAAAAACAGATGAGGTATTAGCTAGTTTTGTAGATACCTGTAATTATCAAAGAATGATATGTAAAAAAAAATTACAAGATAAATTCTTTGATAAGAAATTATCTGAATTAAAAATAGGATATAAAAAATTAAAACAAAAAAATAATTGATTTTGTATCTGAATTATTACACCTCTACTCTTTTAATCATTAAATACATTTATTGTATATGTTCCACTTGGACAATTAATTTGTTTTAATATAGGATCTATATATAAACCAATTTTTCCATCATTACTATCAAAGAAATACCCAAATTGTCTAAAGTTATTGTTGAATAAGGTCACCAACTCTTGTGAATTAGTCACAGTTTGATTAGTAGTACCACCACCATTAACATATCCACCGTCACACCAAAAATCAAAACTTGTATAAGTATAAGGGAATGTTAGATTTTGACTATATACTGGAATATAACCAGAAATTATATATACCGAATCAATATTTAATACATCATCTTCATCATAAAATAAAATTCTCTTATCACCTAATCTTCTTTCAAAAATTTGCTTAGTGTAATTTTCATAAAACAAAGAAGCTGATGTAACGCCCGTAACAGTAATTGTTATATCATCAGAATAAAGTGTGCTAACGGTTATTGTGATGTCATCAACACCATCAACACCACCAAATAAACTACCAACTATTACTAATTCATCATTTAATGTATATCCACTACCGGGATTATTTAGTGTAATTTCATAAACTAAATTAAATGTAGTTGAAACTGAAACATTAAACGTTGCATCTGTACCAGTGCCTCCAGTTGCTGGTAAATTATTATAAACTCCATAGGAACCATTTTTACCTATACCATCACTTGAAAATCCATATATAATACCACCTGATGTTGTTACACCATCAATTTGAGTTCCAAGCATTGTTAATGTATTACCACTAGAATATAACCTACCTTCAGTATTTCCACTGACACCAATTACTGTTCCACCTGAAACCTCAACGTTAAAAGTGGCAGCAGTACCACCACCATTTGTAGTTACTGATAAATTTGTATAAATATCATCAGTAGCAGTTCTTCCTATTGTGGTATAACTAAATCCTGTGATGTTTCCGTAATTAAGTGTAAAATAAGTGTGATCTATATTTGCATTAATTACATTCCATTGAAAATAATTACCTACTTCGTTATTTTTGAAATTGTCTGCAATCGAGTTGTTATAGAAATATTCTCCTATTGTATTATTATAAAAATTATTACCTATGATATTACCTTGTGGTGATGAACCGCCGTAACCAAAATTTTCACCTATTGTGTTATTATTAAAACCAAAACCGATATTGTTATCGGTAAAATTATCACCAAAAGTGTTTTGATAAACACCACCTTTAAATATATTTACATAAACAGAACCCAAAAAGTCATTACTATCAATACTAGGTCCAAATGAGTTACCCGCACAAGACCCACTAAATTGATTTCCTCCAAATCCCCAATCTAATCTATTTTCATAAAAACTCTGATACGTTATATTGCCCTTAAATTCATTGAATATTTGGTTATCGTAAAAAGAACTATATATTGTATTATTCTCAAATTGCTCACCTATTCTATTTGTATACGTTTCCCCGCTTATTTGATTATTATTAAACCCATAACCAATTTCATTTCTATAGAATTGCTGAGTAATGTTATTTAACTCAAAATATAATCCTATTTTATTCTGATAAAATGATGAATAAATTTTATTATTATAAAAACCATTATCAATGTCGTTATCATAAAATTGTGAATAAATTTCATTTCCTTCAAACCCTTGTTTAATTACATTTCCATACACAGAGGATTTAACAATATTATTGTTAAAATATTCACCAATACTATTACTATAAAAACCATTATTATAAATTACATTATTATAAAATCTACCGGCAATTGTGTTTCTTGAAAACCAATACGTTCCTGTATTGTTATAAGATCTGTCACCAATAGTGTTTGAATAGGTTCTATTACCATAAAACACATTATTAGCTAATAAAAATCCTGAGTTACTTCCAATTTCATTAAGATAAAATTTAGAATAATCACCAACATAGTTGTGTATCGCACTTCCATCTAAATTAAAAGTTAAATAATCATTCCAATCCTCCGATATTTTTTGTCCAACATAAACTTCTTTATATTCGTAGTAATTACCTGTTGATGTTGAGGAGTAAAAAGGAATAAGTTCTCCTGTAAAATTTATTGTACTTCCGAATGACGGGTCGACAACAACAATTATTAAAGTATTTGAACTGCCGCTAGTGACCTTAACACCAATCATATTACCTTGATATTCAAAAAATAATATATCCCCGATTTCTACTTCACTTAAAAACAAGGTTCCATTACCTGTTATTACACCCGTTGAGGAATCATAACTATCTATAACTCCCGTTAATTGAGATCCTTTATTATATGACCTAAATCTATTAAAAGAGATGTTTCTGTGATCATAATCAGTTCTATTGTTAAACTCATCAATTCTTTCTGTTATTCTACCAAACGCATCATTACCTGTATTTGGGGTTGAGCTAAATGTCCAATCATATTGGATCCTATCGTTCGGATATGCCGGTTGATATGCGGTTGAACTAATTGTGTTAGCACTTGTAGCAAAAACAACGATAGGTTCAACATTGCTCTGTCTATAATCAATATCTAAACTTCCTTTAGGTTGTCCGTTTACATAATATTCAGGAACATCATAACAAGTTTGGAAATCTGTTATTATATAGGTAGCTCCTGCTGTTAATACTGAAGAATTTATATTATCAACAAGTTCACTATAAGCTATTGGAATAGCACCAGCACCTGCAACAATACCAGTTAAATGACTACCATCACCATAGAATGTTGTAGCTGATAAATTACCATATACACTTTGACTACTCAAAGTTTGATTATGATTATCTATTATATATTTTATTTTACTCATTTTTTATTTTTTTTTATTAAAAAAGTTTATCTTTTGTACTGCCAACAATTCCACTATAATTACCAATTTTCTTTAGATTGTGTTTTTCCAAAAATTCTTTTGGGTTCATTACCTCAATTATTGTTAGTTCAGCAGAATCTATCATCTGTTTCGCTTTTTCTTCAGTAACCGCCATAACACATAATTTATGAGTTGCAGGCAATTCCCCTGTCGGTGATAAATCTATTCTTAAGATATTATCATTTTTCATTTTTTCTCTTGCTTGAAGTACTTTAGACTCTTCGCATAATATGCAGATTCTCATAATTTTTTTATTTTTTAATCTTCAAATACAAATATTGTATATGTCCCGCTTGGACAATATTGTTGTTTTAATGACGGCTTTATATATAAGCCAATAGTTCCATCATTATTATCAAAGAAATACCCAAATTGTCTAAAGTTATTGTTGAACAAAGTCACCAACTCTTGTGAATTAGTCACAGTTTGATTAGTACTACCACCATTGTTAGCATATCCACCATCACACCAAAATTCAAAACTAGCGTAAGGAATAGGGAATGTTAATGATTGGCTATATACCGGAATATAACCTGAAGCCTCATATATCGAATCAATGTTTAATACATCTTCTTCGTCATAATATGAAACTCTTTTATTACCTAATCTTTTTTCAAAAATTTGCTTGGTATAATGTTCATAAAACAAAGATGCTGATGTAACCCCAGTAACATTAATTACAATTTCATCAGGATAAATTGAGCTGATAGATAATGTTATATCATCAGCACTACCCAATGAACTACCGGATATCACCAATTCTTCCCCAATCAGATAACCAGAACCTGCGTTATTCAATTCAATATCAGTAACCAAATTATCTACAACAGTAATATCAAACGTTGCATTTTCACCCGAACCGGTTCCCGTTGCCACGACATTGGCATACACGCCGGTGGTGCCTGTTTGGTTATACGCAAACCAATTGTCAGGTATTATGTTCCAATTGGAATTATTATAACTATACAACAAACTTACGATATCTCCTCCGCCACCTTCTTGCAATCTGACTTTTACAGAATATGTTCCGGCGGTTAATGTTATGGGATACCTGTTTCCTGCTGCCGTGTTTCCGTTATCCGGGTGACTGCCGTACCAATCGGCAACTTTTATTCCATTAATAAATGCGTCCGAGGCATCATCACTACTCAAGCCGAAATAATATGTATTGTTAGCAGGTATCTTTATGTAACCATCTATTTCCATTACATAATTGTCCTGATTCACCCCGGTGTGTGTACTGTATGAAACACGCTGAATGTTTGTTGAATAATACGTGTCAAAAAGCGGACTGTTGGCTATCAAGTTATCCATTTGTGCTTGGTTACCAGCACCGCCGTTCGCAGGTTTGTAGACCTTTACCGTTAAATTACTGGTTGAAAATTCATTTATTGACCCACCCATTGGGTTGCTGTTTATTGTTATTGAATCCCCTGTTAAATACAGTATACCTTCAGTGTTTCCACTGACACCTACAACCTCCCCGCCTACAACTTCTACATCAAAAGTCGCTCCTTCGCCGATGTCAGTGGTTGTTCCCGTCAAACCACTATAGACACCATCAATAGCAGTATTTCCTATTGTTGTGTAACTAAACCCTGTAATATTTCCGTAGTTTACTGTGAAATCAGTATAATCTATTTTCGTATTAATCACATTCCATTGGAAATAGGGACCTATTGTATTGTACCTGAAATTATCGGGGATAGAGTTGTTATAAAAATACTCACCAACTGTATTATCGTAAAAATTGTTTCCAATTTTATTTCCTTGTGGGTCCGCATATCCAAAACCGAAATTATCATCTATAGTATTATTTGAGAAAAAGGATCCAATCTCATTGTTTTGAAAATATATGCCTATGGTGTTTTCTTGAAAATAATTTTCAATTTTATTATTGAAGAAATCATTACCTACCCTGTTAAAGGTAATTGATGAGTTGAACTTGTTGTTATTCAAATTATACCCAAAGGTATTGTTGTTGAAATTATTCATCCATGAGTTATTTGACATATAACCTAAAAAGTCATTGTCAAAGGTATATGAACCAATTTCATTCTGATAGGTATCTCCGGAAAACTGATTGCTGCCAACATAAGAGCCAATAGTGTTGATTTGAAAATCGTTGCGGATGTAATTTCCTTTGAATTCATTGAAAATTGTGTTGTCTTCAAAATTACTACCATTATTTGATTGAGTATAAATTGAATTCCATTCTGTCCCTTCAGGTGAAACATTTTCATTCCAATCATTTTCTATAGCATCATTATAAATTGCTTGATTGTTGCCCCTTTTTATTTCGAGGCGACTAGGAACAACAATGTCAACTAGGTTGCTGTAATTTAATTTTGTAAAATAAACGGTTGATTCAACAGACGGATACACCTTTGTTCTTTCATATGAGAATCCGCCACCGTTATTATTCTGTGTCCATTGCGTGAATTTAACCTTATGATACTCATTATAAACGGTTAATTCTGTTACGGTTATCCCACACCAACTAGTTGGTGTTGTTCCTGTTGCGATAAAAACACACCCAACTTCATTGATTATACCATCTATTACATCGGCAACATTACTAAAATCACCGCCAACAAAAGCAACATTTGTAATTTCATATGTTTCACCAACCACTAAAGTATCATTACTTTGTGTTGTACCCGAATCACGATAGAAATGCATTATAAGTTCCTTACCTAAAATTACATTTCCTACATTTCCATCTAATGAATTGTAAAAAGTATTGTAAGTTCTTGCCGTTAGGTTTTCAATACCCGTATTGTCCCAATTGAAATATTGGGTATCACCTAAAGTGTTTTCTTCAAAAGTATTGCCGATTTGGTTATTATTAAAATTATATGAAACACTATTGTTATTAAAATATTCTCCGATTCGATTATCTTGAAAATTGTCACCAATTAATGGATTGTTATTAAATCCATTACCTATGTGATTACCATAAAAGTCATCACCTATGTTGTAGTTTTCATTAAATCCATTTCCAATAACATTCTTATAAAAATCACCATTAGCGGTGTTGTTGTTGAATTGGTTGCCGATTTGGTTGTTTTGAAAGGTCTGTCTGATATTATTGTTCTCAAAATTATTACCAATCTTGTTTCTATAGAAATTGTAATTGTTCACATTGCCGTAGTTGGAAATGGTATTTGAGTCAAAATACAAACCTATCTGGTTCTCATAAAATTCGGAATAGATTACATTTCCGTTGAAATAATTGCCAATGACATTATCATAAAATTCGGAATAGATTACATTTTCGTTGAAACCTTCATTGATTGTGTTGTTGTACATCTGGTTTTTAATAATATTGTCATTAAAGTATTCACCAATATCATTGCTGTAAAAACCATTGCGATGAATCACATTATTGTAGAATCTGCCGGCAATCGTGTTTCTCAAGAACCAATATCTTGCAGTGTTGTTGTAGGACCTGTCGCCAATAGTATTTGAATATATTCCTGAGTTATCATAAAATACATTGTTTGCCAACAAGAATCCCGAGTTGCTTAGATTATCTTCAAGATAGAACTTGGAATAGTCACCGACATAGTTATGAAGGGCGCTTCCGTTCAGATTGAAAGTCTGGACATCATCCCAATCACCTTCGTTTTTCTGTCCGACATACACCTCTTTGTATTCATTAAAATTTTCTGTTCCCACAGCAGTGTAAAAAGTATAAGTGTTTCCACAAAAAGGAATACCTCCGAATGTAGGGTCGGTCACAATGGTCAATTGAGTATCCGTTGCCGCACTAACTACTTTAACACCAATTCCACCAAATTGATATCCGTCAATCAGCAATATGTCACCGGGATTGACTTCACTTAAAAATTTAGTATTTTGACCAATTAAAGTACTTGGCGAATATAATGCATATATGGTTCCTGTTAGTTGAGAACCCTTATCATATGATTGAAATCTATTAAAAGAGATGTTTCTGTGATCATAATCGGTCCTATTGTTAAACTCATCGATTCTTTCAGTTATTCTACCATAAGCAGCACTGCTTGTAATTTCAGTTGTATTCCAAGTCCAATCATATTGGATCCTGTCGTTCGGATACGCCGGTTGGTATGCGGTTGAGCTGATTGTGCCGGTGCTTGTGGCGAAAACAACAATGGGTTTGATGCTCCCTTGTTGCCTGTAATCGACTGCATCGCTGCCTTTAGGGTCACCATCAACATAATATTCAGGTACGTCATAACAAGTTTTAAAATCTGTTATTATATAAGTAGTACCGGCTGTTAATGTTTGTCCTGTTATTTTATCCACAAGTTGACTATAAGTCACTGGAATAGCACCAGCACCACCGCCACCTCCCGAACTACCAGATAACGCTAAACTTTGTAAATATGTTAAATTACCATCCATTTCGGAAATGGTAAGTTTTGAACCTTTTACTGATCTTAAAATTAATGCCATTTATTTTTTATTTTATTTCGTTTTTTTATGATCCCTCAAAATAATCTTCTACATAACCATTATCTACATACCAATTTATAGTGTTTATTACTGGGTTACCATATTTTGCATTTGATTTATTTCCACCTTCACTTATATCAACTCTAATTTTATTAATTGCTTGAACTTTTTCCCATAATCTAGGATCTACAATTTTACCATGTAATGTCATAGGAACAACAACACTAAATCTTCTATCTGCTTCTATATCATCAACTGTGTTTTCTTCACTTGGATCACTCATCTCTGTAAAAAGAGGATATCCATTAATGTTTATATAAGCCTCTTTATCAGAAAATGTATTTGCAATTATTTCTTCATAATAAACGTTAGTATCTTCCATGTAGTGAGAAAAAAATCTCAATTCATAATCAATATCAACTCTTGGGGGTTGAGGTACTTTATAGATGTCATAACCTTTTACCAAGCCATCAAATGTTGGAACTTGTAAAAAAGTAAATTTTTTCTTTTTCGGAATTGTTGATCTTTTTAATGGATTTTCACCCGGCTTTACACCTTTTCTTCTTAAAGTCATAAAAGGCATTGTAATCTCTTGACCAGCTTCATCTCGTAGATATTTAAAATTATTACGAAATTCGGCCCATCTTTCTTGAGTCAAAAATATCACTGGAACAGCTCTAGTATTCGCTTTTTCATCCATCACTGAAATTTCAAGTGATCTCAAAAAAGTCAAAAGACCATCATCCATATCTTCTAAAAGTAACCTTTGAGGAAGATAATCATGATTTTTGAAACTTTCATCCAAAAAATTATCAATATTTCTTGTTATAGACATAGCGGAATTTATATCTATAAATAGAAAAATAATTTAATTAAAAACAACAGTTTTTCAAAAAGTGCAACCTACATTAGGCAAAGATATTAGTAAGAGTTAGTTTGTTTGGTAATCTTTGGTATAGATTGTTCTTATAGATAAAATAAGAAGAATCTAATTCCAAAGATCTAAACATATTAAAGTTAAATTTCTTATAGATAAGATCAATTCTTTTTTCATCATCTATAACATAACCATGTTTTTTTATTTTATTAATAAATCTTGTTCCAGTAGATTTTGATTTTCTATTGAAAAGTTTAGCAACACCTTGTCTTGAAAGTGTTGTTACCGGATTCATTTCCTTCTTCAGAGAATCTTTATTGATAGAAAAATTAGGTTCACGCTGTTTATATTTTTCAGTCAAAGGTCCAATACCCTTCCTTATTTTCTGAATAATTTTCTTTTGTGTGTTCTTTGCCTCTATTTTGCCAAACCTTTTTAATTCTTCTTTTATAACTTTCTGTTGAAGTTTATATTCTTGTTTTTTATAATTTTCCTCTATCGATAAACATTTTATTAAAATTTCTAATTTTTTAGGTGTTTTATAATCTACCCTAAAACATTTAAAAGTCTTTAATTTTAAAATTTGTTTAATTTTAGTAAATCCAACAAATGTCAAATTATTATTTTTTCTAGTGATTAATCCTAATTCTATAAGATATTTTATCTTACTTCTTAGATTTGTCTCAGATATTTCTAATTTCTTAGATATCTCTTCATATCTTTTAGAAATATTTAAAATAATTCCACCAGTATATAAGTACTTCAAACCATAAAAAACACAAATAGCTTTTAAAAGCCTTTGGTCTTTTACAATCTTAGTGGGTAAACCCTGATGAATTCTAATTTTGATGATTTTGGACAAGTTTCTGTCGATAAGTCATCAAATTTATTATAAAAAATTATAAAAAACAAAACCAGCCCTTAACAGACTGGTTTTAAACATTTTCTAATTTTATAATTATTTCTTTTTTAATAAATTACCTAGCTTGGAAAACATCACTGTTAACCTCAACACCTTTGATAGTAATATAAAAGAATTTATCAGAACCAAAAGCATATTTGTTGTTAATATCAGAAGCACCATTATCAATAATTTCATAATAGTTACCTTTGTGATAAATGAAATCACCCATTCTTAAAGTAACTCCAAGTTCTTCAAGATGCGTCAAATACACATGAGCAGTAAATTTACCTAAACCTTCACGAATCAAACCACCCGGAGCAAAATAACTTGGTGAATCTGTTTCAACTGTTACACGTCCAAAAATTTCAACAGGTGTTTCGTATACTTTTTGTTTAGCCTCACCATAAACTCTATGAGTTTTTGTAGTTCTATAATCAATTCGGTATAAAATAAAACTTTCTAATAAAATGTCGTTTACGATTTCACGACCCATACTATCTAACAATCTTCTTTCTTTCTCACCAAAAAATAATTTAATGCCTTTTTTATTGACATCCATCTCTTTGGCTTCTTCAGTTTTCTGAATTCGTTCATTCTGAAGTTCATTATTATTTGCTGGTAATTCTGCCATTTATTAACCTATGTAAATACCTAACATATTGTAGGCAAGTGTTTTATTTATATTTTCTTGCATACTAGAATTATTTTCTAATAATGCTTTAAAGTTTAATTTTTCTAATTGAGTTTTTATTTCTTCTTTTAAATTGGCCATATCATCTTTTGCTGTAGATAAAAGATCAGAACTATTAAGAGTTAATTCAGCATCTGGAATTGGTAAATTTCCACCAAATTTTCCACGAATTGAAAGTCCTAAAATCCTCATTGCTATAGCAAGAGAATATCGTTGTACCCAATATTTACCATTAGAATTTAATTCATCATACGTTAAAAAATCTAATCTTGCATCAGCAGGTCCAGAAACTAAACCATTTCCTTGAGAACCTGTTCCACCCGTATAATTAGGATTTGCAGAATAACCACTATAAGACCAGTTACCTGCTTGTCCAATTTCATCATAATAACGATAAAATACTGTTCCGGGAGTTTGACCACCTACACCACCTGTAATACCATAAACTGTATTTCCTGTATTATTTGGAATAGGATATAAACTCAATCTTTTTGTTCCATTTGCAGCACCTGTTATTCTATATGAATATTCAGCAGATCTAACTTTATTTCTAACTTTTGCTGAAGTGGATGTTAATAAAGTATCAAATACTGGCATAATATAATATAAACTATGACCAGCGAAAGAAGCACCGAATTCAGTAAAAGCAATATTTGAGTTCGAAAACGCATCAAGACCAAATAAATTGATCATTGATGGAGTAAACCATAAAATTTCATTAATTTCTCTTCCTGCAGGAATAAAATAATCTTGTGTGCCAGCAGAAAGTGTAATTGGAGCTGTTTTCATTTCTCTGATTGAATCAGATGCAGCACCAGCTTGTTCTGAAAAAGCTTTTGAGAAAGATCTTTCAAAAGAGAAATTATTAGAAACATATTTTAAAGTAAAATCAATGTCCTTAGGTAAACCTAGCATCTGAGACATTCTATTTTCTAATGACCAATTATTTATAAAAGTAGAATATTCTCTAATAGATTTACAAAAAGCTACTTCTAATTGTGAATCAGCTAATTCAACTTGAACAACAGGCTCACCTAATTCTTGACGAATCATGTAAAATAACTCCTGTTTCTGTTGTTCAGAAGTTCCACTTAAACAAGTAAATACGCAATCTGCAGCCATTTTATAATTTTAATTATTGATTAGCACCTCTACTATAGAAAGGATTGACATCGTTTCTAGCTCTAAAACCAATAAAGGTTCCAGAATTAACTGTAACGGCAGAAACTAAAACATCCATTGATAATCCACTTACAGGAGTCCAAGTAAATGAAGAACCTAACATTGGATAAATTGTTATAGATCCTTGTTGTAGACAATAGATTTGATGAACAGTAGTTGCAGTTCTATAATTTGTAGGATCAAAAGGATATAAATTTTTTGATCCACTCAGGCCGACAACTTCATAATTTGCGTAAGGATAACTCATGATATTTTTTTAATTTATTTCTAGTTTATAAATAGTTTGAAATAATGTTTTTATTTATTATTTTTAATAGGTGCACAAAAGTATCATAAAAGAATTTTACTTTAATTTAGATGAGTTTAATAAAAAACTCGTTGAAAATTATATTGATACTGATTATGTCCCAAAAGTGCGTACAGGCCAAGGGAAAAAAAACAACTTCTTTTATGAACATAATTCTAAAAAAGGACTTGAAATTGTTCGAGAAATTATTAAATTTAAAAAATTACAATTAAATTCAGGGTATTTGACTCTTAGTTCAAAAAAACATATTAAATTTGTAACAAAATCAAAAAATTCTCGTTTAAATTCAAAAAACAAAGATTAATATGAAAGCTAAAATTAAAAACTACAACGTGTTTAGTGTAAAAAAAGGTGAAATTGTTGAAATTATAAAAGAATACAGCACGTACTGTATTTGCTCTCATAATGAATGTACTTTTCGAGTAGAGAAAAAAGATTTAGAAATTTTAAAAAAATAATGGAACAAATATTACATTTTATAGGATTATGCCCAGATTACAATTCTCACTTCGATCTTATAAATTTATATTTGAACTTTTTTGATAAAAACATCAATTTAAAAAATTTATTTAAATATTTAAGTCAAATACTTTATGCAAAGATTAATTAAAAAAATAAAATTTCTTGTTTTTTGTTGGTATAAAGGTCATAGATTTGGTGTAACAAAGTATCTAGAAAATGCAGAAATGACCACATGTGCAAGATGTGGCTTTAATAAGAAAAGAAAATTTCCTAAAAGAATGGATCAGGAAGAATATTTTATTTGCTAAAATTTTCTCTGATTAATTTAGAAATCATTTTTCTGATTTTACTTTCTTGAATATTCTTTTCTAATTCAGCATCAATCTGATTAATAAGTTTATCAGCAGTATTTAAAATCTTAGCCTTACTTTTTTCTAAAGATTCTCTATCTGCTCCCAAAGCAGCAATATTCAATATGCTTTTTTCAGATTCAATTTTATAATGATTTTTTATAATCTGAGCAACACTTTCTGTTCTTACTTCTAGTTGTTCACGATCTTCTGGTTTAACTTTTCCTTCTCCGCCATAGCTTTCTGCTAACATTTTTTTAGCTAATGCAGAAACAATTCTGTTAAAATTTCTTAAATCATTTTTATTAGCTTTCATTGCTTCAGGAATATTAGTTCCAGTTTTTTCACAAACTGCTAATATTGCATTGAATAATGGTACTAAATTTTGTTCGTAATCCTTTTCAAGAACATTATAATCTGCTTCTCCAGATAAATCAATAGCATCTCTTCCCGGAGCAGGCTCAACCATGTTGTTTGTATAAACCATAGCTGTTTCAAATCCACCTGTTCTTTTACCATATAACCCTTTTGATGTTATATATTTTGCTAATTGATATTTTTTTTCATCGGTGAATGTTTCACTTGCATCATATCCTTGATCTCTTAAAAAATCTCTCATTACATTTGGATTCTCTTTTGCCCATTTAACTTTTTCAGCAACATCTGATTTTCCTTTAGTTTGTAGTGAAGATTTCGGTTTTGTAATTAAAATACCATTTTTAGTATATTCATCTTTGACTTTATAACCAATTCCATCCCAATAATCTTTTGGACCAGCCAAAGATGCAGTTGGATCAGCAATTGTTATAATTAAAGAATTTAATAAAGAATATTTCCAAGCAGTATTTCTAGTTTGGAATTTTTTCGCTTTTTCATAATTGTCAATTAAAAACAAGAAAATCGTATCATCTTCAACGGCTTTTTGTAAATCAGAAAAATATTTATCTAAACGATTTTGTATCTCAGAATTTTCTGTATTATCTGCAGCATTTTCAATAGCATCACCAAGTTCTTTTACATTTATACTTCTTAATTCCTTTACATCATTTAAACTTAAATTACCGGTATCTTCAGACGGTTCCATTTTCTTAGCCTTATAATATTCTTTCTTTAATTCTCTTAAATTATTTAAAATTTGATTTGTTTTTTCCTCATCAGCATTCATTGGTAAAAAATATCCCCATCCAAATTGACCAGTTTGAAAATCTTTAAAATATTTTGGCATAGGAACACTATGATCATAATTTGCTCCTTTTGTAACTTTTAATAGTTTACCCATTATAGCTGATTCCTTTGCACCATCTTCTCCTCTTAGATCAGAACTTAACAATAAGTAATATCCAGTAGCTGTTGGAGTAGTTCTAAAAATACCAATATCTTCTTTTATATTTTTATCTTTTACTTTGACAATTTTAAAATTCAATTTATAAGGACTATTTTTCATTATTCTAATTTTTATTATAAATATTATAAAATTCTAAATATTTATTATAAATTCTAAATATGTTATTAAGCGAGAAATATTCACAAAGAATAAAAATGTTAGCTGGAGTTCTTACTGAAAATAAGAACGAAAAATTAATGAAATTAGGTTTTTCAGATGAATTTGCTACTTATCTTAATGATGTTGGAGGAAAATATGCCTTAGTGTTAGGCGATTGGTCTACAAGACAATATGCTAATGATCACGGTGTTAGTAGCTCTAATTTAAAAGAAATTTTACCACAAGTAGATCAAAATAAAGTTATAGAGTATTTAAAAAATAACGAAACTACCGTAAATACTATTATGGAATGGTTGAAATTTCCAAATAGAGAACAAGTTGATTTAAAACAAATTAAAACTCTAGAAGAAGCTCTTGAAGCAGCGATTGAATGGCACCAAACTTTACAAGCATCTGGTCAAATAACAGATGAATCAGGTGAGATTATAAAACAATATCCAGAAGGATATTATTGGATTGATTTGAAAACAAATAATTCACCCGAAGAAGGAAATGCTATGGGTCATTGTGGAAGAGATGGTAAAGCTACTACCCTATTATCTTTAAGAGATAAGAAAACTAAAGAACCTCATGTAACTGTAGCTTATAATGAAGAAACTGGCAACATTACTCAGGTTAAAGGAAAACAAAATAAAAAGCCAATAGAAAAGTATATGAGATTTGTGATGGATCTTCTTAAAGAAATGAAAACACAAAATAAATTTAATGGATTTAAATGGAGCTATCCTGTAAATGGACCAGATTTATCATTAGAAGATCAAAAACAATTATATACCCCAAGAGAACTATTTTTTATGAAAAAACAAGAAGTAGATCAAAATTATGGAAATATTTGGGGTAGAAGAAGAAATGTGGCTTAATTTTTAATTAAAATATTATCATTTTTTAAATTCATTCTTTCGTATTGTTCTATTATTTCCATTAAAGAAGCTTTTGCCTTTATTGTAGAAAAATTATTGGAATTTAACCATAATATTCTGTATAATTCTAGCGCTTTCTCATATTGTTCTTGCGTTTTAATAAATGTCTTGGAATTGTTCATTATATATATTATATTTGTTTTATAATTAATTATTACAAAATTATAAAAACTATGAAAACAGTTAACAAAAAAACAGAAAAAGTTAGTAAAAGTAATCCACAAACGTATACCGTTGGCTCAACTGGTTATTTCCGTGTTCGTGATTACAAAAGAGCTATGAGAAAACATTTCAATGAAATGAAGCGTTCTCTTACTATGTTTTCAACTGGAATGGAGTCCATGCCAGCTCAACAACGCAATCAGGTTAAAGACATGATGCGTAAAGTTGATGCTACTCACCGTCAACTTATGAAATGGTGGAGCCGATAAAATTCTGGTAATAAATTAATTTAACGGTCCAAAATATGTTTTTGGGCCGTTTTTTTATATATTTGCTTTTTATATATATTTTATATATATTTGCATTGTTGTTCTTTGAAAAATATATGCTCGGGTGTTGTAAAGGTAGCCAAGACAGACTTAAAATCTGTTGGTCATTGTGGCCGTGCGAGTTCGAGTCTCGCCCCGAGTACATGAAAAAATTATAAAATTATTTTTAAAATAATTTTTTTTTATTATATTTGTAACACAAGTTCTATTGCGGGATGGACCAGAGGTGGGTCACCAGACTCATAATCTGGAAGTCGGAGGTTCGAATCCTTCTCCCGCTACAACATGGTTCCGTAGCTCAGCTGGACAGAGCATTTCTCTTCTAAAGAAATGGCCATTGGTTCGAATCCAATCGGAATCACTAAAGCACAATTAAACCAGCATGAATTTCTCGATGGTGGTTTGAACATACTAAAATACATTTGTCTAATTCCTTTTTAATACTCTCATCAAAACAAAATTGTTTTTTTTCACCTATAGAAAAATCCTTTTTGCTAGGATCCAAATGATGAAATTCTAATGCAGTAAGACACTTGTTATAGCCACAATTTTTTATAGAACAACATCCACCTTTGTAATCAACACATTTTTTTTTATATTCTGTTTGTCTTTCTTTAATTTGATTGTTTGTACACTTCTTGCAATAAACAGAACCTCCAAATTTATTTCTTCTGTTATAGAAATCTTCTAATAATTTTTTAGTTTTACATCTTGGACATATCTTTTCTTTTTTATTTTGAGATAATGTTTTTAAAGAGTATTTTTTTAACCAATAATTAATAGTAGTTTTACTAAGATTTGTTTCTAAAGAAATTTTAGATATGCTAAAATTTTTTTCTATAAATTCTATTAGTATTTGTTTTTCCATAATAATAAATATGGATAAAAAAAAATATTATCCATTGAGCTATAATTTATCTAGTTTAGCTAAATAGACTCATATTTTGAATCCAATCGGGATTACAAAAAAACCCTAGAGAAATCTAGGGCTTTTTATTTTACATCGGTGGTACAGCTTTATAGCAATATCTTTTAGTAAACCACACAAATCCTTTAAAATTTATCCATTGTTTTTGGAATGTGGTCATATTCCCAAATATATTATTATAAGCCTGATTTTCTATAAACAAATAGGGATTACTTTGTCCTGCAACATAAGCATTAGCTAAAGCTGGGCCTGTAAAAGTATTAGATGCACCCCAAGCTGTATTTTCAGAAGATATTATAATAAACAAATCTATTTTACGGCCAGCTTGTCTTGCACCTTTGGCGATTATATCTAATCTTCCTCCGGTTGATCCTGCGCTTTGAGCATTAGCATAGGAATAGGTAGGAATGCCTAATTGATAGCAATGTAATAGAATTCTATCAGAATACTTCACTTGATCTTTTGATGCGATTGTATCAATGGTAATACCCATATTTTTATACCAACCTTCATAGAAATCATTATCAGGAATTGTACTATAGAATATTTGTTGGTTAATTGTATTCCAATTATCCCATGTTGTAACACCATTCCACCATTCTAATTCAAGATTAGCTCTATTAACTTTTTTATTTGCATCTGATTGAGCCAAATTATAATTAGCAATTCCACCAGAAGTTCTAAAAGTTGTTGCACTACCACTAGCTACTCCTCTGTAAACTATACCACTATCACTTAGTGTTTTTAGGAAATTAGAGAAATTAGCATAGTTAGAAGTTGATGATACTATTCCTGAAGTGCTATAAAGATAAACTCCTTTAAATCCATATTTTTTTAAATATCCGGCTAATCTTTTTGAAGCTGTTGTGGATGTATAGATTGTATCTGTTTTATCAATATACATACATCTTTCCCAAGTTGTTATTGTGTTAATAGGAGCAACTCTTGCTAAATAATTTTTTGTAGGAGTCACTTCAATTGAATTAACAAATTCTGGATCTGGTCCGGGATTCATTAATGTATCATCAAATATTGCTTTTGCTGGTGGTAAAGATCTTTGCAAATCAACTTGAGATCGGTCTTCTGTTTTACTACACTTTATTGTTGTAAAAAGAAGCAAAATTACAATTACACTAATTGAAAAAAAGTGTAAATCTTTTTTAGATTTTTTAATCATGATTATATAAGTTTAAAAAGTTTTTAAGAACAAATAAAAACTTATTTGCTCTGGTTCTTTATAGGAGTAATATCGTTATAAAGAAAATTATATTTAGATTCATAATGCTTTATAAAAAAACTTTTATAATTGGGCATTATTACTGTTGAACAACTATTTTGAGAAAATTTTATTTTATTATATGTAGATTTTTCTTGTGATGAATTTAATAAAAACATCAAAAAACCAATTATAAAAAAGAATTTAAGTGATTTGTTTAAAGCACTTTTCATTGTAATTTATTATAAAGAATTATAATAGTCGTATAATTTCTCTTCTAATTCTAATCTACCTTTTGCAAAAATTTTTGATTCTATTTTTTTTAATCCAGTTTCTTCATTATCTAATTCAAAAAAATTAATGTAGTAAGTTGGATAATCACCTTTAGCACCAGACATTGTTTTAGCTCTTCCCATATATTGTTTTCCGTCTTTATCAAAGAAAAATGGAATAGTTGTATCTGGTCTAGCATTTAATAATTTTTTAAATGAGTTAGATAATGCAATATTATTTGCTCCTTGAATATAAGAACCGGGATCAGCGTGAATATCTATCATATTATTTACCTCTTTTAATATTTTTCCACATTGCTGCAGCTGCTACAGCTTCTGGATCATCAGCACCCCATTCTTTTGCCTTTGCTACAACATCTTCAAAACCTTTTCCTTTTTTACCTATATCTCCACCTTTTTTAGCTTTTTTAACCACTTTAGATTTTTCTTTTGCAGTCAAACCAGCTGAAGGTTTTTTCTTTTTTGTTTTACCTTCATTAAGTGTATTAATTTCCTCAATAGCTTTTTTTACTTCTTCTTTTATAAGGTTAAAAAATTCTTGTTTATTAAGTTTCATTTTATTTGAGTTTATACTATATTAATAAATAGAATGTAAAAATGAAAAAAAGTAAAAAATTTCCTAAAAACTTCAATTCTGAAAACGACTTCAAAAAATATATAAAAGATAATAAAGATTATATTTTAAACATATTAACTGAGGATACATTTTTTTATAGAGATGAAAAATTCATTTGTGATTCTACTATGATTATTTTTTGTGTAAGATACGCTGTAGGTAGAAAAACAGGAGCCGTTAACACAGTTGTAGATTGGATATTAAAAGAATGGGAAAGGATAAATCCAAATGATCAAACTGTCATAGTCAAAGAAATAATAGAATTTGAAAAGAACTATGGCAATTTAGGATTTGAATGGAATAGAGAACAGTGGTACAGAATAATCAATAAAAATCTATTTGGTTTAATTGACGAGATCAAATAATTAATCAGGAAAATTAAAGAATACAACATAGATACTTCCCTCTCTCATATTATTTTGATCTGGAGCTGGAATTATAACTCCATCTAGTTCAGCAAAACTTTCAGCAGAAAGTGCATCATATTTTGTAATTATCAAAGGTCGTTCTTCTTCGTATTTAGTTATGATCATAGTATTTCCTCTATTATCAACATGAGTTTTACCCATTTTCATAAAAGGTATAGGATAATCTCTCATCATAGATCCTGATTCATAACCTTCATTTCTTAAATATTCTTTTGAAGAGTAATATCCTTTAAACTCTTCACCACCTTCAAATAATTTTGCGTATGTGATAGTTTTATTTCTTATTTTATTTATACCGGGATTACTTGGAAATATATCACCCATTTTTTTTCCAACAATATCATAGACAGATTGATCTTTAATATATTCTTGTTCCATGATTTCACGAACAGTCTTTCTTATTTTTCTCTCAAACATATAAATCTTTTTTTAATAAATATGTAACTAATTTAAGTAATTTTCGTTTAAATTTGTTTAAAAGAGAAAGAAATGTTAAATATCAGCGATTTAAATAAGATGATAGATGATAAAATGATCATCGTGCAGAAGCATAAAACTGCTGACTATTTCATTTATAATTATGGACCAAAAGTGCAATATGAGAGGTTGTGGAATGATATTACCTTACAATGTAGAGGATTAATATTAGATTCAAACTATAATGTAATTGCACGTCCATTTAAGAAGTTTTTTAATTTAGAAGAACATACCAATGAGGAAATACCTTCATTACCTTTTGAAGTTTATGAAAAAATGGATGGGTCTTTAGGAATATTGTATTGGATAGGTGATGAACCATTTATTGCAACAAGAGGTTCTTTCGAATCTGATCAAGCAATTTATGCAACTAAGATTTTACATAACAGGTATATAAATGTTATTCCTAGATTAGATAAAACAAAAACATATTTGTTTGAAATAATCTACCCCGAGAATCGTATTTGTGTAAATTATGGTAATACTCATGATATAATTTTGTTAGCTGTTATAGATAAAGAAACGGGTTTAGATTGTGAGTTAGAACCTATTGGATTTCCTATTGTAAAAAGATACGATGGGATCAAAGATATAAATGAATTAAAAAAATTAGAAGAGAATAACAAAGAAGGATTTGTTGTCAAATTCCAAAACGGATTTCGTTTAAAAGTTAAGTTTGATGAGTATGTTCGCTTGCATAGGATTTTGACTCAAGTTTCATCAAGAACTATTTGGCAATTTTTAGTTGATGGAGGTGATTTTAATGAGATATTAGATAAAGTTCCAGATGAATTTTATAATTGGGTAAAAGACACTAAGCTTACATTAGAAAACAATTATAAATCTATTGAACAAGAATCTAATAAATTATTTCATAGATTTCATTCTTGGAATTTAGGTGAAACCAGAGCTGATTTTGCAGAGTATGCAAAAAAACAAAAATACCCAGCTATATTATTTAAGATGTTAGATGGTAAAAAATACGATTATATAATATGGAAAATAATTGAACCTGCTTACGAAAAACCATTCATAAAAAACCCCGATTTGTAGTCGGGGTTAATTTTTTATTTTAAAAATTTTATTGTTCTAAATCTTCACCTGAACTATTCTTTTCAGTCATATATTCAGCGATGCTATGCATATAATCAGAAGCTAAAGTTATATAAGCCGAAACCCAACCCGGAAGTTCATCACCCGGTTGAATCATTTTATAAACTTCTTTCGCATTTTTAACCATATCACGAATCTCTGCTTTCGCCATCATAGCTTCATGATCTTTATGTGGCATTGAAGAATCTTCTTCTGTTATTCTTGTTGGACCATATTTTATACCCTTAAGTAAATCATCAACGTTATTGAATTTCTTTTTGAGTGTTGTATCTTCGTATACGCTTACTTTTCCTGTAATGTCCGAAACGACCCTGTTTCCCAATTCAAGAACATACGGTGTAAGTTTGGAAAGTTGCCCCACCTTGGATTTTAACTCAATGGCAACATCGGTGTCATAGTTCACGCCGCCCTCAAACTCTTCGTTCAAGGCTTTTTTCACCATTCTTGAAAGGTCGTTAAGATTTAATTTTTTTGTATTTTTCATTTCTTCAATTTTTGAAAGTTTTGTATAATATTTTGGATCTTCATATAAATGATCCATTGCTATTTCTTTAGCATATTCTTCATTGGTTGTGTGTTCCAATTCAGTTTTAATTCCTTTTTTTAATTCTATTTTTAGACTATCAAGTAATTTATCAATTTTTCTAGAATCAGATTTATCGGTAGAATGCATCATTGCAATATCTTTCAAAGATTTACCTTTTGCTTTACCACCGGGAATTTTATCTTTTTTCATGTAAATAAATAGTAGAAAAATTATAATGTATCTAAAAAATTAATTGTTTCCAATCTTTCTTTTTCTTGACCTAAAGCGGCTCCTTTGAAACCTTTATTCAATAGTTCATCTCCAGATACAGATAATTTAAAATCTAAGAATTTTTGAACCATATTCATATTCATAGAATTTATTTTAGCGAATTCTAAAACTTCTTCATCAGATATTTTAGAAACTTTTTCTTTTATTTTGAAATTATAAACTGACTCAGGATCAAATTTTAAGAAAAGTACTAAAAAGACAATTTTCTTTATTTCATCAGTTGTATATTTTAAAGAATTTAAACTTGATTGTATTTTGTTAACTGGATTTGTTTTCAAAATATTGGCCAATAAAACAATATAATCATGTGTTTCTATAAAATCAGTACTGTTATAATCTAGGTCACCTAAAATTTGTTTTAATAATCCATAGTTATCTAAATCAGTAAGGAATTTGACAACAGATTGTGAGCTTTGAATTCCTTTTAAAAACTCATCTCTAATTCTTTCTTCTGATATTCCCACTAAAGAATTATTATTTCTCAGAGCATCAACAATATCTTGATCTAAATTTGAATTAAATCTCGCTGCAAATCTAAAAGCTCTCAAAATCCTTAAACGGTCTTCATCAAATCTTTCTTCTGCTTTACCAACTGTTTTAATATTTCTTTTCAGAATATCTTCATATCCATTAACAAAATCAATTATTTGATTTTTATTAACATCATAATAAAGGGCGTTAATGGTCAAATCTCTTCTTAGAGCATCAGAATCAATTGTTGAGAATTTAACTGAATCAGGTCTTCTTCCATCACCTTTTCCAATATCTTCTCTGTAACGAGCAATTTCATAATCACCACCTTCTGGTGTTATTATTTGAACAATGCCAAACGCTTCTCCTTTTGGAATAATTTTATATTCTTTTGGTAAAATTCTTTTTACATCATCAGGAGTAGCGTCAGAAACCAAATCAATATCTTTAGGATTTTTTCCTAATATCATATCACGTACTGCTCCGCCTACAACAAATAATTCAAAATCGTTATCATCAAAGTATTTTTTTAATTTATTTAAATCTTCCGGTAAAGGATAATTAAAATCTATTCTTTTTACTTCGTTTTCAGTCAAAAAAGACTCGTTTATAATTTTTCTAATTAATTTTCTAATTTCCATGGTTAAGTATAAATAATCTATAATTTATTAAAATTAAAAAAAACAAGGTTATTTATTATTATAAACAAATAAAAAAATGAAATTTAAAGATTTAGTTAAAATGACGCTTATTATGGCACTGTTATTATATGGTGTTATATTCTTTTTTGAAAGGAAAATGGATAAAATGCAAGAAGATTTCAGTAAGCAAAATAAAAAAATAGATAATGAATTTAAAATTCTTTCTGATGGTGTTAGTGCTCGTTCTGAAGTACAAGTTGTTGCTCAACCGGGATTATTTGATAAGATATTCAATACGGCTTTAAATAAGCAGTATAAAGAAATTCAGAAAATGATTCCTGATGCAATTAAAGAAGAAATGAAAAACTTAAAAGTTGACAATACTACTCAAGTTTTTAATAAAAGTTCTTTTTTAATTGAAGGTGATTCTGTAATGTTTTATAATAAAGATGGAGTAATTACAAAAATTGCTAAAGTTGAACCTGTAAATGGAGATTCTTCATTATTGATTATTCATCCACAAGAAATAGAATTAACAACAGTTCAAGCATATCCAGATCCAAATAATCCTACTCAAGTTAAGTTATTTGTAAGTGGTTATAATAAAACTACTGGAGATTCTTTAAAATGTCTTAATTCTTTGACTTATGTAATTGATAAAACAAAAAAATGGGAATTTAATTTTAAACCTTATGTTGGCGTAAATTATGATTTAGGAAGTAAGGGAGTTGTTGCAAGAGCAGGTTTAGATCCAATTGTTTATAATAATAAAAAATTTAGATTAAATTTAGCCGGAATTGAAGTAAGACAAAATTTGAAAAATCAAAATTCTTTTGTAGATTTGAAAATAATACAACTTCAATTAAAATAAAAAATGTTATTAGAAGATAAAATTGCTCGACTGGCTAGTTATATTTTTATATTATTTCTATTAGGTATATCTATCTATCTATTTTTTACACAATTATGGTTTGTGTATTTTTTAGCATCTTTAAATTTAATATCTACTTTTGCACTTACATTTATTTTAATTAAAAAGTTTTATAAAGAAAAAACTCATAATTAGTTAAATTTCAGGCTTTTGCCTATTTTTATGTAACTTTTTTTAAAATACTGCGTTTAAATTAGAAAAAAAGTTATGAAACGCATTATTTTAATTTTAATTATTATGTTTTATGGAGCTAATTTACAGGCTCAAACTTATTCTGGGGATAAGCCTTTTTCTAATCCATCATTTATGTATGGAACAAATTTTGGCCAATATTTTCAAACTCTTTATAGATTTGGGAAATATGATGAAATGTTAAAATTCACTTCTCAGGAATCAATTAAAAAATACGGAAAAGACAAAATTTTAGATTATTATAGATCTTGTGATTTCGGTTATAAAATTAAAATTAATAGCCGTATGCAAGATGATAAATACATTATTTTATCTTATGATGCTAATATAATGGCCACTAATAGAGTAATAAGAATTAAAACTGTCGTAGAAAACGATAGTGCTAAAATTGTTTTGAATAATTTAAATATTCTTTACTAATATGAAAAATATTATCTCTGTTATTATTTTGCTTTTCATTTTAAACAATGAAGCAAAAAGTCAAAATGCATATTCAATGTATCAATTAAATAGAAACGATACTCTTGTTGATAATTTCTATTTTGAAGATGATAAACGTTTTTGCGAACATAATCATCGCAAAAATAGATTTGCAAAGACTATGATGTATACAGGAATACTTGTTGGTGGTCTTGTTTTAGGAGAACAAGCCTCAAGGCATGATTATTATATGAACAATACTATGATTTATGGGCTTGGAGGAGTTATGACAATTCTTGCTACAGGATTAGTAATATCAAGTGTAAATGGAATTAACAAACAATTATATTTCGCAGTAAAAAAAGAAGGATTAACCATGTGTTTAGCAATTAATTAATATATGACAAAAAAAGAAAAAAATAGTTTACAGGCTCTTCTTATAGCATGTCACGTTAGAAATACACTTGAAGATTTACATGCGGGAAAAGTTCCACAATCTTTAATTGGTGATTACACTGATGTAAAAGTAGTCACTCCAAATAGAGAAATTCCATGGAATGAGTTAAGTAGAATATCTGGCAAAGAAATGCATTTTCTTATGTTAGAAATTGAAAAATCAATACAAAAAGCATTGTTGAGTAATGAAATACTTTTAAAAAAGTATGGTGAAAAAGAATTTTACAACTTATTAAAAAATGGTCTATATAATGGGCCATCTTGGAATAGAAAAGATTATACAAATCAAAGATCACAAAAATGAATATTGATTAATTTATCGTAGCCTGCAACGGTAATTCTATTAGTTCACAAAAGAGGCAACTGTGATGAAACAGGTGTAACTACCGTCTTCGTTCTGAAAAACCCTTTCGTCTTTCGTTTGGGTGTTCGTCAATCTTGCAGAGTAAACTCTTTTTCCCGGTGAAATCTCTTTGCCTTTGACTCCATCCGCAATGCTGTTCATTCCGTTACTTCTTGCAAGATCCAACGCCATATCAAGGTTATCAGATGTCGCCGTACCAACGGTCTGAAATCTGTTGTCACCAATCTTCTCAATCTTACCAACCATCTTGTTAAGACTATCAATACTTGCTTCAGCACCTCCACCTTTCTGTGAAAAGTCGGCTGTTGTTTTTTTATTAAAAAGATTTCCTACCTTATCCTGTACCATCGCAATTTTTTCTTTTGCGAAATCCTTTATGGGAGTCTGAGCTGAACTCTTCATTGGAGCACCAGCTAACGATGCAGCCAAGGCAGCTCCAGCTACATATTTACCTAATCCTTCTTCAAGATTGTCTTCACCAACTAACATTGGATACAACTCTTCAAGATCATCTTCACCAACTAACATTGGATATAATTCTTCAAGATCTTTATTTAGTTCTTCATAAAGAATTTCTCTTATTTTATTTCTTAATAGTTGCTCTTCTGTAGATTCATTTTTTCTTTTCTTAGATTTCTTTGCTTTTACCCAGAGATCAGCATCAGCTTTTCTTGCACCACCACTTCCAGTGATAAATGAATTAATTCTTCCAGTTGCCCACTGTTGCTGAGAAACTCCGGGTCTATGACCACTTTTCCAAGCGGCAGCTCCTCTAGAATAAACTTGTCTTAATATTGATGCTGATATACCTGAAGCTTTAGCTTTATTTTTTATCATTGCATCTGTTTCTTCATTTATAAAATCTTCATTCAAATTTTCCATTTGTTCATTTTTTTTACCAAACTTTTTTTCATAAGCTATTGTTGCAGCACTTTTCTTTGTTTTATGAGGTTCTCCAGACTTAGTGTTTCTTGCTTTATAATCTGCTTCCCATTTTCCATAAGCGGATGGATCATCAGCTTTTAATTTAGAAACTCTCTCAATTTCACCCTTCATAGCTGCTTTATCTTTTGTAAGATATTTACCCGGAACTTTTCTACCACTTTTTATTCTTGAAGATTTTACTTTACCCTCATCAAGATATGTTTTAGGAAAATCAGCATAATCTTCTTCAACATCAATTACATCGTAATCTTTAAGGTTTACCTCTTTTGACATTAAAGTTCTATCAACATTATTTGAATTTCTCCATTTATCAAGTTGATCTAAACTGATAATTAATGAGTTTCCTGTTTCTGTAAAATCAGTAACTTTATAAAATAAGTTATAATCTTTTTTGAAATCTCCAGTTAATTTTGATTTATCACTACTTTTTACAATAAAATCTCCTTCTTGGACATTTTCTCCAGCTACAAGTGATTCATTTAAATAATCTAAATGATTTTTAATTAAAATATTGAGTTCTTCAGATAAATTATCCATAAAAGGTTTTAATAATAAATAACCTAAAAAATATTAAATTTAAAATAAAAATACTATCTTTGGTTATAAAGATTTTAAAGTAAAACATGAATACACAAGAAATCATAACAAAAGAAAATTTGTTAATTTGTTCTGTTCGGTGGGGTGATTATAATACTGATAGTAAAAATGGATTTTTTCCTTTTGAATTGCAATGGATAGAATCAGGATTCAATTACAAAGTTTTTAATTATGAAAGAGAAATACAAAAAGAAATAACATATGCCAATGATTATGGCCCAATGGGTGAATATATTTATTATAAAATAATTTTACTAAAAAAGAGCCTAGAAGAATATCTTAAAAAAAACAATTTTAAATACATTTTATTTTTAGATTATTCTGATACAATTATTATTTCTTCAAATGAAGAATTATTATTTAAATTAAATGAATTTAATGGAAAAACTTTACTTGGTGCTGAAAAAACCCAATTTCCATTAAAAGTAACAGTTGATAATTGGGATATGGGAATAGATCTTGGTTCTGGTCCATATCTTAATTCGGGAATGATATTTTCTGAAATTAAAAATTTTTTAAAAATTCTTGGCGATTCAGAAAAAATGATTTCAGAAAAAAAGATTAATTATGCATCTGATCAGGGAGTTTGGCAAATTATGTTTTATTCAGGTAAATATGAAATACAATTAGATAGACAGAATTATATTTTCTTTAATCTTTGTAATACTAATATTGAAAAAGATTATAATATTGATAATGGTAGATTAACAACCCCAAATGGATCTTTGCCATCTATTGTACATCAAAATGGTCCTTGGCCATTAAGAACAGGGTTAATAGAGTTTTTTGGAGAAACAAAAAAATTCAATTCTTATTTTGATGGAAAAATGATTAATAAATTTACCAGAATAAGAAATGAAGGATTTAAACCTAAAACTGTTTTAGATATTGGTGCTTGGAGAGGTCATTGGGCTAAATCATTTACTCATATATTTCCTTATTCTGAAATAATACTATTTGAAGCTAATCCTATAAACGAGCAATATTTAAAAGAAAGTAATTATAGATATTTCAATAAATTGTTATGGAAATATTCAGATGTTGAAAAGGATTTTTATACTCTAACTGAAGATCTTTCTAATATAAATACAGGATCTTCGCTATATATTGAGAATACACCTGTTTATAATGAAACAACTACTGTAATTAAAAAATTAAAAACTCAAACTCTTGATAGTTTATTAGAAGAAAATAAAATATCAAATATCAATTTTGTTAAAATAGATGTACAAGGATCTGAATTAGATATTTTTGATGGAGCTGAAAATATGTTTAAAAATAATTTTATTGAATTTATTTTAATGGAATTATCATTAAAAGAATATAACAAAGGAACTCCGGATTTTTATCAATGTTTAAATTATATGGAAAATAAAGATTTCTATCCTTTTGATATTTTTGAAATACATGAATGGGAAGATAGAGTTTTTCAAATTGATGTTTTATTTGTAAATAAACATTCAAATTTCTATAAACTACTAAAATCTTAATAATTATTTTTTAAAATTCAATAACTTTTTGATACTTAATTTTACTTCGTGAATAGCAGTTTTATTCAAAATAAAATTATATAACTTTTCAAAAGCAGGTATTGTTTTTTTGTAAGACTCTTCTGTTTCATCATTTACGTTCATGGTGTATTGATAACCCCAGAATAATTCATTTGGCACCTGAAAACCAAAAAATTTTAATACATTTTTTTGAACTTCTATTACTTCTTTAGCTCTCCAATTATGACCAACAATTATAAAACCAGACTTAATGTCTTTTACAATATTATCCTCTTTTAAAGTTGTGTGTCTATTCTCTATCCAAGTTAACCTTTCAATTAGTTTTTGATAGATAGAATTCGTTTGACCCCATCTTGTAGAAGCAAAAAATACTACAACATCAGACTCAAATATATTTTTAGAAATTTTCCATAATTCATCATCCGGCTGATTTATTGAAGCCCAACATCTATGATTGCCTGTTGGATTCTTTTTTTCATCTTTTAAAGAAGCATCTTTTAATCCACAACCGTTCCCTGTAACACTAGAAACATTTCCTTCGCATGGAAAAATTTTGATTTTGGTAGCATCAATAACTTTAACTTTATCCAAACCTACTTCTTCAGCAATATGATAAGCTAATTGAGTGGACTTAGGTTGTTCTTGACTCTGATCCCATCTTGTAGAAGTAGTAATAAACAAAATTTTATTTTGTTTTTTTAAATACTCAATAGTTTTATTTAAGTTTCTTGATGACATATACTATAAATATAAAAGAAAAAGAAAAAGGCGAGAAAAATCTCGCCCTTTTCAATAATACTAATCTTAAAATTAGCTATATACCTGAGTATAAGTGTTAAGATTATCAAGGATGATAACACCATAGAAACGGTTATTGATCATTTTCTTCGCATAACGAGTCATGATACCTTTACGAGGTGTAAAGTCATTCGGATCGTAGATCGTTTGAGTTAATTGAAGAGGAATGTACGGAGCGTAAACGTAACCAGCTTCAAGGAATGTATTACCTTTGTGTCCAACTAATACTAAGTTAGCAGGCATATAAGGATCTTTGTACACTACATAACGGTTACCTAAGTTTCCGATTTTTTCCATACCTAAGTTATACTTTTCAGTCTCAGGAGATGCAGATGAATCTACATGGAAATACTCTAAATCATCGAAAATTGCACCAGCTTCTGCAGAACAGATAACCCAGTTAGCGCCACCACGAAGAGTAGCTTTATGGATCTGAGCAGAAATTTCGTTAATACGAGTGATTAAAGTTTGGTTCCAGTCCTTTTGAGTTCCGAAGAAGTTAACATTGTCACGAAGACCTTGGTAATCCCAACGAGCTTCAAACATGGCACCAGTGATAAGGTCACGGATGATCTCACGGTCAATTTCAGCAGCAACTTCTTCTGATAATAAAGCTGTTAATTCAGCTTCAGCATCAATTGAATGGTATGCTTCCAAATCTTGAGCTAATTCCGGAGTCCAATGAGCTCTCATTTTTCTTGTAATTGAGTTTACAGTTACAGAAGAGAAACGAAGAGTTAATTCTGACATGTTCGGACTAGCTTCAATTGTATTGTAAGTGTAGAACATTGGTGTAAGCGTAAACGAAGCTGTTAAAGCAGATTGAATCCAAGAATAAGCAGCTGTAGATGTTGGAGCTGGACGTAAATCAATAACGATGTTATAGATGTTGTTTACATTGCCCGGATTACCATTTTGTACTAATTCAGCACCATAAGTTTGAAGGTTAGAATAGTAAGTTACACCAGTTGCACCAGCAGCATATAATTGTGTACCAGCATAGCTAATTGCACTAGTTGCAGAAAGAACTAAAGATGTATAAGACTGGTTAAGAGTCACATCAAAATTAGAACTTAAAGTTACAGCTGTAGCAATTAAACCAGTTGTAGTAGAACCAGAACCGATAGAGATTGCAGAACCAACACGTTGAGTAGCAACACCCCAAGAAGCATCATAACCACGGTTATCATAAAATCTTTCGTAAGCTGATTTATTCGCTGGGAATGTAGGACCATTTTGAGAGTTAGCCACAGAATAAGGAGCTACTTTATCAGAAGATACTGCAGCATCCATGTAGAATAACAAACCTGAAGGTAATGCAAGAGGTTGAACTGAAACGATTTCAGAAGCAAGTAATCTTGAGAAGATACGTCTTACCATTGGAAACGCTACAGTGTCGAAACGACCAGCAGAACTATCAAGAGTTACCTCATTAAGCATATGAGACGCTTGGTTCTCTAATAATTGAGCAATATTAGCTTTTTTGTTACCGTTCAAACCTTCAAGTAAACCAGAGTTATCCCAGTTTTTGATGATTTGTTTTCTTTGTTCAGACAAGTTACGGAGTACGGTCATACCGACTTGTCCACTGTTTAATAATTCAGACATTTTTTATATTTTTCTAATTAATTAATTGGTTTTACGATACCAGCGAGCATTTTCATTCTTCTTCTTTCTTCACTTTCAAAAAGCTTTTCAGCTTTGTTTTCAGAAAGATTTTGAACCGAAGCCGTGCTAGGCTTTACAGATTTCAATTTATCAGTAGCGTTAGACTTAGAAGAGAATTTATTTTCACTGATGATTTTGTTATAAAGTTTTTTTGCATCTTCAACAGTTGCACACTTATCAAATTCCTCAGCTATTCTAATTTTCTCATCATTTGTCAAACCACCTTTGGTTAATAACTTATTTGCATAAGCTAATTTTCCATTGAAAGTCTGCATTTCATTTAATTGCGATTTTAATTCTACAAATGAATTTTCAAATTCTTTTAAATTTGATTTGTAGTTTTTAATCACACCTTTTAAACTTGCGTTTTCCTTTATTAACTCGTCTAATTTAGACTCATATTGAGCTTTTATTTTTGATTCATTTAACCCTTTTGCTGGAGTAGTTACTGGAGCATGTTTAGGTAAATTGTTATGATTATATCTTGGACCACGATTTTTTGAAGAAAAAGCTAAACTTCTTGACTCTTCCATATCGCCTTCTTCCATTTCAACTTCAAACATTCCTTCTTCTTCCATATCTTCTTCAACTTTTTTCCAACCTTCTTCCATGTCTTCTTCCATGTCAATTTCATAAAGACCTTCTTCCATGTCCTCGCCAACCATTCCACCTTTAATTCCACCATACTCTTTTGGAGGTAAAGGCAAACCAGTTTTAGGATCAACTTCACTTTCTCCTTCTTCCATATCTTCTTCAACGTTTATTTCATAAACTTTATCACCTTCTTCCATATCTTCTTCAACGTTTATTTCATAAACTTTATCACCTTCTTCCATGCCTTCTTCCATATCTTCTTCCATTTCAAAAAGACCTTCTTCCATGTCTTCTTCCATTTCTATTTCAAACATGGTATCTTCAGTAACAGTAGGCTGTTCAGCTGGAGCTGGAGCAGCAGGTGCAGCCGGAGCCGATGCAGCAGCAGCAGGTTCAGCTGGAGCTGGAGCAGCAGGTGCTTCAGCAGCTTCATCATCTACTACTTCCACTTCTCCTTCAGCAGAAGCTTCTTCTTCGCCACCACCTTGTGCAGCAGCTATTAATGTATCAAGTTTAGCAGTCATAGCATCAAGCTTTGCTTCTAATGAAGCTTCAGTAGGTTCTTGGGCAGTTTCTTCATCTTCAAAAAGACCTTCAACCTCGAATAGCTCTTCATTTGTTTCTTCTTTTTCGTTGTACATTTCTTGTATATTTTGTGAGTTTGTATTTTCAGATATTAAATTGTCTGATGATTCAAAGGATTCAGAAATTGTTATAGTTTCAATTTCATTTTCTTCAACTGATTCTACTGTTGTATTTTCTTGAAGACTATCTTGAATCGCTTTTTCTATTTGAGGCATTAAAGCTTCTTCTAAAGATTTTCTAGCTTGCTCAATTGCAAACTTTTCAATTTCTTTAGCATCAGCTAATGCGTCTTTAATTATATTTTTATTCAACATATTATTATTTTAAATAATAGATATTTTGTTATAAATAGAAAAAAAAATTATAAATTATAAAAATTATTATTTTTTTTATTTACTTAATTCCAAAACCCATCTTTGGATAAATTATTTAGATTATTTTTTAAATTTTTTATTTTAATTTTAACGTCATCTGTCTTTAATAATTTGTGATCAGAATCCATTAATTTTTTCATTCCCCATTGTTTTGATTCTTTGAATAAATATGCTCCCGGCGTAGAAGGAGATGAAACAATATCAAATCCAATTAATTCAAAATCTTCTTGAACAACATCTTGTCCTTCTCTATTTTTCTTTACTGATCCAACACCACGAGAAGATATTCCTAATTTTATTCCAGTTTTTAAAAGGCCTTTAACGGTATCACCTGCAGGAGTATCTGCAATTTGAATTTTTCCATATAAGGTTTCACCTTTCCACGACATTTCTGTAATTATATGTGAAACATTAGCAAGGGAAATAACAGCAGAATCTGGATGATCTAATTCGCCCATAGCACTTCTTTCTTTTACCAATTCTTGATATTTATCAACTTCTCTTTTTAAAATATCAAAAGGATAAAGTCTTCCATTTCTATTTAAAGTGTTCGCTTTCTGTAAAATACAAGGAACAATAATTGGCTGATTTTTTTCAATCGCCTCTTTTATATTCTGAACATCGGGATCTATAGCTAGAAATTCAGAAATAATATATTTATTATCGAGATTATTCATTGATAATTTGTTAATTACCAATAAATAGATTAAAAAAAATCAAATAAATAATTATTTCTTTTTTGAGATACAAAAATTTTCATTTTCTCTTAATAAATCACTATTTCCTATTATATTAGCTATAGTAATTAATTCATAGAAAAAATCATTTTTTAAATCATTTTTAAGAGTATAATAATCAGAAATATTTTTTGAATTAATATTGTTATTCATTGTGTGAAAATGAATCTCAATACTTACAAAGCTCTTTTTATTATTATAATTTAAGTTTTCAGGAAAATCAAAAGAATAAATATTTTCGTAATAAAAAGGGAAAAATTTATTGTCTATTAAAAAATCATATAAATCTTTCTTATAAATATGTTTTAGATATTTTGAAAATTCTTTTGATATGTTTTTATCAAAATTGTTATCATTTTCTTGTTCTTCACGATTTTTAATATCAACCCAAAAACTTATATTTAAATAAACAGTTTTAGGGCAATTTTTATTATCAACCGTTCCAATGTCAACAGATATTTTTTTATTATCAATTAATCTGTTATTAATTTTAATTTTTTTTCCGGGACGTGTTTGTTTTTGATTTAATTCTTCATATTCAATATTTTGCATGAGTTAGACATAAATTTGTTTATACTTTGTTGTACAAATTAAAATTAAAAAAATTTTAAATTAAAAGCAAAATAAATTATAAAATAAAAAAGGAGATTATTTCTAACCTCCTTTTACAATAATTATTATATTAAATATTATGCTTTAACAGCATCAATTTTTTGACCAACCATTGAATATCTCTTTCCTGTGATCGTTTTATATTCATTAGCTAACTCTTTTATTTTTGCAACAATTTCATCTCTTCTTTTCTCTATTTTTACTTTTTTAGCAGCTGCCTCACCTTCTTTATATTTTGTAGCTACTTTACCGGCAACTTCTTTCGCTTTATCTCCAGCACCAGCAACTGCTTGTCCTACTTTTTGTGCAGCACTAGCTGCAACTTGACCTGCTTTTTGAGCTCCTGCACCAAAAACACTTTTAAGACCAGCTAAAAGTTCGTTCATTTCTTCATCAGACATTTGTTTTTTGCCTTCAGAAATAAGTTTTAATTCTTCTTGAACTTTCATTTGTGCTTCTTCTAGTTTTTGAATTTGAAAAAGTCTAATTGCTTCTTCTTTTATGATTTCTTGTAAATCTGATTTTGTTATTTTCATTTTTTTAAGCTTTTGTAATAAATATTAAAAAAAAATTTAATTGATTGTAGTATTTGAAACTATTTAATTATATATGGCTTCAGTTTGTTATACTTGGAATAATTCTCCGTTTTCTTGGCAAAACGCTAGATTATCTTGGGCCGACTTTTGTATTATCCAAACAGTCCTTACTTCTAGAACCGGCAGTGCTTTAGCTAAAAATAAGACATGGCGTAAACGTCATGAATTAGAAAAAATTAAAGAAGAAGAAGAAAATGATCAATCAGAAGAAGAAATTCAAAAGATTGAAGATCTGACTGAAGTAGAAAAAAAAGCTTTTATTAATCTGATAATTTCAATGGAAAATAAAGAATCAAAAATTTTAGAAGAAATAACGAAAAAAAAGAATTCTGACATAATTATTGATATCAAAGACATTGAAATAAAAAAAACAAAATCCAACACAATTTCAATAAAAATTAACTTCGATGAAATATAAATTATATTCTGATAAAACAAATAAATTTTCTTGTAATGTAGAATTAAAAGGAGCTTCTTTAAATAAATCTAAAGCTAGGGTTATTATAGAATCCGAAGAATTTAACTATATTTTTAATGGAACGATTGATTCTAGAGGGAAATGTGAAATTATAATTCCTAAAACAAAAAGCTTTTTGTCAGAAAACACTCAAGGAAAAATTAAATTAGAAGTCATTGCAGATGATGTTTTTTTTGAACCTTGGTCATCTGAATTTTTTGTTAAAAATGCAAAAAATGTAAAAGTTTCAGTTAATGAACAAGAAGAACCAAAGACAGAAATTAAAGTAATTGTTCAAGAACAAAAAGAAGAAGAATTTTTTTATTCAAAAGAAGAATTATCTAAAATTTTAAAAGAAAATTCTTTGTTAAGCAAATAATAATCTTCTCCAACTTCCTCCATCATAAACCCAAACGCCCGGTTCAATATCTGTTACATAAACCATAAGACCCCTAGCTGGTGTATTTATTAAATCTCTTTGTGATGCAGTCATAACAGGAGGCAAAAATCCTCTATTTGTAGTTTGTAAATGTAAAATAGCTGAATTATTAGGATCTGCTGTACCTATTCCAATACCAGTTGTTGATTCTTGAAATATAATTGAACTAGCTACTGAACTCGTAGTGTCAAAATACGCAATATAGCCTGTATCTCCCCTAACCAATCCTGTTCCATTAGCACCAGATGAACCAGATGTACCATTAGCACCAGAACTTCCAGCACTACCAGAAGTACCATTAACACCAGCACTACCAGATGTGCCCGAAGTACCACTTGCGCCATCAACTCCTGATGTACCGTTAGTGCCAGAACTACCATTAATACCAGAACTACCATTAATACCAGAACTACCATCAATACCAGAAGAACCAGACGATCCTGATGATCCTGCTGATCCTGATGTGCCATTACTACCTGCTGAACCAGAACTTCCATTTGCTCCAGATGATCCTGAACTCCCATTTATTCCTGCACTACCTGCAGAACCAGAAGACCCAACTCCACCGGGAGGAACAACCCAATTACCATTACCTAATCCATCAGACTGTAAAACATATCCATTTTGAGCATTATTAGTAATTTGAATTCCATTAGATATTGTAACACCAGATAAAAAGTGAGGATTTTCTACTGGACTACCACCAATTCTTAAAAATTCTCTTGTAACAGGATCAACCTGAACTACGTTATTATAAGAATCTTTTATTAATTGATTTGAAATATCTGACATTACTATTATGATTTAAAATAAATATAAAAATAAAAGAAAAAAAAATAAATTTTAACTCATTATGTTTTTAGAGTCAATCCAAAAATCAGTAGAAAGAATTTGTAAAATTTCTTCTTGATTGTAAGGTCCTTCTTTAGTTAATAAATTAGAAATAAAATCAGGTTCAAGATCATTATCCCATTTAATAAAAGTTTTTGAATTATCTGCACTATATCTTAATGTTTCTAATGAAGTTTCATGTATTTTTTCAAAATCTATTTTATTTAATTCTGATACATTAAAAATTAAATAATTTCTATTGTTATTTTCCATTATGTAAATCTACTTAGTAATGATTGATAATTTTTACTTATTATTGTTGAAGTTAGTTCAACATTATAAAAAGAAGCATAAGCTATATTTCCATTGAAATAATAACCATTAACACCTGTCCAAGCTGCACTAAAGCCTGCTCCTAAGAAATAATAATAAGTTGCTGCATAATTATTTTGTGTTTTAGTGATTGTTCCTATTAAAGAATTATCTAAATATGTTTTATGAGATGTTAATGCAAAGGTTACAACTATATTGTGCCAATTACCATCGTTAACAACAGCAGTTGATGTGGTTACATTACTTACAGAGCCTCCCCAAAAACATGATGTAACAATTTGTCCACTACTATTAATATAAATAGCAGGAACATAACCAGATGCAGAAGAAGGATTTGATGTGTTTTGTTGACCGAATAAAGTTCCTCCTGCTGTAGTTGTTTTAAACCAAATAGATACACTAAAAGGTGTTCCTGCATCTGGATTAAAAAAATTAGAAGGTAAAGAAACATAATCATTTGTCCCATCAAAAACTAAACTTCCACCATTAGATAAATTAAATGTTGGACCATTTGTTAATGTTCCATTATTTTGAATTGATGAAATAGTACTTTTCCATAACGTACCTGTATAAGGATATGATAAAACGCTACCCGCATCAAGATTAAGAATTAATCCAATATTACTAACTCCAATTGGAATTGCATGAGCATTATAATTTTGCAATATTTCATTAGAACTTAATGCACGATTATAAACTTTAGCATTTAATAGAAATCCATCAATATAATTTGTATCATCCCATCTTTTCATTAAATTACCTCCAGCACCTGAACTTAAAGCGGCTGTAGAAGTTGATCCTGAAGAATAATATTTACCATCAACATAAAAAACTATTTTTGATCCATCATAAGTAACAGCGTAATGATACCATTGATCTGTTGTTGGTGTAAATCCTAATGATGGTAATTGCCAAGTACCATTAAAAAAGCCTCCATATATTTTACCATCCCATGGAGCAAACGTATATCCTATTGCATAATTTATATAGCTTCCTAAAGGTCCGGGATTTGTTATAAAAGCTGGAAAAGAGTTTGTTGCTGGCAAACTATTTTGTTTAGTCCAAACTTCACAACTAAAATTACTAAGATTACCTAAATCACTAAATGTTGCATAATTACTACTTGATGAAGCGAAATTTAAATATGAACTTTTGCCAGATAAAACATATGAAGGAGAATTAATTAAAGTGGCATTAAATCCACTATAACTTAAATCTGTCCATGTTATACCACTTCCACAGTAAGATGGTAAAAAACCTGAATCAACCATTAAACTCAATCCATTGGTCACGACATCTGGATAATCAGAATTTACACAAACTATTTCTGTTTGACCAGCATACCAAGCTGTTGCTTGTGTTAATGTTGTAAAAGTATTACCACTTATGTAATTTGTAAAATTAATTAATGAAGAATCATTAGCTGGATAAAAAATAGAAGGTCCTTGAATTGCTTTATTGATGTAAATTGTATAACCACTTACTGTTGGTGTAATTCCATTCCAAAATCCAGTTGTAGAAGTTGGCCCATAATCAATACCAGCATTAATACCAAGTGCAAAATTTTTTGCTTTTATTGTATTATCAACTTTGGTAGTTGTGTATTTTATTTTATTTGGTGGAACTGGCATTTTTTTATTATAAATAACCATATTTTTAAAAAAATTAGAAAAAATTATAATTTTATGTTATCTTTGAAAGTCTATTTATAATTAAAACATTTATGTCAAATTGCAGTTGTAATAATTCAAGATGTAAACACCGCCCAATGGTTCATTTACATTTACATACTGACTTTTCAGCTTTAGACGGAGCCTCAAAATCAGCTAGTTATGTAAAATTAGCAAAAGAATATAATCACCCAGCAATAACCATTTTAGATCACGGAAATGCTTCAGGTTGGCTAACACATTACCAAAAATGTAAATCTGCCGGAATTAAGCCTATTTTGGGTATGGAGGCTTATTTAAATGATAATTTAGATAAAAACATACCAAAAGAAGAAGCTGAAAGTATTGATAATTCTGCTAAAAACACCCATCAATCGATTATAATTAAAAATCAGGAAGGTTATGTTAATTTAAATAAATTAATTTATAGGTCTTTTACTGAAGGATATTATTATAAGGGAAGAATAACCACAGAATGGCTAATTGAAAATAAAAAAGGATTAATTGTAACCTCTTCTTGTATGGCTTCCAAATTTGCCAGATTAATAGCCGAGGGTAAAGAAAAAGAAGCAGAGGAAAGAATACTTTTATTTAAAAGGGAATTTGGTGATGATTTTTATGCAGAACTTCAATTTAATGAAATTGAAGAGCAAAAGAATTATAATAAGTTTATTTTAAAAATGATTAAAAAGCACGATTTACAACCCATATTAACTGGGGATGTTCATTATGCTTTACCGGAAGATAATAGATTACAAGACATTCTTATTGCGGTCAATCAAAGCCAACCAGTAGGAAGAGCATTTTCATTGCAAGCAAGAGAATTATATTATACGAATTTTGACAGTTTTCATGATATGAATAAACGTTTAGGATTTAATTATCCTGAGCATTATGTTGATTTATGTTTAGATAATACTCTAAAGGTTGCTGAAAAATGCAATTTTGAGTTTAATATGACGGATGATAAATATCCAAAATATGAAGCAACTCCGGATGTTATTAATTATTTCAAAACCGATAATACAGCAGAAATAATTAAAAAACTCTCAAAAGCTAAATTAAAACAAAAATTAAAAGATTACGAAAAAACTAGTGTTGTTAAAATAGATGCTGAAAGAGAGAAAGTATATTATGATCGTCTGGAATATGAGCTAAAAGTTATTGAAGATAAAAAGGTACTAGATTATTTTATGGTGGTCTGGGAGTTAATTAGATTTTGTAAAGAAAATGGGGTATCCTCAGGTGTTGGAAGAGGATCGGCTGCAGGCTGTTTACTATCTTGGTGCCTTGATATTACTAAGATAGATCCAGTTCGTTTTGACTTATATTTTGAAAGATTTTTAAATCCTGAAAGGAAATGTTTGACTGAAGATAATTTTGTGCTAATGGCTGATGGAAGTTATAAAATAATTACTGAAATAAATGAAAACGATATAGTTCAAACAAAAAATGGTGTTTCACGTGTTTTAGAATTAGTTCAAAGAGATATAGAGGATAAAGATATTATTTTTGAAATAGAAACCGAAGAAGGTGCAAAAGTAAGAATAACGAATAATCATATTATACCAGTGTTAAGAGATGGAAAATTTATACAAATAAAGGCTGAAGAAATAATTTCTAGTGATCTTTTGTTTACTTTTTAGAAATCTATTTCTATTTATATAGAAAAAGATTTCAAATGAATAATAACAGTATAATAGAAAAAGAATTTAATAATTTAAATGATTTAGAAAATGAACTATCCCAATTATGGGGATTAAAAAAAGCAAGTGAAGAAGAAAAGAAACTTTGGAAATATAAAACTGACCTTGAAATATCATTAAATAACTTTATTGGAGAAAATATCATACATAATAAATCAAGAAAAAATATAAAAAATATATTTTTTAATAAATTTGGTAAAAATATTATTAAGTTTAATGATGATTCTATTGGTAATTTGTCAAATTCCTTTTGGGTTAAGAATTGTCCCTTAACTAACAAAGAAGAGATTATTCAATTACATCCGGGAAGAAAAGGAAAAAAAATTTGGAGTAAAGGTTATTATTTAAAAGAGAATATTTTTAAAGAAATATACTATAAAACTAAAGAATATAGATTAAAGTATACTACGAAATTATCTGAAAATTTTGGTGAAAATATTACATCTCCAATTCAAAACGCCGGTATTAAAAATAAAATTTCAAATACAATAGAAAAAAAATATGGAGTTAAGTGGTTTTTAACAAGGGGTGAACATTATAAAAAAATCGAAAAGGCGATGTATGATAAATATGGTGTTACAAACTTATTTAATGATATTGAATGGCAGAGTAAAGTGCATAGATATAACAGAAATATAGCTTGTTCTAAAATTGAATTTTCTTTTTGTGATGAAGTAGTTGAAACACTTGAATTATTAGAAGAAGAATATTTTTCTAATAATAATATTAAAATGGGGTGTAAAAATTTTTTTATAGACAATAAATACTTTTACACAGTAGATATTTTTATTCCAAAATATAATACTGCAATAGAATTTTATGGTGATTACTGGCATTGTAATCCTGAAATTTATAATAGAGATTATAATCACTCTTATAAAAATATGACCGCTGGACAAATATGGGAACACGATAAAAAAAGAATTTGTGAAATAAAAAATAATTACAACATTCAGATTTTGACTATTTGGGAAAAAGATTGGAAACAAAACAAAGAAGAGCAGTTAAATTATATTAAACAAATTTTATTAAATTTGTAAAAAAATAAAAAATGAAAATTTCTAAAATAAAAAGTATAAAACAGGTTAATAAAAAAGATTATAATACTTTTTATGATTTAGTATTAGAAAAAGATCACTTATTTTTTGCTGGAATCACTTGTAATCAATTGATTAATAGTGTATTAGTTCACAATAGCAATCCAGATATTGACATTGATTTCGAAGCAGGTACAGACGAAACAACATTAAATTTCTTATATGAAAAATATGGTAGGGAAAGAGTTGTTCCTGTAGTCACATTCGGAACCTTCAATGAAAAAGGTTGTTTAAAAGATGTTGCTAGAGCATTAGGTCAAGATACAGGTTTTGAAAGTGATGTATTTGCTGTTACTAAAGAAATGCCAACAAAGTGGGATTGTTCTTTAGAAGAATGGTTTATTCAATGGCCAAATAATGCACTTTGTTCTGAAAGAGTTAGAACTTGGATTTTACATGGTGAGAATAAGGAGATAATTGATAATACTTTAAAATTACAAGGCCAATTAAGAAATCTTGGAAAACATGCTGCTGGCATTGTAATAACTCCGGGTCCTATTTGGGAAAGTATGCCAGTAAATATTTGTAAAGGTCAAATAGTATCTGGCTTCCAAGAATCAGGAAACGCAAAAGATTTATCATCAATTGGAATATTGAAACTTGATCGTTTAAAATTAGAAACATTAAACGTAATAAAAGATTGTTTAAAATATATTCGTGAAAGACATGGTGATGAATTTGCTGACAGAGTTCAATTAGAAGTTGATTATGTTAATTTAGAAGATAAAAATCTTTATGAAGAATTAAGATTAGGATTCAATCAAGGTATATTTCAGTTTGAGTCTGAGGGAATGAATGCTATGTTAAAGGCAATGAAATGTGAAAATTTTGATGAATTAGTAGCAGCCAATGCATTGTATCGTCCCGGTCCAATGGGAATTAAAGCTCATGAAGAATTTATTAAAAATAAATTCGAACCAAAGAAAAGAACTTATGCTCATGATATTTTAATTCCACTATTAGAAGAAACAAATGGTGTGTTAATTTATCAAGAACAATTAATGTTTATTGCAAACCAAATTGGAGGAATGAGTTTAGGAGAAGGTGATAATTTACGTAAAGCAATGGATGGTGCCGGAAAAATAATATCCAAAAAATTAGAGGGAAAAGAGTTGACTGAAGATGAGGAAAATAATAAAAATTATAAATCTTATAAGGAATTATGGAGAAAGTTTATTGATGGTGCTATTGCAAAAGGTTTATCTGTTGAAGATGTTGAAAAAATTGAATCTTGGTTAATTAAATATTTAGGATATTCATTTAACAAATGCTTATCATTTGATACTATTGTTATTGATAAAATTAAAGGTCAAATTCCAATAACAGAAATAAAGAAAGGAGATCAAATTAAAAGTTATAACCCTATAAACAAGACTGATGAATATAATCAAGTTTTAGAAGTATATTATAATGGAAAAAAAGAAATTTGGAAATTAGAAACTGAGTCTGGGGCAAGCTTAAAATGTACGCTTGATCATAAATTACTTACTGAAAACGGCATGTTAAAACTTGCAGAAATTATTGAAAAAGGTTTTAAAGTCAAAGTTTCTGAATTTGAAAACATCGTTAAAGCTGAATTTTCTTCTTTTGAAGAAACTATCGACCTTGAAATTGAAAGTCTATTCCATAATTTTTATGCAAATGAAATATGTGTAAGTAATAGTCACAGTTTGAGCTATTCATATGTTGCAGCTCAAACTTTGTATTTGAAACACTATTATCCTACTGAATTTTATTGTGCTCTTCTAAATCACCCTAAATCTGGAAATGATTTAGAAAAAAACAAAGCGTGGTTAAATTCCGCAATTATTTCCACAATGTCAAAGGGAATTAAGATTGTTCCACCCAATAGAAAATCTAATTGGGATTGGACAATTATTGATGATAAGATAATTGCCATGGGTTATTCATCTATAAATGGAATGGGAGAAATAGCATTTAAGGAATTAAAAAATAACAAAGTTGAACTAATGGATAAAGAGGAATTCTTTTCTACTAAATGGTCCAAATTCAATAAAACTAATTTTGAATCTTGTTTGAAAGCAGGATTGTTTGATGATTGGTCAAAATCCCGTGAAGAATTAAAAGAGATAAAGCAAATAAAATATAAACAGACGAATCAAATTGATTTATTCAGTGGTGAGGTTGATACTGTTTTAACTGTTGCAGAAAGAAAAATAGATAAAAATTTACAGAAAACTACAGATGAACAAAGGTATGCCGAATTTTTGGAGGTTTGTTCGTTGGATCTGAATTTGCTTAATAAGATTGCTAGTGTTAAAGAACAATTTATGAAAGCAACTGGATTGAATATTGATTCTGCTCTTAATTTTGAGGATATTAATAAATTTTATTATTTTATGATTACTCATATGGAGAAAAAAATTGCTACTTGGGACGGATCAAATTATTATATAATAACAATATCAGATGGATCTGCATTAAAAAAAGTAACTATGAATAACGATATGTATGAAAAACTAAGAGTTATGCTGGAGGCAAACTGTTTTTATGTTACAAAATTCTTCAAAAATAAAAAAGGTTTCTTAAATTTTAATTTATCAGCACCTTTTAGAAAAGTTATTGTTTAAGGATTATTTTTTAGGTTTTTGCCGAAAAAGAATTCCTGAACCAATGCCATTTTTTTCTTCATGAATTTATACATGTTATCAGAAATTATATTTAATTGATATAAATTTTCAATTATTGAGATTACCAATGTGGTTATAAATCCAAAATATAATGTTCCGGGAACCCAACTAAATAATTCATCAACTTTAGCTAAGTTCCAACCTAGAGATAATAACCCTGTATAAACCAACATTATTACTAATATTCTTGGAAGTTTAGCTGATGAAAATGTTCCGTTTTTAAATGCTTTCATTATCCCGGTAATAGAATCAAAAGCAATCATACCCATCAAAACAAAAATTGCTTGAGGGTCATCATAAATGTATGAAGTAATAAATGTAATCACTGCACCTAAAGAGGCCATAATCATATTAGCGTGTAAATGTTCTGTTCCAAAAGCACTCTTAAAAAGATCTTTAAATGATTCATATCCACACATCAAATTGTTGTCTTTAAGCATTTTTTTAAAAGTTTTATAAAAGTTTTTGTTTTGTTATTATTAAATATTAAAAAATTTTTTTAATTTCAGCTCTATAAACTATAAAAAAATGAAGAAAGCTAAATTTCAGTACATAAAAGAAGACGGTTCCAAAACTGAACGTCAAATTCTAAACCCTTCTTTTTTAAAAGAAAGTTATAATAATTATAAAGATTTTGAAAAAAATGAAGTTAAATACATATCAGGAATTGAAGTAATAAAGGAAAGTTTAACCGATGAGCAAATTTTGGCTTATGAAAAAACTATTGAAGAATACTATTCCGATATTTTTATGACTTTGCAAGAGTATGTAGAATCAAAAGGATTAAATCCAAAGCACATTTCTCAAAAAACTTTTAAAAAAGAAGGGATCAAAAACCTAAACGTCATTGATTAATTTTTTTCTCTATTTATTATTATAGTAATAAAAAAATGGCAGAGAATATTAAAAATAATTTAAGACAAATTGTTCGTGAAGCAGTAAAAAACATCATGGAAATGCCCGGAGATGGGTATATTCAAGAAAGGCCTTTGACTCCTGCTGAAGAAAAAAAGAAAGAAGAATTAGTCAAAGCTCTTAAACCAAAATATGGCAAAACTCCAAAAACGTATGCTATAGCTACTGCTCAAGCAAAAGAATTAGCAGAAGATATGGAAGAGGAAATGGAATTTGATCGTGTTGAGCCTATGTCTGTTGGTAATTTTGATAGCAAAATCATATCTCCAAGAGATGGAATCAACGCTTCAAATAAATGGCTTGCTATTATTTTGAAAAATGATGATGTACATGATAATGAATATTTTGATTCAGAAGATGAGGCAAAAGGATGGTGCGATGAATGTTGTGAAAATTTACAACAAGAAATGGATGAAAAAATGTTAGCTTTCCCAGACAAAACTAGAACTCCGGGTCGTAACAAAGAAAATCTTCCTTATCATAGCCCAGTTTCTAAAACTCTAGATGAAGAATTAGAAGAGGAAATCGAATTCACTGATAAATATGATAATGATCCTAAATTAAAAGGAAAGCAGTCTAAATTACCAGATCATTTACAGAAAGCAATTATCAATAAAAAAGGTTCAGCAGACGAAAGTTTAGAAGAAGAAAATGAATTTACTAATAAATATGATAATGATCCTAAATTAAAAGGAAAACAATCCAAATTGCCAGATCATTTACAAAAAGCAATAATTGGTTCAAAAGATGAGAATTTAGAAGAAGAAAATTTAGCTTTTAGTGCAATTAATTTGCAGCCTAGAGATCGTGTAAAACACCTTCCATATCATGCTAGTGAAAGACATACAAAAAAATAAAGATTTTTATTGTTCATAGTTTTAGTTAGTTTTTAGTTGTTAGACCCACTCCTTAAAAAAGAGTGGGTTTTTTTGTAACTTTAACAAAAAAAATTCGTTTAAATTAAATAAATAAATTTTAAAATGACAGTACAAGAAGTTGAAAAACAGGGGATTTTAATTTATAAAGTAATCAGAGGTTCCCATGCTTATGGGACAAACTTACCAAGCTCCGATACTGATTATTCAGGAATTTATTTACAATCTTTAGATGATATTCTTGGATTTGGTTATCGTGATCAAGTTAATGATTCAAAAAATGATATTGTTTATTATGAAATAAGAAGATTTTTAGAACTTCTAGCATCAAACAATCCAACCGTTTTAGAATTATTGAATATTTCTGAAGATTGTATTGTTTATAAACATCCTGTTATGGACATGATTTTAGAAAATAAAGAAAAATTTATTACTAAAAATTGTCGTAATAGCTTTGGAGGTTATGCTCGTCAACAAATATCAAAAGCTCAGGGTTTAAATAAAAAAATGAATTGGGAGCAATCACAAGTAACTCGCAAAGGACCACTTGATTTTTGTTATGTTGTAGAAGGGCAAAAAACTATTCCATTAATTGATTTTCTAAAACAAAATGGAATTGATCAAAAATTTTGTGGTATTTCAAAAATTCCTCATGCTAGGGATATGTATGCTCTTTTTTTTGATAGTAATTTAGAATCTAGTATTGGTTTCAGAGGAATTGTTGTTGAAAATTCAAATAAAATTCGATTAAGTAATATTCCAAAAGATATGCAGCATACTTGCATATTCTATTACAACGAAGACGGATATTCTATGCATTGTCGTAAATACAAAGAATACGAAGAGTGGTTAAAGAACAGAAATACTCAGCGTTATGTTGAGATTGAAAATCACCAACAATCTATTGATGGTAAAAATATGATGCATACTCGTAGGTTATTGGATATGGCAAAAGAGATTGCTTTGGGGCAAGGAATTAATGTTCGTAGACCAAATGCCGAGTTTTTAATTTCAATCAGGCAAGGCAAAGTAAATTTAGAGGATCTGATTCAACATGCAGAAGATGAAATAAAAGAAATTGATAAACTTTATATTGAATCTAATCTTCCAGATAATGTTGATATGAATTTTGTTAATGATTTATTGATAGAAATAAGAAAACATTTCTATTTATTAGAATATGTCAAAATCCAAGATCAACTGGTTATTGAAGCAAGAGAAAAAGAAGCTTAAAATACCTAAAACACCTACTCAGAAAAAAAACTATATAGAGCGTCAGGCAAAAAAAATGCATTTAAACCCAACCGGACCTGAAGTTCAGTTGGGTTTAATTTTAGATGAATTAAACATATATCACTTTTCACAAAAAATAGTTAAGGACAAGATTTTCGATTATTATATTCCAAAAATTAATCTTTTGATCGAAGTTGATGGTGACTATTGGCACGGATACGGAAAAGAGTATTCGGAATTAAACGAAGTTCAAAAAAAATCTCAAAGAAATGATAGGGATAAAGATATCTTAGCCAAAGGTTTAGGTTATGATATTATAAGATTTTGGGAACATGATATTTATGATAATCCTGATTTTATTAAGTCAGAACTTTTAAAAAAAATAAATTAATAGTTCACATTAATCGCTTTTTTTTTTAATTTAATGCTATATTTTTTTTGAAATATAGTTATACTTAAAAAATAATAAAAAAAATTATGAGCGAACAAGATAATGTCGTAAATCTAGGTGCCAAAAAACCGGTAGACCAAGAAAAAGTACAAGCTGCTGCAGCTGTAATGAATAATGCAGAACTTCCTGATTATATGTTAAATCAGATTGTAGATGATGAATTTCCAGTAATTACAGACACAATTCAATTACCATCAAAAGGTGTTTTTTACAAAAACAAACAAGGTTCTGTAAAAATTAAACATCTTACAGCAGAAGATGAAAATATTCTTACGTCAGCGGATTTGATCAGAAATGGTAAGGTATTAGACGTTCTTTTGGATAATGCAATTATTGATAGTTCTCTAAATGCTGATGATATGCTTGTTGGAGATAGAAATGCAGTTTTGATGTATTTGAGAAAAGAAGGTTATGGTGATGATTATGAAGTAAAGATTGGTTGCCCTTCTTGTAGTGAAGATTTCACAACAATTGTCAAAATTTCTAATATTGAACCTAAGCTTCTTGAAACAACACCTGATTCTAATGGAGAATTTTTAATGGAGCTTCCTAAAACAAAATGGAAAGTTAAATTCAGGTTATTAAATGGAAAAGATGAAAATTATCTTGCTCAATTAACTGGAAAAAACAAAAAAGGTAAAAAAGGTGTAGTTTATTCTAATCTTTTAACTGAAAGATTTTTATTACAAATTATGGAAGTAAATGGTAATAGAGACAAATTACAAATTAAAAAAGCTATTTCTAATATGCCAGCTCTTGATAGTTTGTATTTACGTGAATATGTAGCAGAAGTTGAGCCGGGCTTATTATTAGAAACAAATTATACTTGTACTAATTGCAGTCATAATTTTGATGGTGATATTCCTATTACTCCAAAATTATTCTGGCCTAATGCAAAAATATAATTTTATAGTATGTGAATATAGATTATTTTAAAAATATAGATGTCCCATTTGACGCATTAACACTGCCGAGTATGGGACATTTTTATTCTTCAGGAACAGCAACTCTTTATGTAAAATATATTACAGCAAGAGAAGAGAACATTCTAACTCAACCTTCCTTAATGGAAAATGGTTATGGGTTAGAACTTGTTATGGAATCAGTTATTATTAACAAAGATTTTCCTCTTGATGAATTGTTGGTTGGAGATAAACAATCAATGTTGGTCTATTTAAGATCTACATCATATGGAGATAATTTTCCTATAGCAACACATTGTCCTAATTGTAGTACTACAGGAGAAACTAAATTTGAACTTTCTAGTTTACCTGTTAAAGAAGTGGAAGAAAAACCAGATGAAAATGGATTTTTTAATTTCACAATGCCAAAAATGAAATTAAATGGAGAAAAAGTTTATGTGAAATTTGAACCAATGAGACTTAAACATGAAAAAGAAATAAACTTAGCAATAGAGGAAGAAAAAAAATCTAATAAAACTTACAATTCTAATGTTACTTTAAAATTTCAAAAACAAATTCATTCAATAAATGGAATTACTGATAAAGATTATATAAAAAAAGTTATTAAAAAATTCCCTATTAAAGATTCAACTGATTTGAGAGAGTATATGGAATTGGTAGAGCCCGGTATTGATAGTAATATAAAAATTGTATGTCAAAACTGTAGTCATGAGTATACTAGTTTTGTGTATATAGATAATTCAATATTCTCTTTAGATCCATCATATAAATCAAATTTATGGGAAGAAATATTCCTTATTTGGTATTATGGTAAAGGAGTTAATAGGTCAGATATTTATAATATGTCTACAGTTGAAAGACGTTGGTCTTTACAAAGAATATCAGAAGAAATTGAAAAACGTAATCAAGCAGAACAATCTGCTGCTGATAAAGCAAAGCGTGGTTAATTATTTGTTTTTAGAATAAAAATGTTATTTTTATAAAAAATATTTAAAATGAATAGAACTGAATTTAATAAAGATACTTTGATCAAAGTATGGGATTTATCAATTAAAAACATGACTCCTGATGTGGCACATGAAGTGTCAGAAACCCCATTAATTAGCTCTTATAGCGTTCAATTGCCATCGTTTTTAGAAGAGCCAATTCTTTGTGTTATACAAATTTTTAAATTACAAGGAGATAAGCCAAAGATTAGTATTATCGTTGGAAGTTATATAGAATTTTCTTCTTTTGACATAAGTGATAACGAGTTTTTAGAGTTAAGTCAAAAATTTCTTCAGAAAAATGATGATATTGAGTTTGAAATAAGAACTAATTTAGTTGAAAAAGCTGAAAAAAATTTGGAATTATTAATAAAAAGTATTTAATTTGTATAAACATAAAATTTAAAAACATGAATTCAAGAGAACAATTACAGCAGCTTGTAGAGCAATTTGTTACCGAGATGACTTCGTTTGAAGACAAAGGAAAAAAAGTTGCCGGACGTAGAGCTAGAAAAATCTTACAAGAAATTGGTAAGTTTGTTAAGGAAACAAGAAAAAATATTTCCGACAACATGAAAACTGAGAAAGAATAATATAAAAGACTTCTGAGACTGCAAAAAAAAGACTGGATTTAATTCGGTCTTTTTTTTTTGTTTATATTTATTATAGTAATGAAAAATCCTATTAATACTCACAAAAATCATCAAAATAGAATAGATGAAATATTTGGAAAAATTGCCAAATTTTTTAGTTCATCTAATAAAAATGATGGTCTTACAGGTTCATATAAAAAAAAGGGTAAAACATCTTTAATTAATTTATCTAATAAAGACAAAGAGGAATTTGCTAGAAAGGCAGATATAGAGCTACAATTAAAGATACAAAATCAAAAAAACAAATTGTTAGACCCTAGTTTTTGTGATCCCAATTATGTTGAAAAAAGTACTAAAGAAAAAAATAATAAAAAACCAGTAAAAAAAGGCAGAATATCTTACTTGTCAGGTGGAGGGATTTCAATAAATGGAGATAAAAATATTATTGATTATTCAGATGTTTATATTGAAAATACAATTAGAGGCGAGGGAATGAGATCTTTTAGAAAGATAGGAGTAAAAGATTTTGTATGCTATGATATTAATAGAGATTTGTATGGAATAGGATGGCTTTTTCATGATGGTGCTAGTTACGAAGCAAAAAAAATTTCAGGTAAATTATATGCCAACAGATTTAATCAACCTTTAAATTTTGATGGTGAGTGGTATACTGGAAAATTTTATGGAAAATTTGCAGGTTCAAAAGCACTTAATAGAATTAAACCTTCTTTGTCTAAAAATGAGATATTAAATAAATTTAAAAGTCTTCAAGATTTAATCAAGCAAACAAAAAATAATTTTGATTCTAAATTTAAATTTGAAAACTTTGATGAATTAGAAAATAGAATAAAAAAGTCAGATAATAAAAAATTAATTAATTTTATTCCTGAATTGTATAGAATAAAAAAGTATCTTTCCACAATTGAATTAAAACAGGGAATGGGAGGAAGTTCTTATATTAAATCTGATGAAATTTATAAAATAAAATCTAAAATTGATCAGAATGGTGATTTGGATGATATTTTATCAGAGATAGATGATTTGTTTAAATATTTTAAAATGATTGATTCAAAAATCAATAATTTTTATGATGAACTAAAAAGTTTATCAAAAATCAGCAACCCCAGCATTACAGTATAATATATAAGTAATTGATAATAAATCAATTAAAAAAGTGTAACAATTTTCCTTTTTTTTCGTTTAAATTAGAAAAATCTTAATATTATGGGAAATTTCATAGCAAATGTATTTATTTGGGCTTGGTCTAACTTTATTGGATGGCCAAGGGAAGAAAGCAGATTTATGGGCTTTTTAAGAATGTGTCTTTATTTATATTTAATGATGAGTTGTAATTTTGGAGATTCTGATTGGGGTGTTATAATTTTTTTATTTTGTTTCGTTGAATTTATTATTGGTATGATACAAATGGGAGGAGCACATTCAATAAACGGACCACTTGATTTTAAATTAAATGCTCAAATTAAAGAAGGTATTAGATCAGGCGAAATTCAAGTTTTAGAAGATTCACGATCTTTTGAGTCAAAATATCCCGGATTAACATGGTGGTTCCGAGTTCGTGATAACCATATTCAAGGTTTAACAAATACAGAAAAAGCAAAATTTTTTGTTGAAACTGGTGCTTTAACAGAAGATTCCGTTAGAAATCTTGAAAAATATCCTCACACCAAAAGAGCCATTGAACGTTTAGATTTTGAATGTCGAAGACCAAGAAAAGAATTAATAAATTTTATGAGAGGAAAAAGTATTTAAAAAATATAATATTTTTTTTAACCCCCTAGTAAAAAAACTAGGGGGTTTTTTTATTCATAAATATTTATTTGAGACTATATTTATTTTTAATGGCCTCAAGAGACACAAATCAAGAAATAGAAAACCTCATTCGTGCTGGTAATTTAACCAAAGAGCAAATTGCTCTATTGAAAAAATTACAAGCAGAGAATAGGAAAACCATTAAAGCAACTGAAGAAACTACAGAAGCTTTTGGGGAAATGCAAGAAGGTCTTGATAATGTTGGGGAAAACTTTGGTCTTCGTTTGGGCAGTATGTTCCAAAAGATACAAGTTGAAGTTGAACAAACGACTAGGGATATTTCTACTATGTTTTCTGATCTTGAAACATCAGCTCCTGAAATTGCCGCTAATATATCAGCAGAGTTTAATGATTCTTTTCGTAGTGCACTTCCAGATCCAAAAGATATACAAGCACAAATTAATCTAAATTCTTTAATTAGTGAATTTAAATCTTCATTCCCTGAAATGGGTAATGAAATGCAAAAAGCATTTAAGACTGGAGATATTGCAACATTTTATAGGAAGTTTGGGGATGAAGGAATGAAAAATCTCCAAAATTTTATGAAAGATAAAAAGGGTTTTGGAGGAATGAAAGATTGGTTAAAACCCGGAGGACAAGGAGAAAAATCTGCAATAAATTTTAGACAACAATTAGAATCATTTGAGCCTGCAGCTCAAAAAACTACAAAAGTTATATTTAATTGGGGAAGTTTATTTAAACAAATTGGCAGTAATCTTCTTAATTATATGAACTTAAGAAGTATAATTGATCATATTATGGAATTCGATAATAAATTATCGAATATTAAGAGAGAGTTTGGAGTACCAGTTCAAGGTTTTGCTAAAGCAGATGCAGCAATGCAGGGCATGGTTAAGAAAGGTACTCAATTTGGATTAACCATGGACCAATCATTTGGTTTGGTTAAAAATTTAGCAGAAGAAGCAAGAACAAATAACATTCAAAATGTAGCTGAAACTGCAAAGGCCTTAGCTGCAATTCCACAAGCAACTGGTATTGCTGTAGAAACCGTTGGAGATATTGCTGGTAAAATGATGTTTTTTGGTGCTAATGCTGAAAGAGCAAAGCATGCATTTACTAGTATACAACAATCAGCTAATAGATTCGGAGTAAATGTAACGAAAGTAGGAAAAGTATTTGCTGACGTATTTCCAAAATACGCAAGAATGGGATTTAAAGGCGGTGAAGAATCTCTTGCAAAAATGGCAGCTAAAGCTGAAAAGATGGGTATGGATTTGGGTAAAACACTTGACATGAGTGATAAATTCTTAGATTTAAATACAGCACTTGAGGCTTCTGCTGATCTTAGTTTATTAGGAGGTGCTGCTTCTCAAGTTTCTTTTACTGATTTAATGAGGGCAGCTGAAGAAGGTGGTGATGCATTAATAGACATTACTGGTAGAATGACATCTGATATTGGTAAAATTGGCTCAGATGGCTTAATTAAATTTACCGGAATGGATCGTAGAAGATTAAAAGGTATCGCAGAGGCAACTGGTCAAGATGTTGAACAATTAACAAATCAATTAACATCAAAATTACAAGATCAAGCGAAAAAAGCTGCATTACCGCCGGGAGTTTTCAATAGTTTAAGTGACGAAGAAAAAGATTTCCTCATGTCCAAAATGGTTAATAAGGGCGGTAAATGGAAATTTGAGGGTCTTAATGGAATACAAGATTTAAAAGGTATAGGTAGAAACTCTATACAAGCACAAATGAATGCTGGAAAGACTGAAGCTTTAAATGCAGAAAAAAGAGCTAAAGCAACTCAGAGTTTCCAAGAAACAATGACTGCCTTTATTCAGGGTCTACATAATGAAATGCTTGCTTTTAGACCAATTTTAGATCAAATGAAAAAAATATTTGGTATTCTCCAAAGAGGTTTAGATGGTTTTCAAAAATTTATAGGAAATATATTTGGTGCAAAAGCAGCAGTTTGGGCAAAACCAATGCTTCTTTTAACCACTGTTTTAATGTTGACTTTTGGTCCAGCTGCAATGGCAAGATTTTTTGGAGGTTTATTTAGAGCGTTTACAGCTCCGGTTAAAATGCTTTCTGGCTTAGGATCAAAATTAAGTTCAGCTTTTAAGGGTGGAGCTGGTAAAAAAGCCGCAGAATCACTCGTCCCATCTTCAAAAATGGCGACCCCTACTTCTGTGCCGGGAAAACAAACTGGAATGGGTGGCTTTACAAGAAGTCTTCCAAATCCAGCACAAATTCTTGCAGTTGCAGCAGCGATAGTTGCTCTTGGACTTGCTTTATTGATGATAGGTAAAGGAATTCAATTAGCTGCTAATGGATTTGCAAATTTGGTTAGAGCATTTAATGAAAGTAGAAATGCTGGTATGGCATTAGCAGCTATAGGTGTTGTTATGGGTGGATTTGTAGCCATGTTATATCTTATGGTTGGTGCAGTTGCTGCTTTGGCTGCTGCCGGTACTGCAGGTGCTGTTGGTTTATTAGCATTAGGAGCTAGTCTATTAATGGTTGGTGGAGGAATTTATTTTGCTGCAAAAGGATTTAGTATGTTAGTAACATCGTTCATGCAACTTGGAAAATATTCAGGAAGTTTATTTAGAGCTGCTGCTGGAATGGTTACGATAGGAGGTGCTTTATTATTAATATCTCCTGCATTGTTGGTTTTTGGTGCTGCTAGTTTAATTGCGGTTCCGGGAATGATTGCTTTTGGTTATTTATTACGTGGATTAGCTGCTGCAAAAGGAATAAATCCAAAAATAATATCACAAGTTGGTGATTCAATGGGATCAATTGCTTGGGGTCTTGTAAAATTAGGATTGGCAGCAGGACCAGCAGTTTTAGCTATGGTTTCAGCAACATCATTAATGGTAGTTGCCGTAGCATTAAAAAATATTTCTGCTGTTGATGTTAAAAAAATAAGTCAATTTGGTCAAAGTTTAGGAGCAATTTCTGGAACTATGATTAAAGGTTTAATTAAATTAGGAGCAATTGCACCATATGCAGTTTTGGCAATGGTTTCAGCAGGTAGTATATGGGCCATATCTCAAGCTTTGTCAAGAATTAAAGTAATAAATCTTAAGAGTCTTCAAAATTTTGGAGAAAGTATGGGATTGGTTAGTGAGAAAATGATGTGGGGATTGATAAAACTTGGAGCAATAAGTCCATTTGTTGTTCTTGGAATTGTTTCTGCTGGTGGAATATGGGCTATATCAAAAGCATTAGGAAGTATTTCGATTGTTGATACTAAAAAAATAGAAGCGTTTGGAATGTCATTAGGAGCAGTTTCTGCAGCTATGATTTTTGGTTTAATAAAACTTGGAGCAATAAGTCCGTTTGTAGCTTTAGGTGTTGTTTCTGCTGGTGGAATTAATTTAATATCAAGATTGTTAAAAAACATTCCTTTAATAAATACAAAAACACTTAGTGCTAATGCATCAGCTTTATCTTCTGCTTCTGGGACTTATGCTAAAGCTTTTATAAAATTAATACCGGTAGCTGCTTTAACACCTTTAGCTTTACTTGCAGCTGGTGGTATTTGGGGAGTAACAAAAATGTTAAAAGCTGTTCCTTCTCTTAATGAAAAAAGTTTGAAACAAGCAGCTAGTGTTGTATCTAGTATTGCTTGGCCTTTTGTTAAATCATTTTTTAAATTACAAGCAGTTGGAGCACTTACGCCACTTGCATTATTAGCAGCAGTAGGTATTTTAGGTGTCACAAAAGCATTAAGTGTAGTACCTAAATTAAACCCTGCTTTTTTAATTTTAACAGCAACAGTTTTAAATCAAGTTTCTGGACCATTTGGAAAAGCATTATTTAAATTAGGTTTATTGGGAGTATTTGCACCAACAGCATTAGTTGCAGCTGCTAGTATATTAGGAATAACTGTAATATTAAATAAAATTACTCCTTTAAAAGCTCCAGTATTAATGATGGCAGCAGCTACATTAGCTGTAGTTTCTGGTCCATTTGCTAAAGGATTATTAAAATTAGGATTGGCAGGATTTTTTGCTCCATTAGCAATGATAGCATCAATTGGTATTTTAGCTATTACAAAAATATTGAATAAGATTACACCTTTAAAAGCTGGGGTTTTAATAGGAGCTGCTAATGTTATATCAATAATAGCTGGACCATTAGCAAAAGGATTGTTTAAATTAGGTCTTGTTAGTGTACTTACAGGTCCTGCAGTTATAGCAGCTTATGGTTTGTTGTCAATTACAAAATCATTATCAAAAGTATCTCCTGTTTCACCATTAAAATTAATGACGGCAGCTCAATCAATATCAATGTCATCAGGTATATTTTCTAAAGGATTATTAAAATTAGGATTATTATCGATGTTGACTGGTTCTGCAGTAAAAGCAGCTTCGGGAATAATGATGGTAACAAAATTATTATCAAAAATTGCTCCATTAAATCCTGTTACCTTAAAAATAACTTCAATGGTTTTAACAAATGTATCAGAACCTTTTGCTAAATCATTAAAAAAATTAGGTTCATTAGCAATATTCACTGGTCCTGCAGTAGTAGCAGCATTAGGAATAATGATGGTAACAAGATTGTTATCAAGAGTTGCTCCATTAAATCCGGTTACATTGATAATGACCTCATCGATTCTATCAAAAGTATCTTTTCCATTTTCTAAATCATTAGCAAAATTAGGTTCATTAGCAATATTTACCGGACCTGCAATATTAGCAGCAATAGGTATTTTATCGGTTACTAGAATATTAAAGTCTGTTCCAATGTTAGATCCTATAACATTGATAATGACCTCATCGATTCTATCAAGAGTATCTTGGCCATTCTCTAAATCATTAGCAAAATTAGGTTCATTAGCAATATTTACTGTGCCAGCAATAGTAGCAGCAGCTGGTATTTTAGCAGTAACTAAAATATTAAAATCTGTTCCATTATTAAATCCTGTTTTCTTAATAATGACTTCTAAAGTCTTATCTATTATTTCCTTTCCATTTGCAAAATCAATGGCAAAAATTGCAACAGTTTCAGTTTTTGTTGCTCCTGCAGTAGTGGCAGCTGCTGGAATATTAGTTGTAACAAAAACATTAAAATCAGTACCATTTTTAAATCCTGCAGTTCTTTTAATCACTGCTTCGGTTTTATCTAAAATAGCTTGGCCCTTTACTACATCATTAGGGTTATTAGCACCAGCAGCTGTAGCTGTTGTCCCAGCAATGGCTGCAGCATTAGGAATATTGGGAGTTACACAAACATTGAAAAATATACCTTTTCTAAATCCAGCAACTCTTTTAACTACTGCATCCGTTTTATCAAAAATAGCTTGGCCTTTTACTGTATCTATGGGTAAATTAGCTCCTACAGTTGCAACAGCAGGACCAGCTTATTTAGCAGCTAAAGGAATTTTAGAAGTAACAAAAGCACTTTTTGGAGTACCTGCATTAGATTCTGCAAAACTTTTAAATGCTTCTTCAGTTTTGTCAAAAATAGCAAAACCTTTCTTCTGGTCATTAGGTAAACTTGGCGCATCAATTTTGCAAGTTGCTCCAGCCATAGGAGTTGCAGCAGGTATAAATCAAATATCAAAATACTTAGCAACAGTTTCTACAATTAAAGAAAAAGCATTAATCACGCTATCTGATACACTTTCAAATGTTTCAAAACCATTCTTTTTTTCTCTTGGTAAATTAGCTGGTTCTGCATTTACAATTCTACCTGCAATCGGAGTTGCTAGAGGTATAAATCAAATTACAAAATATTTTGCTTCTACTACACCGATTGATGTTAATAAACTTACTAATATAGCTTTATCTCTTTCAATGACTACTCCAATGTTGAAAAAGTCATTTGGAGCTTTAGCTTCGATGGGTCTAGTTATTATTCCAGCAATTGCAGCTGCATTAGGTTTAGTCAAAATAACTAATATTCTAAAAAGTGCTATACCACTAGATTTCAAAAAAATGTCTAACATAGCTTATACATTATCAAGCACTAGTGGAAGAATTGCAAAAGGTTTAGCAAAATTAGCACTGGTAGGATTCTACGCAATACCAGCAATTGCAGCAACAGCTAGTTTAGCTGTAGTAACTACATTATTAAATAAATCTTCCTATATTAGTTATAGAAAAATGTCAAACATTGGTTTTACATTGAATAATACTGCAGGTCCTATAGCTAAAGGTTTAGCAAAATTATCTTTAGTTAGTTTAGTTGCTATTCCGGCAATAGCAGCTGCTAAAAGTATTTCTGTTGTTACCAAATTTTTAAATACATCTTCTGATTTAAGTTATAAAAAATTGTCAAATATTGGTTTTACTTTAAATAGTACCAGTGGTGCTATTGCTAAAGGTTTAGCTAAATTAGCATTAGTAGGTTTTGTTGCTATACCAGCAGTTGCTGCTGCAGCAAGTTTAGTAGTAGTAACAAGATTATTAAATTTATCTTCAAATTTAGATATGAAAAAAATGTCAAATATTGGTTTGACATTAAATAATACAAGTGGTCCCATAGCAAAAGGATTAGCAAAATTAGCACTAGTTGGAGTGTTTACATTACCTGCAATAATTGCATCTACAGGATTAATTGTAGTAACTAAATTGTTATCTAAAACTACAAGTATAGATTTCAAAAAAATGTTTAATATAGGTTTTGTGTTAAACAGTACAGCCGGATCAATTCTTAAAGGATTAATTAAATTCAGTGGTATTTCTTTATTTGTTTTACCAGCAATTGCAGCGTCTGCAGGTGTAATGAAAATATCTACATTCTTAAGCAGAGTAAGTTTAGTTAGTGGTGAAAAATTAATAAAATTAGGTTCAGCACTTTCTAGTTCAGCTGGTAAATTATTTATGGGATTAATGAAATTCTCTGGAATAAGTATTTTAACTGTTCCAGCGATAGCTGGTTCCATAGGATTGGTTACAATTACCAAATTATTAAATTTAGCTTCACCAATTAATTTGGTTAAATTGGTGACTATAGGAACTGCCATCAATTCAGCAAGTGGTCCGATAGCTAAAGGTTTATTAAAACTAGGATTAGCAGGAACATTTGCAATACCGGCTATAACTGCAGCAACCTCATTGGTTCTAATTACAAAATTATTGAAATCTACATCTGATGTAAATTTCAAATTATTATCTAATGTAGGAAATACACTTAATTCAGTTAGTGGTCCAATAACAAAAGGTTTATTGAAATTATCCACAGCTGGATTGTTTATATTACCAGCTATTATAGCTGCAAAAGGAATAGCAACAGTAAGTAATATATTAAAAAATATTTCACCTATAAACTCAAAAACTTTGACTAATATAGGAACGAGCTTAACGTCATCAGGAAGTTCGTTATCATCTGGTGTAAGAAAGATTGGTTTTGCATCTATATTTATTATACCCGCTATTATTGCAGCAAAAGGTTTAGTTACTATTTCAAAATTAATAAATCAAATTTTACCAATAAACAGTAAAAATTTAGCTAGTATTGGAACTGTATTAAATTCAAATGCTTCAAATGTTTTTAAAGGTGTAATTAAATTGGGATCTTCTAATATTTTGTTATTACCAGCTATTATAGCAGCAAAATTATTAGTTGTTTTATCTAAAATAATAAATCAAATACCAGTTACTCTTTCTAAGGGTTTATCTAGTATTGGAAGTGTAATAAATAAAGAATCAGGTCAAATATTTAAAGGATTAATCAAATTAAGTTCTATAAATTTAGCAATTTTACCAGCTATTATAGCGGCAAAATCACTAGTTAAACTTTCAAAAATACTTAGTTCGGTTCAACAAATTCAAGTTAAAAATTTATCTAGTATAAGTACTTCTCTAAGTTCAACATCAACTCCTATTTTAAAATCTTTATTAAAGTTTGCTACAATTACATTTGCAATAGCTCCTGCAATATTAACTGCTTATGGTTTAAGAAAATTAAGCAGAATTCTTTTGAGTATAGCTATTATTGATTCAAAACCAATAGTGGGATTAGCTGAAACTTTAAGTGCTAGTGGTAAAAATATGTTAACTGCAATTACATTGTGGTCAGTAATAACTCCATTTATAGTTCCTGCAATTATTGCTGCTGCTGGTGTATCTAGAATTTTTAGATCATTAGCTGCAGTGTCTAGGTTAGATTTGAAAGGTTTAGCGATATCTGCTCCAATTTTAGGTGGCTTGACTCCTACTTTATTAAAGTTTTCATCAATAGGTTTAGTTGCTCCATTATTGTTTTCAGCAAGTTTGGCTTTAGCAACATTAGGAAGATCATTACAAAAAGCTAGTATAGGTTTTGTAACATTTGCAAGCATTCCATGGACAATTATAGGAACTGCTCTTCCAACGCTTAATGGATTGCTTAGTACGCTTATAAATTTTGGATTTAAAGGACTTTTAGCAGCTCCGGGAATTCTAGCTATGGCTGCTACATTTGGGGTTCTAGGAAGATCTTTAACAGGATTATCATCAAATTTTGCACTTTCTACACAATCTATGTCAAATTACTCAAAAGAAAGTGAAAGATTAAAAACTGTAGCAAATGCACCAAAACCAGTTATAACAGATCAAACTAATAGATTAAAGCAAAGTGCAATAGCACAACCTACAGTTAATAGAACTGAAAATGTTGCAGGAAGAACTGGCGCAAATAATGTAGGTGGCGGTAATTCTGGTGGAGGTGTTCAAGTTGTACAAATTAAACCTATTCAAATTGATTTGAAATTGAACGGTAGACAGTTACAACAATTAATTGTTGAAGCTAATTATAATAGAACTTAATTTTACATTATTTATTCAGTTTTTTTTTATAGTTTATATTTATTACTAAACTATAATTAATGATTGAAGATTTTCCTTTTGAGTCAGAAGAAGAACGTAGGCAAAGGACTAAATTTGAAGAGTTTTTTGGTGGATATACAGATTCGGTAAGACAACAGTTACTGAGTAAAAATGTCCCTTTTCCAAAAAATATATATGATGCCTATAAGGTAAGAAAGGATCTATTGGCCAAAAATCAATCAATTGTTGCTAATTTAGATGAAAATTCTCAATATTTAAGAACACTTTTATTATCTAAAAACGTTCAAAATATTTCTGATACAGAAGAAATATCAAAAACAATTAGAGAAAATCTTATTTCAAAAAATATTTTATTAAATTCTAATCAAGATCTTGAGGAATTATCAGAAAAAACTAGATTATCTTTATTAGCAAAAAATGAATCTCAATTATATGGTAAAGTAGACAGAACTGCTACATTAGCCAGACAAAATCTATTACCTAAAAATGAAATAGTAAATCCAGATAGTGTTGAAAGAACTGCTAATGTTACTAGGTTTAATTTATTAAGTAAAAATTTAAACACATTAGTAGATGTAGAAATTGCTGCAGAAAAAATAAGAAGTGGATTATTGGCGAAAAATACATTTGAAAACAATACTCAAATTTTAGATAGTTTATCAAATGATCAAAGAAATAATTTATTAGCTAAAAACTCTCAATTTGGAGTTTATGATATTGATAAATCTTCAGAAGAAATAAGAAATACACTATTAAATAAAAACCAAGTTATTCAGAATGTTATGGATAACGATTTTGTGGTGGTTAGAAATAGTTTATTAGCTAAAAATGAAATAAGAGAAATAGATTTAGATAAACTATCTGAAGATATAAGGAATTCCAGTTTAAGTAAAAATTCTTTAAATGGTAAAAATCCAACAGATTATTCATCTCTAAGATTATCTCTTTTAAGTAAAAACATTTATAATACAATTGATTTAGATAAATTATCTGAAAGTAACAGAAACAATCTATTAAAATCAAATCAAGTTTCTTCTACTGTTGAACAGGAGGTAGCAAAGCAAGATCAATATAGACTTAATTTGTTAGCTAGAAACAGTGTTCCTCCGGCAGATTTAGAAAAAAATACTGAAGAATTAAGAAACCAATTACTTTCTAAGAATCTTTCTAACTTAATAAACATTGATCTTTTATCAATTAATCAAAGATCTAATTTATTAAAAAGAAATATATATACAGAATCAAATGGTCTATTAGATAAGCAATCTGAATTATTTCGTAATAATTCTCTTGCTAAAAACGAGAACACTACTGAAAATAATTTAGAAAAAACAGCTACTGAAGCTAGATTTAAAATTTTAAGTAAAAATTTAAAAAATATTTTTGATGTTGATGCTCTAGCAAAAGATATAAGAGATACATTATTATCAAAAAACACTTTTGAAGGTGGTCCAAATAATATATTAGACGAAACTTCAATAAATCAAAGACTTAATTTATTAGCTAAAAATGAAAATTTAAATAAAGAAAATCTTGAGGTTGTTGCTAATAGAATCAGGACAACATTAGTTGCTAAAAATCAAATTATAGATCCACAAGATAAGAATTTTGATGATGTTAGAAAAAATTTATTAGCAAGGAATCAAAATCAACTTTTTGATTTAGATGCATTATCTAGTGAAATAAGATTGGCTTCTTTAAATAAAAATCAAATTGAAGAATTTTCTCTTGATGAAGTTGCTGGAAAAGTTAGATCAACTCTTGTAGTTAAAAATGTTTATAATTTATTTGACCTTGATAAATTAGCAGAAGCTAATAGAAATAATTTATTAAGTAAGAATGAAATTGTTAGTGAGAATAAAGTTAATTATGATTTAATAAGATTAGGTATTTTGGCTAAAAACCAAACCAAATCTGTTGATCTAGATAGTGAGGCTGAAACTAGTAGAAATAGATTGATTTCTAAAAATGTTAGTAATCTTATAAACATTGACATTCTTTCAATTAATCAAAGATTTAATTTATTAACAAAAAATCAAATAAAAGAATTTGATTTAGATAAATTAGCAGAAACTCAAAGAGCTAATATTTTAAAATATAATCAAATTGTCGGATTAGTAACAAATTTAGATGATGTTGATGGTATAAGAAAAAATTTATTAGCTAGAAATCAAACTACAATAGTTGATCTTGATCAATTTGCTGTAAACTTTAGAAATGATTTATTAAATAAAAATCAAAATGAACCAGTAAATCTTGAGCAACTAGCAATTAACCAAAGATTAACCCTAGTAGCAAAAAATTCAATACAGTTATTTGACTTAGATAAACAAGCGGAAACGCAAAGAAATAATTTGTTAAAATCTAATCAAGTAGCGACTGAAGCAGATTTAGAAAGAAATACAGATAATTACAGGCTTAGTATTTTAGCAAAGAACCAAACTAAGATTATTGATTTAGATGAACTGGCTGTAGACACAAGAAATAATTTATTAAAATCAAATCAGATAATTAATGAATTAGGGCTTGATTATAATTCAATTAGACAAAATTTACTTGTTAGAAATCAAACTAAGACAGTTGATTTAGATAAAGCTGCTCAAGAAATTAGAAACAATCTTTTAAGTTCCAATCAAATATTAAATCAATTAGAAATTGAGAGAGATGTACAATTAATAAGAAAAAATTTATTAGCAAAGAATCAAACCAATATTATTGATCTGGATGATTTTGCACTAGATTTCAGAAACAACTTATTAAATAAAAATCAAAACGAACCGGTAGATCTTGAAAAATTAGCAATTAATCAAAGGTTAACACTTGTTGCAAAAAATTCAATAAAACTATTTGACTTAGATAAACAAGCGGAAATACAAAGAAATAATTTATTAAAATCTAATCAAATAATTGATGAATCTGAATTAGAAGATCAGACAAATGTATTTAGAAATAATTTACTAGCAAAAAACCAAAATAAAACTGTTGATTTAGATAGTGAAGCGGAAACAACTAGAAATAAACTTATATCTAAAAATGTTAGTAATCTTATAAATATTGATACGTTATCAATTAATCAAAGAGCAAATCTATTAACTAAAAATCAAAACAAAGTTGTTGATTTAGATAAAGCTGCTCAGGAAATAAGAAATAATCTTTTAAGTTCTAATCAAATAGTTAATCAACTAGAACTTGAAAAAGAAATACAAGTATATAGAAATAATTTATTAGCAAAAAATCAAACTAATTTAATAAATCTTGATGAACAAGCTGAAATACAAAGATTAAATTTATTAAAATCAAATCAGTATTTAGATGTAGTCAATAAGGATTTAGAATCTGAAAATTACAGAAAAGAACTTTTAGCCAAGAATCAATCAAACTTTAAGGGTCTTGATACTGAATCAGAACGTTTAAGAAATAATTTAATTTCTAAAAATGTTTCTAATTTAATTGATATTGATATTCTTTCGATTAATCAAAGGGCAAATCTCTTAAGTAAAAATTATTATACAGAAGCTAATGGTGCTTTAGATAATCTTTCTGAAACAGTAAGATTACCTTTACTTGCAAAAAATCAGAATTTTGGTGATTTAAATCTTGATGATGTTGCGTTACCTGAAAGAACTAGATTAATTACTAAAAATTTAAATAAGTTAATAGATTTAGATTCTGTTGGTGTTACATATCGTAATCAACTGTTGAGTAAAAATACTTATGATGACACCTTTAATAGGATATTAGAAGATATTGCTGCTAATCCTAGAAAAAATTTATTAGCAAAAAATAATGAAAATTTAAGTGATGAATTAGAAATAATTGCAAGAAACACAAGAACTAATTTATTGGTTAAAAATAGTAATATCAAAAAAATTATTGATACTACTCTAGATACTAATGCATTAGAAATCAGAAGGAATCTATTAGCTAAAAATGAAATTGTAGAAGCCAATCTAGAGTTAATATCTTTAAAGGCACGAACAAATGCTTTATCTAAGAATGTTAATTTTGAAGCGATAAATTTAGATGATAAAGCATATACAATCAGACAAGGATTGATAACAAAAAATATTGTCAATGTTGCTGATCTTGATAAACTAGCACGTTTTTATAGAGATAATTTATTAAAAGCTAATCACGAAAATTCTACTTCAGTACAAACTGATGAACTTGTTTTAATTACTAGAACTAATCTTTTAAGTAAAAATAGAAGTAAAATAGTTGATCTTGAATTTGAAGCTCAGTTAATAAGAAATAATCTTATTGGTAAAAATTTAACCAATACTATTGATATTGAAAAAGCATCAATTACTCAAAGAGAAAAATTACTAAGTAAAAATAATTATACTGAAAAAAATGATTTATTAGATACTCAAGCTTCTGAAATTAGAAAAACTCTAGTTAATAAAAACGAAGGAACTCCAATAAATCTTGATTCTCAGGCCACAAAAATAAGAAGTAATCTTGTTTCTAAAAATCAAATAAAATATTTTGATTTAGACAATCAAGCAAATACAATAAGATATAAATTACTTACTGCAAACTCCGGAAAATTAATTGATCTTGATAAATTAGGTTTAGAAATAAGAACTGTTTCTTTAAGTAAAAATGAAACAAAAATTATTGATCTTGATAATATTTCAAATGATCAAAGAAATAATTTATTAAGCAAAAATGAAGAAGCAAGAATTAATCTAGATTCTTTGTCTGAACAATATAGAAAATTATTACTTAAAAGTAATGAGTATAAATTTTTCGATTTAGATCTTCAAGCACAAACTATAAGAGAAACTCTTATTGGGAAAAACATAGAAAAATCACTTAATCTTGATGATTTGTCTGCTCCAAACAGAGTAGCATTATTAAAATTCAATCAGATTAGCCTTGTTGATTTAGATAAAGATTCTGTAAGTTTAAGAAATAATTTATTAGCATTTAATAGAGCTCAATTTATTGATTTAGATACATTGTCAGTAAGTCAAAGACAAGATTTGTTATCGAAGAATCAAACAACATTAATTGACCTTGATAAGACTGCAACTGTAGTTAGAAATAACTTGGTTAGTAAAAATATTTATGGAGTTATTGATTTAGATAAATTAGCAGAAATTGAAAGAACCAACTTATTAGGTAAAAACGAAACTAAACTTTTTGATTTAGATGCACAAGCACAGGCAATCAGAAATAATTTAGTTTCATTTAATCAAGTTCAGTTTGTGGATCTTGATGCTATTGCTTTACCAATTAGAGTAAATGCTATTTCTAGAAACAATATAAAACAAATAGATTTAGATGCTACTGCAAGTGAGCAAAGAATTAATATTTTAAGTAAAAATATTCCAACTCTTATTGATTTAGATGGAAATGCAGAAACATTAAGAAGATCATTAATTGTTAAAAATATACCTCAATTTCCTGATTTAGATAAAGCAGCAGAACCATATAGAAAAGATCTATTAACAAGAAACACTCAAATACTAGCAATTGATTTAGATGCTATCGCTGCTTCTAATAGAAAAGACATTTTACAAAAAAATGTTGCGAGTAAAATTGATATTGAAGGAATAGCTTTGAATTCCAGAAACAATCTTTTAGGTTTTAATCAACCTCAATTTATAAGCTTAGATAACATATCAGCTCAACCAAGATTAAATGCATTAACTAGTAATCAAAATATAAAAAACATTGATTTGGATAAAATAGCTTCTCGAAATAGAGAAGAAATTTTAGCTAAAAACAATTCTATTATAACACAAGATCTTGAAAAAACAGCTAACGCTGCAAGGGAAAATTTATTATCATTTAATGTTCCTCAATTTATTAGTCTTGATAAATTCTCTGAGCCACTAAGAAAAAATCTTTTAGTTGCAAATTCTAAAATATTAGTAAATGATTTAGATGCAACAGCTCAGCCTATTCGAGAAAAATTAGTAGGATCTAATGTTATAAGGTTATTTGACTTAGATCAACTTTCAGCGAGTTATAGAAATGATTTAATATCAGCTAATGTACCATCAACAATAAATCTAGATAGTTTAGCAACATCTGTACGCTTAAATTTATTTGGATTTAATGTTAATACATTATTAGTAGATTTAGATGCTCAAGCACAACAAGAGAGATCTTTATTATTAGCTAAAAATGTTAATACTCTATTAGTAAATTTAGATTCTCAAGCACAACAAGAAAGATTATCTTTATTAGCTAAAAATGTTAACACTTTATTAGTTGATTTAGATGCAGAAGCAGCTGGCATTAGATCTAATTTGTTAGCAATAAATCAACCTCAGTTTGTTGATTTAGATGCAGAGGCTGTTAATCCAAGAACTAATTTATTAGTAAAGAATGTTCCTAGTAACATAGATTTAGATATAGAATCTGTAAGTCCAAGAAATAATTTATTAGCATTTAATCAAGCACAGTTTTTGGATTTGGACGCTGTAGCTGCTCCAATAAGAACAACATTGTTGTCAAGCAATGTACCTTCAAATATTGATTTAGATGCACTTGCTAATTCTGAAAGAAATGCTTTATTAGCAAATAACATCCCATCAATAATTGATTTAGATAATTTAGTTGCTCCATTTAGAACTAATTTATTATCTAGTAATCAAATTAATCAAATAAATTTAGATGCTTTAGCACAACCACAAAGAGATAATTTATTAAGTTCTAATCAACCACAATTTGTAAGCTTAGATTTAGAAGCACAGCCAATAAGAGAATCATTGTTAGCAAAAAATGATCCAGATGGATTTGATCTCGGTGTTAATGTGTTTATTGGTGGAACAAGTGTTTTCTTAGGAGTTTCTAATTTAGATATTAATGGAGCAATAATAAGAGCTTTAAATAAATTAAAAAATCAATTTATAGCAACTCTCCAAAGTCCTGATACTGATTTTCCACATTGGAACTTAATGGGACCTTCATTTAATCAAAATGTAAAAGGTAATGGCGAATGGGTGGCTCTTGCTCAACAAAGACAGTTAGAAATGAATGTCATGGGTCTTCATGGAAGACGATTTGGTGATATTGGAGCATCTTTCTATACTGCAAAGGGATTAGGTCCGGGACAGTATATTCCTAATTATCTTGCGAATCGTGTAAAAGGAGATAAAGAGGCTACAAATTCGGTACCTGCTCAAGTTATAAATGCTAATAAAGGATTATATCTTGGTAATCATGCTGAATTAATTTTAAAACCAGAAATTGGTTTAGATGGAACACCTTCTACTGAATTGGGCACAAGTCAGTCAATGATGGCTCAAACAAATCCTACTCAACAAATTGAGGTTGACTTTAGAAGACATAGACGTGGAGTTAGTAATATCATAAACACTATAAGAAATGGAGGTAATTCTTTATTAAATCAAAATTACCAATCTCAAAAAAGCAGAGAATTTGTCATAGGTTATGATGCATTTGGAGCCCCTAAAAGAGCAAAACAAAGATATACTATTGTAAACCCTTACAAAGGTGCAACCTCTTCAAAAAATTTAATATTCTCAATTGAAAATCTTGCAATACCAGACACTTCTTCTGATGTTAAAAAAATGTTTTTTCCTCCATATATTGAAAAATTCTCTCATAATTCTCAAGCAGATTGGAATGAACAATTTTTCCTTGGTAGACCAGAAGCATTGTACACTTACTCAAAAGGCAGTAGAAAGGGAACAATTTCATTTTTCATATTAACAGATTATGCACAAAAAGTTGATATGGGTGTAAATTGGAATTTATACACAACGTATCAAGAAACATTTAATGATAATTTTACAGAAACAACAATATCAAAAGATCAAATTAACGGTGTTTCTATAGATAACCAATTAGGAGCTGAAATAAAATCAACTAAAGAACAAATTATAAAATTAAATGAACAACTTGATGTTTATAATAAAAAATTAAATAACCCAGTAAACGGAGAAACTAGTGATTTAACACAAAAAATAGAAGATTTAAACAATGAAAAATTAGCTTTAGAAGCTAAACAAGCTGAACTAATAAATAAAACTGAAGAAAATATATATACAGAACAAAGAAAAGGATTTAATAATGTTTATGCAGATTTATTAAATACTGGTACAGTTCCAGATGATAGATATGGTGATGTTGTTTCATCTTTATCTAAAACAGCTGATAGACTTGCTAATATGAAAAAGAATCTATTATTTCAACCAGCATTTTTCTCCGGTTCAAAAGTGGATTTTAGAAATAGAGTAAAATTTATTGAAAAATTAACTAAACCTGCTAAAAACCCTAGTGCTAGATCCGGATTCAATTTCATAACTCCTCCAATATGTAAAATGAAATTAGGGGATTGGATTGATCACTATGTGTTATTTGATAGTGTTGATTATGATTATAAAGAAGGGACTTGGACATTAGATAGCTTTGGAGAAGAAGATGGGTTAGTTACAGACGGAGTACAACCTCTTATGGTTGCCGTTACGCTTGGTTTTAAAATACTTGGTAAATATGGGGCTAGTATTAATCCTGACATTGCTCCACCATTAGCAAGTGATACTGACGGATTCTTTGGAATACTAGCAAAAACACAAGATAATCCTGATGATACACTTAAAAAAGATAATGACATAAAACCAAATGAACCGGTTACAGGTGAACCAACACCATCTTCAGGAACATTAATAACAGGACTTCAACCCGCACAGGGATTCAGTTCGTTTGGTCTATTTGGAAAATAATAATATTTACTTTAAAAATAAAAAAAATAATTTAGAAAAATGCCAGTTTCAAGATATGCAAAGTTAAAATTTAATGGAGAGATGAGATCTCTTCCTAAGATAAAAATTAGTAATAGATCTACTGATATTTTTGTTACATACAATCCAAACAAAACTAGACTTGATAGAATAGCCGCAGATGCTTATGGTGATGATACTTTGTATTGGTTAATATTGTTAGCCAACCCACAATATTATATGGAATTTAATATACCCTCTGGCGCAGTAATAAGAGTTCCTAATCCGATATCAGATGTTTTATCTGAATTTAATTCAAAAATACTTAGTAGTAACTATAATTAAAAATGGCAGTAATTCATACTAAAGATAGTGAAATTAGACCACAAGATTTAACACTGGATTTCTATCTAGAAGCAACTCCTATTGGAGGAGGTAAACCTATTAATATGACTGGTCTTGATTCTTATAGAATAGGTCCATTTCAAAGTAATTTAGGATTTGGTATTACTAGTATTGATATAGATATAAAGCCAAACTTACAGCCTGTAGTAAGTATAACATTTAAAGATTTATATGGAAATTTAATTTTTAATGATCAAGAATCAGAATTTAATTATAAAGTATTATTTCAATTACCATATCCAAAATTTAGATTATATGTTAAAGGATACCTTGGAAAACCTGTAAGTTTTTTATTACAAGTTAAATCCGTAAAAACAACTTTTGTACCAACAGACGGAAGTTATGAAATTAAAGCAGAATTTGTTCCTAATGTTTTTGGTTTTCTTAATGATATACCATATCAATTTTTGTTTGCTGTAAAAGAATTAAAAAAAATTAATGGCGATACTACAAACGGATCTGATAGTTCTATTATTGAAATAGCAAAAGTTGGTTTTGATATAAACATTCAAATTCAACAAGCTACAGATAAATATGGCCCATTAATTTCACAATTACAAACATTTTCTGGAAACTATAATGCAATTGGTACTGCTTTTCGAGATGGAACATTAAAATTAGATCCAATTCTCGGAGATAGTGATTTAATTGGAAAAAATTTTAAATCAATATCATTTAATATTAATACAAAAAACCCAAAAGGCGAATTACTCAATAAAATAGCAGATAATCAATTAGAAGTTTATGGTAAATCAATTTTTTTAAGCATAAATTCAACAACGCAAATAAATCTTAATGATGACTTTAAAAAATTAAGTGCTTCTACAACAATAGATTCTGTACAAATTCAAGAAGCAAATGTAAAAAAAATACTAAATGAAAATTTAAAAATAGTACAAGATCTATCAAAAACACAAGCTTATTCTAGTGTAGAAAATAAAGTTTTAGATACCCAATCAATAGGCAATGTAATGACAAGATTGGCTGGTGATTGTGCTTATATTCTCGGATATATTTTAGAAGGTGGTCTTGCAGGATTTAATAGTGATAGTAGTAGGCTAACAAATAATGAAATATTTGGCAACTATTATCCTTTGTTTGAAAATAAAAACCCAAATGCTGAAGCAACTACACTTGGAGAACAAATTCCATGGAATGGAGCTGATACACAAGAAATAGCAAAAGTTAAGGAATTTGTTAAAGCATTTTATATTGGTAATCAAGAAGCTAATAAAGTAATTGATGAAGTTCAAGCCAAAAAAGAAGGTACTGAAAGTGCAGATCCAACTCAAGGTGCTACACCCGGAACTTTTAGTAAAAAAATTGGAAACGCTGAAACATTTAGAGATAATTCACCATACTTTGCAACCGCTGATTCTATAATTGTTAATTTAATTCAAAGAGCAGGATTGTTAGGTTCTGGATTTGGTGGTTCTGTTGCTGATATTAGTGGATCACCTGCTCAATTTTATATTGATTCTGAATTAGAAAATGTCAAAGAATTAGTGAATCAATTAAAGGGAAATGAAAAAGAAACTTTAACAAGATTTTGTAAGGTAATAAGAGAAAGTTGGGATGGCACAGGTGCTTTTAAATCCCCGCAAAAATTTAATTATACTACAAGTGCAAACTTAACACTTAAAAATTATTTAGCTGGATATTTTGGAAAATTCCCTAAAGCTCCTGAAACAGCTCAATTTTATAACAAAGACGCATCAACTCTTAAATCTGTATATACTTATAACAATGATATTTTATATCATAATCCTAAAAGTCTTAAAGATGTCGCTACTACTCTAGGTGGACCCAATACAAATAATCTATTTAATAATAATCTTTTAGGTGATGGTAACGACATAATAGTGTATGCTTCTCCCAAGGATGGTAATCCTGTCCAAGCTGCCCAAAGTTTAATTAGTGAAAAGTTAGCCGATACAGCTACTTTTGATCCTTCTATGGGAGATCCTAAAGTTCCAATTACTGGAACTACAAGTTCAGCATTTTATCAAATGTTTAGAGCAACAGATTTGATTAAAACTGATGATAAAAATAAATCTGTTTTCATTGATTATTATAATTTATTAGGTAATCCTGATGCAAATGGAATTTATACTTCAGTTTATTTTACACCACAACAAATGTTTGTTCAACATTCTAAAAGTGGTGGAGCACAAGGTTCAGCACCAAAACCTAATGATTTTATTTTTAGATTATTGGATGGTAAAACAATGAAAAATGCTAGTTCATATGTTATAGATTTAGACAATACATTAACTAGATCTTATTTATACTTTTTTTGTGGCGCTATATTAGATCCTAATAAAACATATTTAAGTTTAACAGATTCAGAAGTAAAAAAGAAAAAAGTACAAGATGCACAAACAGCTTCTGCTTTTGGCGGAGGCGGAGCATTTACAGACATAGCCACAACAGAAGTTACAGGGCCACAACCTTACACATATGATCAAGCTGAAATTAACGCTGTTTATACACAATTTCATCATATTTGTCAAGCATGGATTGCTTTAGCAAATATTAATGATTTAGAAGGAAATGGGAGCTTGCCTGCTGGTACAAACTCTAGATCGATGAATTTAAGAACAGCTTTAGAAAATGCATACAGATCAACTGACAAAAATTCTTTTTTCTATTTGAATTTTCAATTTCCATTAGCAAATCAAGTTACTGCTGGTATAGATATTAAAGATGCTATTATTAATACAGATTCATTATTAGAAAATAATTCTCAGACATCGACTCTTAATATGATGCAAAATATTTGCACTACGAATAATTTTTTATTACAACCTATTCCCGGTGGAATAACTGATGACCTGCGTGATATTTTTTTGCCAACAAATGGATTAGATTATGGTGCTGGTAAAAACGCTTTATCAATTATTTGGGCCCCTACACCAGAAAATAGATTATTAAAAAATAATAGTAATGAATCAATTTATCCAGACGATACTTTCTTTGATCAATTAAATAAAATAGATCAACCTATTTTAGGTTTACGATATGGCGATCCTAATAATGTAATCGTAAAATCAATTAAGGCTGGAACAGATGACAATAAAGTAACATCTGAAAGTATACAAGCAACAAGTGATATTGCAAATCCTCAAAATCAAAATAAAAGAAAAAGTTTTGATTGTTCTATGTTAGCAGTAATGCAAGGAAGAAGTTATAAAATATCTTTAGATTTAATTGGTAATGCTCAGTTGTATCCAACACAATTAATAGCAGTTGAAGGTCTTCCTATTTTTACTGGTTTATATTGGATAACAGAAGTTCAACATAAAATTACTCCTAACAACATGGAAACTACCATTGATGCAGTTAAAATGAAGTATGGTGGTGGTGAAAATTTTGCTGCTGTAATGCCAATTACAAGAACAAGTTTAAAAAGTTATGATGGCGGTGGATCTGTTGGTGGTGGAGGCGGAACAGAAAATCTTGGTTTTGGTGGTGATTTAAATTATACATTTTTACAAAAAATAAAAAATAAAAAAATAACAAAAACAGACGATATAAATCCGATTATAAAAGAATTCACCAAAAATAAATATAATGATTTTGCCACTTGGTTCAATGCTGAATTAGCTGGAAATAAAAAACCTTTATGTAATGCTAAAATAAATGCAGCTAATTTTAAGAGTGTTTGGGATTTTCTTATACCTATAGTTTGGCCTGATTATGGAACATCAGGGTGCAATTTCTTAGAATTTGTTGCACTTAATGCTATTATTTATGAAGAAACTGGAGGTAGTTATCAAAGTAAGCACGAAGGAATGAATTCTTTAAGTAATGCTGAACATCCCGGAATAGCATATGCGTTTGATGCTTATGCGTTACCAGCTACTAATGGTAAAGATGCTCGTAGCAAAGCTTCTTATAATAAAGCTCCAAATAAAACTGCAGGAGAATTATTTAATAATCCAAATTATATTGATGCATTCAAAGGTCTTAAATTTGGTACCGATCCTAAAGTTGCCAAATCTAATGATGCAGCTTGGAAAGGAACAACTTTTCCAAAATCTTTATTTGCAAATGTTCAAGATGCAGCAACTACAAGTTCTACTTTTATTAGTGAAGCAGACTTTTATAAATTTGCTGGCAGAGGATTCATTCAAAGTACTTGGAGAAGTCAATACGAAAAATTTGTAGAGTTTATTTTAACATACATTGGAACTGATTCTATTGTAAGAAAATATCAAGGTAATTGGAAAGCAAGTCCATACAATGGAAACAAAGAAGTGATATTAACAAAATCTTCTAATGCTGATTGGGACGATTTATTTACATCTGGAGCAATACAAGGTTTTGCAATATATACTCATGCAAAATCTTCTAAATACCAATATATGGCTCCTCTTGATAAGCCAAAAGAAGAATTAATTAGAGCAATTGAAAAAGAAGCAAAAAAAGTTAATGCTGGAGACGATTATCAAAAAGTACATAGAACTAGAGTTTATACAATTTTAGATACATTATATCCTGAGGGTGCTGTTGCCCCTTCTGTTCCATTTAATTCAAATGCAACTACTAGTTTAGCACCGCCCAACGAAGAAGGACAACGAAATGCAGACAATACATGTACATCGGTTAAAAGAGGAAATAGTTTTATATGGATACACACTGGTAAAGAGAAACAATTTTTCAAGAGAGAAGTTCGTTCTATAACTTTACATTTCACTGCTGGATATGGTAGGAATGCAGTAGATACAGTTGACCACGTAGGAAGTTGTGGAGGTCCATTTAAAACAGGAGGTATTCATTACGCAATAGATTGGCAAGGAAAAACTGCAGCTGGTATACCAGAGGATATCTATTCTGTTCACGGTAATAGTTGGAATGACCATGGAATAGGAATTGAAATGTGTAATTTAGGAAAAATGGAACCTAGGCCAGATAAAGGTAATGGTGATAATGGAAATCCTATTTTTTATAGCCCTGCTGGAGGAAGATTCCATTATGATGGTCAAAAATTTATGGGTTCAATCATGCCTCCTAATGTTAATTTAGGATTTAATTGGTTAGGTTATCAATATTATCAAGAATATACTGATGCTCAAATTGTAGCATTAGAAAAATTAATAAGAGAATTGTTTACAAGGTATCCAAAAATACAACAGGCTATACAAGGTCAAAATCTTTGGTCGTTTACATTTAGAGCTGTTGATGGAAAACCAGCACCGGGAAGTACACCAAGAGTACCTAAATATGGAAAAGGCAATTCAGCCAATTATGGTATTTTCACTCACTGGTCTTCTAATGGTGGTACTCATACTGATTCTGCTCCAACGCCTAAATTGGTCGCAATGTTAAAAAGATTAGGAATGAACGAAGGTTAATTATAAAATTATAATTTTTTTTTCTTACATTTGTAGGAATGAAAGTTATAAAAACTAATTTTTGTCAAATTTTTACGTCTGAGTCAAATATAAACTCATATTCTTTTGAATATGATAATTATTGCGTTGGAATAAACACATATAAAGATTTTAATTTAAATGAAGATTTTGCAATACCAACAATAATAATTGGCTGGAGTTTTGTAAAAAATAATTTTGATAAGGTTAAAATCTCTCAAAAAAGAATAAGGAAAAATTTGTATTGGACTTTCTCTCCGGAGGAAGATTTGGAAATAAATGAAAAAGATTTAAAAAAATTTCTTAATAAATCTTTAAAAGAATATCTTCCCCAAAATTATAAAACTTTTGATTGTGTTTTAGATGGTGACATAAATGATAATTTAGAAAAAATATTTTCTAATAAAATCAATTTTTGTTTTTTATCATCAAATGATATTCTATATGTTTTCAATGATAAATCATTTTGTGGTATTAACTTAAATTCAATTGATTATACTTTTTTAAATAAAAAAGATTTCTTAAAAAATATCATAAAAAAATACAATTTAGTTTTTTTTAATTATGATAATTTTACATACTATTCAAATCTAAATGAATTTGAAATTCAAACATTAGAAAACATTTGTTGGATGTGCAGTAATTTTATTTTGACTGAATCCAGTTTGCATAAATTTTCTCCTTATCCAATTAATGAGAAATATTTTGTATTTCTAATGAACAAATTTTATGATGTACTTAATTGTGATATAGCAAAGAATAAAGATATTTTAAGTAGATTTAATAAAAAAGATCAAATAACTAATTGGCTTTCAAATAAAATAATAAATTTTTCTAACGGAAAGAAATTAATTTTAAAATATTCAAATAAAAGAACTATTACTGGAAGGATTAATTGTGTTGATAAAAGATTTAACCCACAACTTTTACCAAAAAACAGCGAATTAAGAAATGAAATCGTTTCAGGATTTAATAAAGGCCAAATAGCAATTTTCGATTATGTTTCTTTTGAAACCAAACTTTCAGTTTATTTAACTAAGGATGAGAGTTTTATTGAAAAATTAAAAAATAGTGATCTTCACTTAGAAACATCTAAAATAATTTTTGGTAAGCCTGATATTACTCCAGAACAACGAAAAATTGGAAAACAAATAAATCACGCTATAATATATGGTGTTGGAAATGATAAACTCAAATCAATTTTACAAGAAAATAAATTAAGTATAAAATTAATTGATAAGATAAAAGAATTTCTCAAACCTATAATTGATAATTCAAAAAAATTATCCGAAAATTTTAAAGAAAAAGGATTTATTATAAATCCTTATAATACAATAGTTTATCCAAATAAAGAATGGGCTGCTTATAATAACTATGTCCAATCAATAGCAGCAGATATGGTTGTTGATAAACTTTTTAAAATAAAAGAACTCTTAAGTGATAAAAAAAGTCAATTTATGTATCAGGTATTTGATTCTTTTGTTTTTGATATCCATCCGGAAGAAATGTATTTATTAGAAAATATTAGAAATATTCTGGAAAAAAATGGGAAATATAATTTTGATATTCAATACATTACAGGAAAAAATTTAATGGAATGTACTGAACAAAATATTGAAGAAGAAATTGATTCTATAAATTGATTTTTTCATTTATATGTATTACTTTTAATATCTAACATTTTAAAAAATTATAATAAATGCAATTAGTTGTTAAGAAAAAAATTGGAAAAGAGGTTGTTACTTTTATGGTTGAAGGTAAAAATCCTTATGAGTGTCAAATGGAAGCTCAAAAATTATCTTTTGGAGATATTGAAGAATGCGGAGTGTGTGAAAGTGACAACATTCATTTGAATGCAAGATTAGCTCAAAATAAATATAAATATCTTGAAATCAAATGTTATAAATGTAAAGCAAGTTTAGTATTTGGTCAAACACAAGAAGATCCTAATACTTTTTATTTACGTAGAGATAAGGAATCTAAAAAATATGACTGGAAACCTTACAATCCTGAAATGAGCGAATAATATAAAATATTAAAATCATGGCTACAAAAACTAAAAAAACTCCCGCAAAGAAAACTGCGAAGAAAACTGCGAAGAAAACTGCAAAAAAAACTACAGTAAAAGCAAAGGTTACTAAAAAAGAAGAAAAACCTGTTGTTGAAGTTTGGTTAGAAGAATCATACGTTCACTATATGAGCAAGGGTCCAATTTTTATTAGCGCAGAAACACATCCTGAATTAGAAGGAATGACTTTAGAGGAAATGAAAGAATATATTCAGGAAAACAAGTATGATATGGCTCCAATAGATAATGAATATGCTGAAAACATTATAGATGAATTAAAGGAGTACGATACTGTAAAGGATAAATACTTGGACGAAGAAGAAAATATATTTTTTAATAATTAAAATAAAATAAAATGGCAAAGAAAAAAACCGAAGACAACGATGATATTTCATTAGCGAATTTTACCGGTACTCGTAGTGATGATGAATTAACACAGGAAGAATTAGAAGCTCAATTTGATTCTGAAGCTCCAAAAGAAAAACCTAAAAAGAAAATTGTAGTAAAAGAGAAAAAACAATTTTCATTAGCTGATTTTAAGAAAAACATAAAACATGAAGAGGTTCCAAAAAAACCTGTTTCATGGATTCCGATGTCACCAGCATTTCAAGAAACTACACATCTTCCGGGAATACCAGAAGGTCATATTTCAATGGTGTTTGGACGAAGTGACGTTGGTAAAACAACTATGTTAGTTGAGTTAGCAGTAAGTGCTCAACAAAATGGGATTTTACCTGTTCTTATTATAACAGAAAATAAATTCTCAAAAGAACGTGCAGCCACAATGGGATTAGATCTAGAGAATTGTATTTTGAAGGATGGAATAGAATATATTGAGGAAGGAATTGATTTCATGAAGGAAATGCTCGATTATCAAGAAAGTGGAGAATTACCACAAGATATAGTTTTCCTTTGGGATAGTGTTGGTTCAACTCCATCAAGAGCAGAATATTTATCAAACGAAGAAGGCAAAGGAAGAGCGATGATGGAAACTGCTAAATTATTAAGAGAAAAAATCCACAGATATATGTGGCATAGAATAACAGCAACCCAAAAGCAGGATTTTCCTTATAATGCAACAGCTTTTTTTGTAAGTGGTGCATATCCGCAAAGTTCTCCGGGCCAATCTCAACCATCTTTAGTACATAGTGGTGGCGATGGAATTTATCTTGCTGCAACTTTAGTATTTAGAATGGGTGGTGTAATGTCAAGATCCTCTAAAGTAACAGCGGTTAAAGATGGTAATGAGGTAGGATTTGCAATTAAATCTGCATTAGTAGTTGATAAAAACCATATTACAAACGTAACTTCAAAAGGTAAAATTGTTTGTACTGATCACGGTTTCATTATGGATGATAAAAAAGCTATTGATGAATACAAAAAGAAATATAAAGATGATTGGGATTTGAATTTTGACAAATTTTGGGATCAAGTTACAGCAGATGAATAATGAAGACATTGATTGTAGATGGGAATTGGAATCTGAAAAGAAATTTCATGAAGCTCAATGAAATGTTTTCATTGAAAGGTGAACATTGTGGAGGGTCTTTTGGTTTTCTTGATAGTTTACGTTCTGTTGTGAATTATGTTTTCCCAGATAGAGTTGTCGTAATGTGGGATGGAGAAGCTTCCGGTAAATCAAGAAAGGAAATCTATCCATCCTATAAAGGCAACAGAGATAAATCATGGTTACATAGTTCACAACATATGAGCGATAACATATACAAGTATGAAGAACAAAGAAAATACAGTATATTAAATCAAAAAATAAAAGTCAAAAATTATCTTGAAGAGTTATTTATTCGCCAGCTTGAAGTTGATTTTATTGAAGCTGATGATTTAATTGCTGGATATGTTCAATATTTAGATGAAAATGAACAAGTAGTAATATATAGTTCAGATCAAGATTTTTACCAATTAATCAATGAAAATGTTTCAGTATTAAGACCATCTGATAAAAAATTAATTACTATCCATAATTTTAAAGAATTATTTGGATATGATATAAAAAACGTTTTACTGCTTAAATGTTTTGAAGGTGATGATTCTGATAATATTACTGGTATTGAAGGTATAGCTTTAAAAACAATATTAAAATTCTTTCCAAAGTTCGTAGATGAGGAATATGATATTGATAGAGTAATTTCAGAGAGTGTTGAACTTTATAAAACAAAAAAATTAAAAACACTTGAAAAAATAATTGGCTCCAGAAGAATTTTTGAGAGAAATAAAAAACTTATGAATTTAAAAGAACCTTTTTTGCCTGAAGAATCTTTAAGTGAGATAGAAGAGTTAAAAAATTGTATCATATATACTAATGATAATTTTAATGATAGAAGTATAAACAATGCAATGAAAATGATGATTAAAGATGGGTATACAAAACTTGTTTATAATAATGATATGGAATCATTCTTCAAGCCTTTTTATAGATTAGTTACAAAAGAAAAAGAGTATAGTAAAAAAGTTTTAAATAGTTAATGTGTTATGGAATCAAATGAAAAAGAACTTCTCCAAAAATTAAGAGAAGCCGGTAAAAAAAATTATTTTACTTTAACTTTAAGTCTTAATGGAAAAGTTATTGAAGAACTTGATTTTCCCGCTGATAAGTATGATCCTAAAACATTAATTGAAACTAGAACTTATTTTTTAATGACTGATCTTAAAAAAAAGGTTTTAGAAATATATGCTGAAAAAGAAAAAGAAATTCAAAACAAAAACAAAGAAGAGCAAGTAAATAAATTGTGGAAGAACTTTGAAAATGAAAAATAAAAATTATAATTTTACAGCATGGAAAATAACTCTAACGAGATTAAATCTACTATAATAAACATAAAAGATAACAACGTATTATTAGATGAAAATTTTCAAATAAAGCTAATAAAACTTATTATAGAAGATGAGAAATTCTCAGAACAAATATTAGAAATTTTAAAACCGGATTATTTTGATTCAATTCTTACAAAAATAATTCTCAAGTACATAGTTGATTATTACGGTAAGTACAATCTAATTCCTGAGTATAATACAATAACTAATCTGATTAATGAAAAAGAATCGGATTCTGTTTTAAAAGAACGCCTTATTGATTTACTACATATTTTAAAAGATTTAAATGTTACTGATAAACAATTTGTCAAAGACATTTCAATTGATTTCTGTAGAAAACAATCACTTAAAAAAGGTTTATTAGAAGCAGCAGAAAGTTGGGAGAAAGGTGATTATGAATTAATACAAAAAATAATTACTGACTCTATTAAGCTTGGAGAAATAAAAGATAGTGGACACAATTATATCGAAGATCTTGAAAAAAGATTAGTACGACAACATCGTAAACCAGTTCCTTGTTTAGATTTATTAGATGAACAAATTGGTGGAGGGTTATCAGGTGGAGAATTAGGAGTAATTTTATCTCCAACAGGTGGCGGTAAATCAATGATGTTGGTAAAGTTTGCATCTACTGCGCTTCTGCTTGGAAAAAATGTTGTTTACTATAGCTTGGAATTAGCTGAACGTGTAATTGGAAATCGTTTTGATGCTTGTTTAAATGATATTCAATTAAAAAATGTTTTAGATAACCCTGATGCTATTCGTGAAAGAATTGAAGAGTTAAAGAAAATGGGAGGAAATTTATTTATTAAAGAATTTCCAACAGGTTCTGCAACTGTTAATACAGTAAGAAATCATATTAAAATATTAGAAAGGGACGGATTTCGACCAGATGAAATATTTGTTGATTATGCTGATATCATGAAGCCTACATCAACTTATGCAGAAAAAAGACATAGTTTAACTCAAATCTATGAAACTTTAAGAGCTTTATCTATGGAGTTAGATATTCCCATTTGGACAGCCTCTCAGGCGGGACGTTCTGCCATCAATTCAGCTAGATTTGATTTAAGTGTTATTTCAGAAAGTTTAGGAAAAGCTCAAACGGCAGATGTTATATTAGGTTTGGCTAGAACCGATGAAAATAAAAGAGAGAAAAAAGCACAATTAATAGTATTGAAAAATAGAAATGGTAATGATGGTTTTGAATTACCATTACTATTTGATACTTCTAAAGTTTTCATTGAAATTGATAGAACTGGACAACCTTCTCATGGACTTGAAAATATTGCACCTCACGTTGCAATGATTGAACAACAAGCAATTCAAAGTATAAGTTCACAATTATCTGCAGAAGATTTTGAGGAGTAGTAACCAACTCATTTTCAACGACAAAAAAGTTTTTAATAATTTATAATTTTTTTTAATTTTTTATTATTTATGTAAAAGAAAAAAGTTTTATTTTTTTTTAAACCAAATAAATATAAGTCATTTATAATCAATTAGTTACGTAAAAACATCATAAAAAAAATGATGTTTTTTTTGTCTAAAACAAAAAGAAAAATATAAAAAAATAACAAAAAATATGGAATTACAAATCGAAAAAAAAGAAGAAAAAATGGATGAAAATTTAAAAATTTACTCTAGAGATGAAGTATTCAAAGCTTGTTTAGAATATTTTGAAGGAGATGAATTAGCAGCTCAAGTTTGGATTAATAAATATGCCTTGAAGGATAGTATGGGTAATATTTATGAATTAACTCCAAATGATATGCATAAAAGAATTGCAAAAGAATTTGCGAGAATTGAAGCCAACTATGAAAATGGATTAGGAGAAGAAGAAATCTTTGATTTAATTAAAAGATTTAAATACATAGTTCCCCAAGGTAGTCCAATGGCAGGTATTGGAAATAATTTTCAATATGTATCAATTTCAAATTGTTTTGTAATTGGTAATTCTAATGAAGGTGACTCTTATGGTGGTATCTTAAAATTAGACCAAGAATTAGTACAGTTACAAAAAAGAAGAGCTGGCGTAGGTCTTGATTTATCATTTATTCGTCCAAAGGGAACTGCTGTAAAAAATAGTGCTTTGACAAGTACTGGTGTTGTTCCTTATATGGAAAGATTTTCTAACTCTACTAGAGAAGTCGCTCAAGATGGAAGAAGAGGTGCTTTAATGGAATCATTCTCTATTGTTCATCCTGATGCGGAAGATTTTATTGATGCTAAAATGGATCCAACAAAAGTTACTGGTGCAAACGTATCAGTAAGAATTAGTGATTCATTTATGGAATCAGCATTATCTGAAACTCCATTTACTGCAAAATTTCCTGTTGATAGCAATAATCCAACTTTCACAAAAGAAGTTAATGCAACTAATTTATGGAAAAAGATTGTACACAATGCTTGGCAACGTGCTGAACCGGGAATTTTATTTTGGGATACGATCATTCGTGAATCTATTCCTGATTGCTACGCAGATTTAGGTTTCAAAACTATTTCAACGAATCCATGTATCGTTGGAAATACTTTAATTGCAGTTGCTGACGGAAGAAATGCAGTCACAATAAAACAGCTTGCTGAAGAAGGTAAAGATGTTCCAGTGTACTCTGTAAATTCAAAAACGGGTCAAAGAGAAATAAAATGGGGTAGAAATCCAAGATTAACTAAAAATAAAACTGAAGTTTGGAAACTAGTTTTAGATGATGGAAGTGAATTAATAGCGACTCCTGATCACAAAATTTTGACGAAAAATTTAAAATATGTTGAATTAAAAGATCTAAAAAAAGGTGATTCATTGAATCCTTTTTATTCATTTGAATCAAATGGTTATAGACAAATTTCATCAGTTGGAGCCAAAATGTCTGGTGGAGCATTTAGAAATAGAAGACAATATAGAATTGTACACGAATTCATATCAAACAATGTTGTTGATTCAAAAAAATATGCAATTCATCATAAAAATTTTGATTCAAAAGACGACCGATATGAAAATTTAGAAGTTTTATTACATGAGGATCATAATTTAATTCATAGAGAAAAAATGATAGGGAAAAATAACCCATATTATAAAATGTCTAACGAGTGGAAATTAAAATTTGCAACTCATAATGGTGCTGAAAACGGACGATATTTAAATGTTACCAACGAGGAGTTATTAAAAGAGGGTGAAAAAATATTTGAAAAAAACGGAAAATTAACTTATAAATTATGGCTTAAACATGCTAAAGAACATAGTTTACCACAATTTATTCAGAATGAATTCAGGTTTAAAACTTGGAATAATTTTAAAAATCAAGTAGCCACAAATCACAAAGTAGAATCGGTTGAATTTTATGGTTATGAAGATGTTTATAATATCACAGTAGACGATAATCACAATTATGATATAATTACAAAATTCGATGATAATAAATACATCGTTTCTGCTGGAATTACTGTAAAAAATTGTGGCGAAATCACTCTTTGTGCTGATGACTCTTGTCGTTTATTATGTTTAAATTTATATTCTTATGTAGAAAACCCATTTACTGAAAATGCTTATTTCAATTGGGATTTATTTAAGAAACATGCAGTTATAGCCCAACGATTAATGGATGATTTAATTGATCTTGAGATTGAAAAAGTTGATAGAATTTTAGAGAAAATTGATTCTGATCCAGAAGATGAATTTTTAAAATTAACTGAAAAAAATCTTTGGACAAACATTAAACACAAATGTACACAAGGTAGAAGAACTGGTCTTGGTGTAACTGCAGAAGGTGATATGGTTGCAGCTTTAGGAATTACTTATGGTACAGATAAGGCAAATGATATTACTGAAGAAGTTCATAAACAATTAAAATTATCAGCTTATCGTTCTTCAGTAAATTTAGCTAAAGAAAGAGGATCATTCCCAATTTACGCTTCAATTAAAGAAGGAAATAATCCTTTTATCAATAGAATTAAAGAAGAAGATATGGAACTTTATGCTGATATGATGAAGTACGGAAGAAGAAACATTGCTCTTTTGACGATTGCTCCTACAGGATCTGTTTCTATTATGACTCAAACAACTTCTGGAATTGAACCTGCATTCTTAATATCATATATGAGAAGAAGAAAAATTAATCCTAATGATAAAGATGCAAGAGTTGATTTCGTTGATCAAGTTGGAGATAGTTGGCAGAATTATCCGGTGTTTCACCATAAATTTATTGATTATTTGAAAGCTAAAGGTTATGATAAAGCTCAAATAGAAAATCTTAACGAAACTGAAATAAAAAACTTAATTGAAGGATCCCCATATCACAAAGCTACTTCCAATGATGTTAATTGGGTGAAGAAAGTAGAAATGCAAGGAAGAATTCAAAAACATGTTGATCATAGTATTTCAGTTACCGTAAACCTTCCAAATGAAATTACTGAAGAAATCGTTGGTAAAGTTTATGAAACAGGTTGGAGAAGCGGCTGTAAAGGAATTACAGTATATCGTGACGGTTCAAGAAGTGGTGTATTGATTTCAGAAGAAACTAAGAAAGAAGAAGAAAAGAAAAAAATATTTGAAGATAATCACGCACCAAAACGTCCTAAGTTTTTAGATGCTCAAGTTCATAGATTTATGAACAAAGGTGAAAGATGGATTGCGTTTGTTGGTTTATTAGATGGAAGACCATATGAAATATTTACTGGTTTGGAAGATGCATTTAGAATTCCAAAAAATGTTGAAAATGGTCAAATTAGAAGATTAAAATTAGAAGAAGCATCAAGATATGATTTTATTATAAATCCAAAGTCAGATGATGTTATGGTCGTTGAAGGTCTTTCAAATGCATTTGAAGTTACCTATCACAATTATGCAAAAATGATTTCTGGTATTTTACGTCATGGTATGCCATTGGAATATGTTGTAGAGATGGTAGAAAAATTAAATCTTGACGAAGAAAGATTGGATACTTGGAAAAATGGAATTATCCGTACTATTAAAAAATATATTAAAGATGGTACTAAAGCAAGAAATTCAAAATGTGTCAATAATGATCCAGATTGTGCTTTACAATACACTGAAGGTTGTTTAAGTTGTCCGAAATGCGGTTTAAGCAAGTGTGGATAATTGAATAATTATAATTTAAAAAACCCGCAGAAATGTGGGTTTTTTTTATTTTAAATAATTTTGTTTTATATTTATTAAAAATGTAAATTTACAATGTCAAAGAAAATTAAATACCACGAATTAAAAGAGATTGTTTTGAAAGCAGTCAAAAATCATTTGAAAAAAATGAAAAATGAAGGTGATACTGAAACAGCTCCTGTAAAAACTCCTCCGAAAACAACCCCAGATAAAAAGCCTAATCCTTTAAAAATACCTAAACCGGGACCTAATACACGTCCTAATCCAAAGGCTGAAGATAAAGGTCAAGAGGTAGTTGTAAAAGGAAATGGTGTTAATGAAATTAAAAAATTTTTAAAAGAAAATGACGAAAGAATAAGATTTCGTCAATTATTAAAAGAAGCACCACCTATGGACATTGATAATCCAAGATACGGAGAACCTGCATCAAGCTTTAAAAGTGGAATTGAAGGTCAAGGACCATCACCTTTCAGTGATATTGAATTCTTACAGAAAAAACAAATGAATAAATCTACACTTGAAAAACTTGGAAGTGAAGAATTTAATTCAATTGTCAATACGTTAGTTGATGCTGGTGATTTAAGTATGCAAGCTATTTATACTTCTTTGCAATCTATTATGACTATTGAATCTCGTCATAAAAGACAATTAGAAGAATTAGCAATTGAAACTGTAGCAAGAAATTTTGGTTTACCTGATGAGGTAAAAGAAATGATTGTTGCACGATTAACTCCAGATGAAAATATTGAAATGGATGGGGATGATGAAAATCCAATTGAAGCTGTTGAAGCTGAATTAACAGATGAAGAAAAAGAATTAGCAAAAAAATACATTGATAAAAGAAAAATTCAAAATGCTCTGATGATGGGTTCTGGTTATAGAGCTCATAAGCTATTTGACGGAGTTAAGGCATCATTAGATGCTATTGATGATAGATTGTATCCATTGTATGAAAAATTCATGCCTAATGTGGAATTTCAACTATGGAAAATAGAAATGCCAGTAGCAGGAAGACAAAATTGGGGTAAATGTGAAATTGATAAAGAATCAGGAGAAGGAAAAGCACAAGCAAAATTATTTTTAATTCTTTTACATGAAACTGCAAAAATTGCTGTTGAGTTACTTTTCTTACAAAGTATTGAGGATATCGCTCAAGAACATGGTGAGGAAATGAGTAAATACGTAATTTCTCAAGCAGATAAATATGAAGAAGAACAATGGATGAAATTAATTGGTCCACGTCTTTGGAAATATTTACATGATTGTATTGATTATATAGTAAAAGAAAGAAATAATGATTACTCAATAGTATCTTATCTTTTGAATAAAATTGGAATGTTAGCACCTGATGATTTCTTGCAACTTATGGATGAAGTGGTAAATGATGGAGCTACAGCTATCCAAAAACTAGAAAAAATGGTTGATGAACTTGAAAAAGAAATTGAAGATTATAGAAATCAAAATGATGAAATGCCGGAACCGGAAGATATAGCTGGAGAACCTGATATGAATAAGATAGGTGATCTTGTTAGTAGTGCTTTGGATGATATCTTAGGAAAGAAAACTGAAACTGGTGTTCCTGAAAAATTAGTTTCTAAAAAATTACCTGATATGTCAATTGATGAATTAAATACATATTTAGCTTGGGCAATTGAAAATGAGGAATACGAAAAAGCTGCTGAAGCAAGAAATGAAATTAATAGAAGATAATTTACTATTCGGTTTTTGATTTAAATTAATTATTTTTCTTGTAAATTTAATTTACTATGAAAAAGCCTAAAAAAGACAAAAACGCCTCAGAAAGAGCTAAAAAACTAGGAGAAAAAAGACAGAAAAGAAAAAAAGTTGCCCATCTTAAAAAACTTGACAAAAAAGAAGCAATTAGAATGGAAAAAATTAAAAAAGAAGAGAAGTTTAGGGAATATATGAATAATTTAATGGGGCAATAATTTTTAAAAGTTAACTAAAATGAAACCACCTTCGGGTGGTTTTATTTTTTATACTATTTATTATTTAGAAATACCATTATTCAAAGAATGAGAAGTAAAATTTTTAAAATTTTTATAAATGAAGCAACAGATTTTACTGACACTGTCAAGAATTATGCGTCTACTTTAGATAATAATATTAAAACTAAACAAGATCGTTTAAAAGTTGCACAAGAATCTATTAAAAATAGAGAGGAACAAGACAAAGAATTAGAAATAAAAACAAAAGAAAGTCAAAAATATAATTTAGAACAAATAACTCAAAAGAAGGCTGCTTATAATGTAACCAAAAGCCCTGAAGAGCAAAAAAGAATTAGATTAGAATTAGCTAGATTAGAAAAAGAGAGAAATAGAATTGTTGATACTATTAATGATATAGCTAAAGATAAGCAAGAATTTCTCAAATTGAAAAATGAAGAAATGAAACAAATTCAGGATGAAATAAGAGAAGATCAAAAAATGAAAGCTGAGATTGGTAAAACAATAAAAACTAGTGAAGATGCAGCCAAAGCTCAACAAGCAAAAGTTCCAGCTCCTCAAGCAAAAATAACTTTGGAAGGAGAAGATGAAGATTATTTGGACAAATATGGTTTTATGATTAAAAGAAAATTTGCAAGAATGGAAGAACAGGAATCACCAATTAATAAGAAAAAAACTTTAGTTGTTAATTTTGATAAATCAACAAAAGCTCCTTTTCAAGTAAAATTTACTGAAAGAGGTTTTTTAATTGGAAACACAAGATTAAGTTTTGAATTTTTAGAAGCTGCACTATCAAAAGAATTGAACATAGTTTTAGAGAATGGAACTGGTTTAGTTCTTGATGCTATAAAAATGCAGAAAATTCTAAAATATAAAGATAGAATTTAATTCTATTTCATGTTTAATAGACTCAGGAATAAAAAAAATATTTTACTTGAATTCATTAATGATTTTAATCCTTTAGAAGAATTCAAATTAGAAAAAGAATATCCAATTTTACTTGGAGAAAGTAATTTTTTTTTACAAAATAGATTTTCAGTTCACTTAGAAGGTGAAGATATTAAAATAAGCCCTAATAGAATTAAAGGTTTTAAATTAGTTGAATATAATAATAAAAAAAATTTATTAATTAAAAGCACTTTATGTATAAATGATTGGATTGATGATTTTAAAAAAATAGATTTTGCAAAAATCTTTTTTTATGATAAAGATGGAAATGTTGTAAGGTTTGTGGATTTTAACATTGATTATTTAGGATATAAATTAGAATGTGATTATAAAACAAACGATTTTTTAACACCTGTTTTTGACTATGAAATTTTTTAATAAAATATTTGCTTTTATCATTTTATAATTATTATATTTGTTTAAGTAAATTAAAAAAACAAAAAAATATTTTATGGAAATATTAGGAACAATTCAAAGAAAGCCAGTAGAAAAAAATGGTAAATGGGATTATGTTCACATTGAATTTGATACTCATGAAGAGTTTAATGAGGCAACATCTAAAATCATGGAAATTCTTTACAAGAAAAATGCTGAAGGAAAATGCTATTTAAAAGATACAAGAGGTTTTAAATATGATTTAGATATTATTCATGCAACATTTAATGTTGAAGAAAATAGAATTTCTGTTTATCCTTATTCTTGTAATGTAATTACTACTCAAGTTGAGCAAAAAAATAAAAACTTTAAAAAAACTGAAAAATGAAATATTCAATAAACGAAAATTTAAAGAACGAAATTAACGATTTAAAAAATCGTGCAAGACAAATTGGATATAAAAATGTTTTTCCAAAATTTCCTAAAGAACAATATTCTCAAAAATCTTTTGATAACTTAATGATGGGTTTTGAAAAAAGACTTACTAATTGGAAAAACGGTTTAGAACAATTAGAAAACCCCGGAGGAGCTCTTAATGGAAAGAAAAGAGAACAAATTGACAAAACGTCAGAGGGAAAAATAGATCTAAGACATTTTATCACAAATTCTTTTGACGGCCTAGAAAAATTGACCGAAAAATAAATTAAAATACAAATGGTATATGGTTTGAAATAAGTGGTTTTAAATTTAAAAAAAATATAAAAATTATGAAAACACTTACAAACCCTTACAGTTTATTTGATCTAATGAAATTAGATCTTGACTCAACTTTGGAAAAAAATTTATTTCCAACAACTTTAATTAGTAAAAAAATCTATTCCAACATCAAAGAAATGGAAGAAGATGTTGTTCTGGAATTAGTAGTCCCCGGATTCAACAAAAATGAAATTGAAATAACATTGGAAAATAATGATTTGCTGGTTAAAGGGAAAAAAGAAGAAAAAAACACTGAAAAGTATATTTTGAATGAGTATTCTTTTGCAACGGAATTTTCAAGAAATTTCAAAATAAATCCAAATGTCGATATGGATTCAATTAGTTCAAAGTTAGAAGATGGTGTACTTACTATTAAAGTCCCAAGAATGCAAAAAGCTGAAACAAAAAAAGTAATACAAATAAAATAAAAAAATAATTCAGAAATTTTCATTAAAGGGCGATTCTATATGAATCGCCTTTTTTTGTTATTATTTATACATATGAAAACAATTCACATATTTGATATGGATGATACGTTATTTGAAACACCAAAGTTTTCAGATTTCGTGGGTGTTTCTAATGATGGTTTAATAGATGATGCAAAATATTTTCCAGATTATTTTAAGAAACTAAAAGTTATATTCATTGATAAGATGAATAAAAATGTAGCTTTTGAAAAAAAAGGAGATTTTGTTATACCTATTAATAAAGAAACAGGAAAACCATTTCCCGGAGAATTTATAGAATATTTTAAAGAGAAAAAATTTCAAAGATATTTCGATGTTCATGATAATAATTTAGTTATAAAATCATTCCCGGGTTTTCATTCTAGTCCTGAAACTCTTGGTAAAATATTCAATCTTGATGTGATAAAAGATTATCAAAAAGCGAATAAAAAAATGATAGTCACTGGGAGAGATGAGGAACTAAGACCTTATATTATTGATATTTTTAAAGAATTAAATTTAGAATTACCTAACTATGGATTAATTTTATATCAAAAAGGGTCTGTATCAATTAAAGATTATAAAACTAATATTATTTTAAAAACAATTGAAATGAATGGGTGGGATGAAGTTCATTTTTATGAAGATCGGGCTGATTGGCTTTATCACGCAGAAGGTGCAGTTAAAGAAAAATTTCCTGATGTAAAATTCGTTCCACATTTAATTACAAATATCAAAGATAAAATGAAAATGTAAAAGTTATGCGTCAAAAAAAAGAATCAAGTTATCATAAAGATCTTAGAGAAAAATCAGAGCAGATATATTTTGATATCACCCCTTTAAATTGGGGAGTATCTGTAAATGGAGATCATAAGTATATTGATAGATATTCTTTTAAATGGAAAAAAATAACAGGTGAAGAAAAAAATCTAACTTCACTAAGCGAGAATTTACATGATTACATTTTAAATTTTAAAAAAGAAAATGAATTATCGGGAAGATCAGTTAAAATATTGGTAGGAACTGACTCACAAAATCATTTATCTTTTACAAGGTTTGTAACAGTTATATGTTTGCAAGTTGAGCGAAATGGAGTTCATGTATTAGTAAATAGAATGGACCTTCCTAAAATATATGATTACAAATATAGATTGCTAAAAGAAGCAGATATCTCAGCAGAATTTGTAAGAAATAATAAAGCATTTTTTAAACAAAATAATATTCCTTTAGAAATTCATTGTGATTATAATTCTAAAAGTTACCACAAATCTAATTTGGTAGTTACTGAAGCTATGAATTATTTTAATACAATGGGACTTACTGCTAAGATAAAATCAGAAGCATTTGGTGCTAGTTATGCAGCAGATCATTTTTGTTGAGGTTCTTGATTTCCTTGTGTTTGTTCAGGAGATTTAATTTTTGTAGGAGTTTGTGAAATTTTTGGTTCTCTCGCTAATTTTTCTAATGGTTTATTTTTTACTACAACGGTTGATGGTGGTTTTTCGGTTGATTTTTTAATGTTTTTATAATAGTCATTTTGGAATTTTGACACTTGTGATTTTTTTGCTTGTATTTCAACTGCAGTCATTCCTTTATCACCAATCTCTCTGTATCCAGAAACGTTTTCTAATTTAAAAAAATCTCCTGTAAACCACATATTTTTAATACCAGATGCTTTAAATAATCTCCATTCATCTTTTACTTCTGTGCTTCTATAATTCTTTAATCCTTGTTTCTGAGCTTTACCTGCCCCACTTTCAGATTGCCCAATTTTATGATAACCCCTAATTACTACATTACCTTTTTTTGATAAACCCATAGCAACAGGATAAATGATTCTAGCTTTAGCTATTGGCATTTTACTTTTTTCATTGTTGCTTTGAAATGTTATTCCGATTTCCCAACCTTCTCTTATTGCTTTAGCCATTAAATCTTTTGAAAATGGCATTCTTTTGTCAAAGTCCTTATATGCAGCAGTTTTTTCCTCATCACTAAAGTTATATATCTCCTCGTTAAGAATACCAGCTAATTTCTTTAACCTGTTTTTATATGATTCGGATAACAACATTAAAATTTTTTATAATAAATAGCCCAGAATAATTGTATTTGTTTCTATTTTTTTATAATTTTAAAAGATGAATAAAGATCAACAATATTTAGATTCAATAGAACAAAGTGCAGGAAAAGTTCATATCTCTTTTAGCGAATTTTCAAAATATCAATCTTGTGGACACAGACATTTAATTGAAAAGTACCTTAAACTTGTAGGAGAAGAAACTTCAATACACTTAATATTTGGAAACTCAATACACAAAGCAATTGAATTAGGAATTAAAGAAAAAAGTTCAGTACAAGAAAGAGTTTTAAATTTTAGAGAGGATTTTTCTAGAGAAATGCATAATAATTTAAAAAATAGTCCAGATTTTAATGAATTAGATAATTATCTCAATCAAGGTGAAAATATAATAAAAACACTTTCTACAGAAAAAATTCTTGAAAAATATAATATAGTTGGTGTTGAATTGCCATTATATGAAAAGATTTATGGAATTTTCCATTTTAAAGGTTTTATAGATTTAATTTTACAAGATAAAAAAACCAATAGATATGTAATTGTAGATTGGAAGACATCCGGAGAAGCTTGGGACGTTTCAAAAAAGAAAAAAGATATAACTTTTATGGCCCAAATGAGGTTGTATAAATATTTCTTTGCTCGTAAACAAGGTGTTAGTTTTGATGAGATAGATTGTAAATATGTTGTATTAAATAGATTGAAAAGTAAAAAATGTCCTGAATTGGGATATGGAGAAATACAATCTGTTGAAATTTTTTCAGATGTAAATGATATAGAAAGTTCTTTGACTGTTGTAGCTGAAACAATGGAAAAAATACATATTCAAAATCATTTTCCAAAGGCAAAATTCGAAAAAAAAACAGGAAATTGTTTTTTCTGTCCTTATAAAAATAATTTTGCTATGTGTGATTCAGACCCTAATCAATATAAAAAATTCTTAAGCCAAGAAATTTAACTAGCCAACTTCACTGATTTTGGATCTAACCAAATATATCCATCACAATCAACGCCAGTAAATTCATAAACAAAACCTGATTCACTTTTAACATATCCTGCTATATTAGAACATTTATAATCAGCTTGATTTGAATTTGTAATTACTATGTTTTTTTTCTGAAAAAAATCTGCAGAATTATTTGACAAATTGATTTTGTATTTTTTTAAGTGGTCTAAACCAACTTCAACGCATTTTTCCACACGAAGATCATTGGCCTCTTCATTTAAAATTTTTCTTATTGCTTTTCTTAAGTTGTTGTAATACATTTTGTCTAATAATAAATAGAGACAAATTAAGATTTAATTTATTTTTTTATTAATTATTTTAGATTATCTTATTTTATTATGAAAACCAGAGACGAAATAATTAAAAACCAAATTCAATTCCGTGAAGAAATTTTTAAGAATTTGAAAATTGAATATAAATCTCTAAAAGAAGAGTTAAAAAAAATTGATTCTAAACATCCTGAAATTATAGCAGCCAAAGAAAAGTTAATGGAAAAAACAAAAATGGTGAACATAGTTGAAGAGATTGAAAAACTTTTTATTTCTTGGAAAAATTCATCACCAACATATATTGCTTGGTGGGATGAACAAAATCAGCAGGTTATTAAAATAAAATATGATGAAAACAACATAAAAATTTTATAACCCTAAATGAAAAAAGAGAGATCAAACATTAAAGTTATTCTTATTGATATTCAATTTCATGAATCATTAAATGAGTTTGAGTACCAATACGGTGATTTCGTAAGCTATAAGCAAATGGAACAAAAATCTTACATTGATTTTAAAGAAATAATGTTTGAAAACATCTGCAGAGATATAAAATTTAGAAAGTTTGGAAGATTTGGTAAAATACTTACTATTAAAGCTGAAATGCTTAAATCAGAGATAGAAAAATTTAGATTTTTACTAGAAAATGATCAAATTAGTATAGGTTTTGGTTGGATAATATCAAATGTTACGATCATAAAAGACAATAAAATAAACGAACAAAACTCAAAATTCAAAAAAATAAAAAGTAGCGATTTAGATGATGATGAAGAAGAAGAAGAAGATGAAGAGGAATTAGAAAGTTTTGACGAATTTTAATTTAACACCTATTTATATATAAATGATTATGGAATCAAACGAATCAATAAAACAAAAACAAGAAAGATTTAAATCTTTAGGAATTCCATTACCTATAGAAAAGCCTGCATTTGATCAACCAGTGATAAATGTTAAGGATCCTAAAATGTTACAACGAATTCAAGAAATTAAAAACGGAGCAAAAAAAACAGAATTTAATGAAATGTTGCATGCTGGAGACAAAAAAGGCTTTCAACCATTACCAGAACCTAAAAAGAAAAATAATAATACACAACCATCGTCAGAAACTAAAGCTCCAGCTTTAGAGAGTTTTTCTCCTGTAAAATCATCAGGTGGGGATTTAGATATTTATGAAAAACTTTTTTCTGGAGAGAGTACATCAGCACCTGCTCCAAGAGGGGGTTCGGGTCAAAGAATTAATGAAGAGTTTAATACAGATTCAACAGGATCTGATTTTTTAAGTAATTTTAGACAAAAATTACAAGCTAAGGCAATGTCTAATGGGGTTTCAACACAACCATCTTCAAACTCAAGTGGTTTTGGTTTTAAAACACAATATGAAACACCTCAAATCAGTTCTGATGAAATAGAAAGTAAAATATATGAGATTTCTTCTCAAGTTGCTAAAAAAATAGCTGAAGAAACTATAAAAGAAGTTTTAGATCAATATTTATCTAAACAAACTAAACTTAACGAAAACACTTTCCAAAGAGTAAAAGAGGATGTAATAAAAATTGGAGATAAGTATTATAAATTAACTCCAGTTACTATTAAACAAAAAACAAAATAAAAATGCAACAAGAAGTAAAGTATAAGGTTTATTATGAGATTGACAATGAAAAACCCCATATTGAAATAGGTTTCAAATTTAAAGATTATTTTGAAACTAATAATTACTATCTTGTTTCCGAGTCTGCAAGTAAATCTATAGAAGATTTAATTTTTGAAGTCATTAAAGATGATAAAGAAATTGGAAAGATAAGATTAAAAGATTTTCAAACAGAAAAATTTTTAAATGATTTTTCTAATTTAACCAAAGATCATGATTTTAAAAAAATTATGATTTCAGAACACCAAGAAAAAGTTAAAAAGGATTTAAATGGTTTTTTTGATTACTATAAAAAATCAATTCTTGAGAATAAGTTTACCTTGGAAGGGGAAATAAAAAGAATGAAATCAGTAGCCGGAATTATTTAAAGTTTTCCACAAAAAATTCAGCCATCTTCCACCCTTCATTATCTGGTTTAAATCTTGCAACAGGAGAAATTAATTTTTCATTATCGGAAAAATGGGGATCAATTCCCTCTTTTTGTTGAATTAAGTCTAAAATTGTGTAATTTTTAAATACTAGAATCTTATTACCCTCATAATTAGTTGAATGTGGGTAATTGATCTTAAGGATTAAAAAATTATTTATTCTTTTTTCCCTTAATATTCTATATAATTTAGGATCAGGATTTGATAACATTTGTTTGTGTATGTTGATTTCAGATGTTTTATTATCAAAATTTGAAGAGCTAAAAAACTTTACTATACCCATTATCTTTTTAAAAATTTAAACGAATTACAAAATTAAATATTTTATTTCATATTTATATATGATGAAAAAAATTTTATCAGAGGCTATTGGTAATATGACAAAAGACGAACTTAAAAAGTACGTCAAAGACCTTATTGCTGATGAAATGGAAAAAAAATTCACTAAAGATAAAGAAGAAGAAATTAGAAAAATTATTAAGGTTTTGATGAGAAAACATTATTATAATTTATGGCAAAAAGCCCCTTTCTTTATCGATAATTTGTAACATTATGAAGTTTGAAGAATTAATGAATATAATAAATGGCGAAGTTTCAAAGGTTATGAAAGATCCTATGAAAGAACCCATTGTTGAAAAACCACAGGTTAAAAAACAACCTTATAAAACTGCGTTACAAAGCGAAAATGAAATTGACGAAGTATTATTTATCCAAGATGATATAAAGCAATTAGAAAAAGAAGAAAAAAATAAACCTAAAAAACTATAAAAAGTGGCAGAAGAAGTTAGACCCCAAATCCAAGTAAGTGAAATTGCAGATTGGGAAAAGAGATTTAAAGAAAATGTTTCACCCTTAGTGAAATTTGATACTCACGGAGATAATGGTACTTCCTTTAAAATTTACAATGGATCAAGCGGTATTGAGGTTGAGTGGAGTGGACAAATTATCTTGGGTAGTGATGATTATATCAAATGGAAATTTACAATTTTGAATGATGCTTTTATTGATTCTAAATTCAAATTAGATGAAGATACAAGAGATTTAATTAAAAAAATATTTGATTTATATGAATCTTGGTCCAAAGAATGGTCTCAATCCGTATCTAAATTAGAATCTAGACCGGCACAATTAAAAGAAAGTAGGTCTAAAGAAAATATAATAAGATTTAGTAAAGACCGAATGACCAGATTAGCTGGATTAAAGTAATAAAAAAACCCCGAATTTCGGGGTTTTTATTTTAATTGTAATTTTTATTAACTTTTTATTATTCTCCAATCTTTAATGGGATTTGATTCATATCTAATGTTTGCTTCTCTGAAAATTTTGAAAGTAAACTTTTTACCTTGTTCTAACAAATCATTACCCTCTACCTTAATATAATCATTATTTTTTAATTGTTTGCTTTCAGCAGCATCAATTACTTTAAATAAATCATCATAAACTCTTTGAAGTTTGATGGTAACATTTTCAAAATCTATAATAAGGGTATTTCCGGGTTTGGCATCATAAATACTTTCCGTTTTTTTATCTTGTGCGGTTGCCTCTGAATCCATAGGAATTTCCTCTTCCTTTAAAACTGCCAACTTTTCTTTAATAATTTGGCTTATATTTTCTAGTATAACCTTGTTCATTTTTTTTTATAATTTTATAATTATAAATAGGTTATTTTTTTTATCTTTGAAAATTAAAGTATTAATTTTTAGATCAAAATGGTAGAAATAAAGAAATTAAGATCAAATTTTGAAATAAGATTCAAATATAATGAGTTATTATTCAATTTTTTAAAAAGTATACCAAAGGAGCAATGTCAGACTAAAATGAACAGTATATTGCTTCCAGACAATGGAACTAAAGAAGATTGGTATAGACTGGCTAACGAAGCCGGATTAGCTAAAATAATTAAATTTTGTAGGGAAAATGGAATAAAATTTGAATTTGATAATATCTCTGCTACTGAATCAGCCCAAATAGTGGATCGATTACTGGAGCATAGCCAGAAAGCATTCGATGCAATTAAATTAAAAGAAACTGAAATTGATGTGACAGATATCAATTATGATTTTCTTAAAATACAACCTTTTATTTATCAGAAACAAGCTGTTAAATTCTTTGAAATATGCGGTGGGAACGCAATATTAGGGGATCAGCCGGGTGTTGGTAAATCTTTTAGCGCAATGGCTTATGCAATAAAAAACAATTTTAAAACGCTTCTAATTGTCCCTGCATCATTAAAATTAAACTGGCGAGCAGAAATTCTTAAGTTTACTCATGAAAAATGTTATATATATAAATTTAAACCTAGAAAAAAAGACAACATTGAAACATTTACTAAAGAAGAGAGTTTATTTCATATAATAAATTATGAATCATTAGAATCATATTTTGATTTCAACTACTCTCATAAATGTTTAAATTATAATTGTAAATGGGAAGGTATTACCGATGTTAAAAAATATGATAAATGTCCAAATTGCGGTAGAATCAAAGTCTTGAAATCAAAATCACATCAATTTATTAATAAGCAAGATAAGGATGGTGAAGTTTTAAATCCAAACGATTATGATTTAATTGTTATGGATGAAGCACATTATATTAAAAATCCTACAGCATTTAGATCTCAAATAATAAAGAAAGCATTCAAAGAATCAAGTAAAAAAATTCTAATGACCGGTACAGCAATAAAAAATCGGCCTTATGAATTTTTTCCCTTATTAAACTTAATTGATTCTAAGGAATGGTCAAATGCACATAATTTTGGAGTTAGATATTGTAACGCTCATCAAGATAAATTCGGTCATTGGAATTATGATGGGTATTCTAATTTAGAAGAATTATACAAAAGAATTGCTCCTTACTTTTTGAGGAGATTAAAAAAAGATATATTAAAATTTTTACCCCCTAAAACATTTACAACAATACCAATAGAATTAAAATCTGATGTATTAAAAGAATATAATTATATTGAAAATGGTCTTGTAAACGAATCAAAAGATGATGACAATAAAATGACACATCTTGCAAGAATTCAAAAGTTAAAACAATTTACTTCATTACATAAAGCTAAGTGTTCAGTTGAATTTATAAATAATATAATTGAAGGAGATGAAAAAATAGTAGTTTTTTCTCAATTTATAAGTGCTTCTCAGTTTATTTATGAGCAATTTAAAGATGTTGCAGTATGGTTTACTGGAAAACACAATATGATTGAAAAGCAACAAGCAGTAGATAAATTTATGAATGATGAAAATTGTAAAGTTTTTGTAGGAACAATTGGTGCAGCAGGTGTTGGTTTGACTTTGACTTCAGCAAATTGTTTAATGTTTCTAGATTTACCTTGGGAACCAGCTAGTAAAATACAAGCAGAAGATCGTATTCACAGAGCATCACAAAAAGCTGATAACATTCAAATTATTAAATTAATTTGTCAAAATACAATTGATGTTGATATTGATAATTTGATTACAGCAAAAGAACAAATAATTTCTAAAGTATTAGACGGAGAAGTAATTGAAAATAAAAATGAATTTTCAATTTTTGATGATCTTTTAAAAATTATTTTAGATAAGAAGAAAAAGTAATGTTAAGTTAAAAAAAACTTTTCTTTAAAGTGTTGAAATTACAATTTCAAGTCTATTTATAAATAAACAATTTCCATGCACTCTTCTCCTAACATTCTGTTTATCTTAAAAAAACGAATGACCTCACACAAGGATATTGAAACTATATCTTCTGGACTTTTAAATTCTGCAACTTTTGTTAACAAAATGTTACAGAAAAATGGTTACAACTCTCATCTGATAGAAGTAAAAGATAATAATGAAATTGATAGAGAAGTTAAAAAATACAAGGCAGATATTGTTATAATTGAAGCTTTATGGGTTGTTCCATCTAAATTTGAAGTTTTAACAAAATTACATCCTAATGTAAAATGGATTATACGACTTCATAGTGAAATACCTTTTATAGCAAATGAAGGTATAGCAATGGAGTGGGTTTATGAGTACCAAAAGTTTAAAAATGTTTTTGTTTCTGTAAATTCAAAAACTACATACAAAGACTTTAATAATATTCTTCCTAAAAAAACAATATATCTTCCAAATTATTATCCGGTAAATTTATTTGATAAAAAAAATGAATACCACAATAAAAATAAAAACATTTTGAGTGTTGGATGTTTTGGTGCAATCAGACCTTTAAAGAATCAATTATATCAGGCTGTTGCTGCAATAGAGTTTGCTAATTCTATTAACAAGGAATTACATTTTCATGTAAATGTAGCAAGAGTAGAAAACAACGGAGATCCTGTTCTTAAAAATTTAAGAAATCTATTTATTAATAACCCTAAACATAAACTCGTAGAACATAGCTGGTTAACTCACGAAGACTTTATTAACTTAGTAAGAAAGATGGATATTGGATTACAAGTTTCATTCACAGAAACCTTTAATATAGTAGCGGCTGATTTTGTAAATAATAATGTACCAGTAATAGTGTCTGATGAAATAACATGGGTTTCAAATCTTTATAAAGCAGAACCAACAGAATCTAAATCAATTATTAATAAGTTATCTTTAGGTCTATTTTTCAAAAAGTTTAATCTTCAATATCTTAGCAAAATAAAGCTTTGGTATTACAGTTTTAAAAGTGAAAAAAACTGGGTTTGCTTTATAGAAGAATATAAATTAGATCTAGAAAAATGGAATCAAACTTTTTAGATTGATTATCTGTATTTTATAATTTTTTTAAAAAAAACATTTGGAATATAAGAATAATTGTTTTTATATTTGCAGTGTTGATTTGATAATCGTTCTTTGAATCGGCATTGGAGTTTAGGACTGTAATTAACAAAAAACAAAAGTTATTAACAATTCTTGGAATTAGAAAAAACCTTTCTATATTTGCAACTCCAAAACGGGAAAAAACAATTGAAAATAAAAATTATAAAGTTATTAACAATTGTTGCAAATTAAAAAAAATCATTTATATTTGCAGTCCCAATTAAAAGGAAATCGTTCTTTGAATTATAAGAAATTAAAGAGTGCTTAGACTCTTCAGACATGGTAACATGATCTGTGATAGATAAACCCCCAGCAATGGGGAATAAATGGGATACCGGAAAATGAACAACGGTACTCGCTTGTGAAAACAAGACATCTAAGCAAGGAAGCAACGTACTGCATAATCTTAATTGATTGTGTTATTACATCCGAACTGGGCGAACAGGGGATTGAGTCAGAAATGGCAATAGTTGAACTTCTAGGAAAATCGTTTTATTACTATTACGATTGCTCAGGATTGAAATATCTTGAGTTAAAATAAAGTTGCTAATCACTACTTTGTTTTATTCCAGTTGTGTAAGGTCGTTTAGGATTACTCTTATTCGTGTCTTATATAGCAGTCAGGATTTTGATCGATTCTGACAAATCAGATGTGTGGTATTCTTAAATGAGCCACTACCATCAGTGTATCTGATATAAATTCGTATTTGTCGCTTTGCAAATAAATAAGCCGAATAGCCTGAAAATGGTAAGCGATATAAATGCTGAATGGCGTTAAGAGTAAAAGGTCTCTAATTCTCGGTAGCAAGTTAGGTAACTAACTATGCTAATCTGGGAGAATGTGCAAAGGTGCATTCTTTGTCTTGTCTTAAAACTAAGAATTTCCATGTTTTAACTCCTCCGAGTTTGATTGTGGTTGATAAGGCAGAACAACTCTGACGATAAAGATTGGTTAACTAAGTTTTATAGGGTTAAACTTGTAAGATGAAATTAACTGAGACTGAGGGATACGAGCAATCGTGGATATAGAGGTTAAGGTGAAATTCCGTACTGCTTCTTAAAGTCTCCTCACGAGATGGTGTAATCTCAACCTATCAAAATTAAATTTGACTTATGGCGAAATAAATACCACAACGAGAAGAGTGTGGGTTTAACCGGTTCGAATCCGGAAAGTCAACAAAATCGTTCTTTGATTAAAAATATTGGGTGGTTTGGCATCCATAAGATAAGCTCCGGTGACGGAGTATAAAAGGAATCTTGCACATGATCCTTTGGGGTAAAACTCATCCGCAAGATCCGCCTTCCTGAAGTTGGGGAGGACATCCAAACAATGAGAGTTCGCTATTGATGGCTGGGCAAGTCGGTAGGTAGCATTGCATAAACGAATGTGCAGTTGAGTATCGAGAGGTACAATAGAAACATCTCAAGGTTTTTTCTGTTAGACGATTTAATTGGGCAACCAATTGAAAGAAATAACAGAGTTAGGCGTAATGCAGAAATGTATGAAACCTATAAAGTGCGACCTCATGCGAAGGGGAAGTGCTTTGACCAGCAAGGTTGGCTAAGACCTATAAAGTAATTTGGTAACACAAATTAAGTTGTGGGAGTTAGTTTCATCTGGTCGTTGGCACCGCAAAGCTGACAGAGGGGTGTGTAGTATTTTGTTCTCAAAAGGAACAGAGCTACTCTGGGAGCACATCCTTCATAAATTCGTGGATTATGTCATCTTAAAAAATGAAAAATTTAAAGATACAGCCCAAGACTCCTAGCGTCAAGAGCAAAAGGTCTCTAAAGCTCAGGTCAGCAATGACAACTGAGTGTGAGGCAGGTTCGCAAGATCTGTTTCACTTTGTGACTCAAAGCATCGTGGTGGGACGGCCATCCTATCTGGTGTTACTAGGTTGCAGAACAGCTCTGACGAGAATGTTGGTCAAGATTCCGAGAGGAGTCTAAAGACTGAGACTGGTGGATACGTTGACTGAAAGGTCCGTGGATAAAAGAGAGAACCTCGAAAAGGATAATGATCTCAAAGGCTACCTCAAAATGGTATAATCTCAGCCATTTTATTAAAAAATTTAAACCCCGGATCCAAAAGGTTCGGGGTTTTTAATTTTGTATTTTTTTAGTATCTTTACTTTTAGATTTATATATTAAAAACATGTTAGAAGATCACGCTAAAAATTATTCAGTAAACTGCCATCAATCAACAAATCATTTCTACGATGATTTGCCATATGAATTTCATTTAAATATGGTTGTTGAAATAGCAAAGAAATTTATTTCTTTAATTCCTAATTCAGAACAAGAAATAGTTTTAGCTTCATGTTGGGCTCATGATCTTATTGAAGATACTCGTGTTACATATAATGATGTAAAATCACAACTAGGTATTGAAGTAGCAGAAATTGTTTATGCTCTTACTAATGAAAAAGGTAAAAACAGAAAGGAGAGGGCAAATGATAAATATTATGCAGGAATAAGAGCAGTTCCATATGCAACTTTTGTAAAAATTTGTGATAGAATTGCTAATGCAGAATATTCAAAAAGTCAATCAAGTGATATGTTTGAAAAATATAAAGAAGAATTTCATGAATTTGAATCTCAACTTTACAATAGCCAATATCACGAAATGTTTGAATATCTATATTCTCTTCTGCATTCAGAAAAATATTCTCATTAATTAGAGAAAGAAATTTTGTTTATGCCTTTTTCCATCAAATAAACTATTGATGAATAAAACAAAATTCCTGCTAAAGTATTCCAGTAAAAAGGAATTCCAGCAATATAACTTTCAAATAAACCAAAAACATTTTGACTATACATTGGGTTATTTATCCAACATCCGGCATTGGTAATTAAAAAAAAGATCAACGATGCTGATAAGTTATTTATGATAAAACCTTTTGTGTTTCCTATTTTTTGAGAGAATAACCACATCAAAAAATATGAAAAATAAACCCAGATAAATCCATCATAAATTAAGTTTTCAGAGTGATATAAAAATTTACCAATTAACATATCGCTTATTATTAATGGAATAAAAGAAACAGTCAAAGACCATCTTTTATTATTAAATAATAAAGGAGCCATTATAAATATACTTGCAACAGGACTGAAATTGTAAGGATGTGGAATTAATCTAGAAACACAAACCAAAATCAATAGAATGGAAAGTGTTAAATTTTTAAAATTATTCTGCATTAAAATTTATTTTTCTTATTGTTTTATCGTCATCACAAATATAAACAAAAAACTCATGTTCTGAATTGTTATCTGTATTTTTAAAAGGTGTGTTTAGAATGTATTTTTGATTATCAATAAAAACAATTTTTCCGGAATCATTATTTACTAATTCCATCTCTTCTTCATCAAGTTCAATAAGATCTTTCTCATACAGTTCTTTTACTTCTTGTACTATATCACACCAAGCATCAGATCCATATCTAAAAATATTTTGATAAAGTTTGATATTGTTATTTATATGATACAAAAAATTATCTGAAAACCTTTTATCTTCTAAGTATGTTCTTGTATGTTTTGGATATTCTCCTTTAATCGAATCAAGTTTATATAACTTAATTTCTAAATCTCCATTTCCTTTTATAATTCGGTGATACACATCAACAGGAATAAAATATTCTTTTCCTATAATTAATTCCTCTGGCAATGATTCATCAATTTGAATCTTCCAATTATCTCCTTTTGTTGGAATAAATTTTCTATTCTCATCATCAAAATGCCATTTTAATTCTTGATCTGGTGTATCCTGATTAAAAGTTCTTAAATAAAAAATATCATTAAATTCTTCTTCATATGGTAATAACTCCATATTACTAATATAGATATTTTAAATATTCTTTCAAAATATTTTTATCTGGATATAATAAAGTTCCATTTTGATCAAAAAGCCAATAATGAATCTTTCCGTTTTTTTCTTTTACAACTTTACCACAGTATCTAGGTACGTTTAATTTATTGTCTTGAAAGAAATCTCTTCCGAAACAAATCACTACAATTGTATCTATTTGACTTAGTTGTCTAGTTTCTTCTTCTTTTTGTTTCCATAATCCTCTATTTAGATTTTTTGATTGTGGTAAACAATTATAATATCTGAATGTAAGTTCATCTAATTTGCAATCATATGCAAAATCTTCAGCATTAGCTAAGTGACCTCTATCATATCCTGATTTAGCATAATCAGCTTGAGTTGCTGTTTTAACATTTGGTAAATCATTTTTAAAACTAAACCCAGCTCTCGAACAATCTCCTCCACCTTTGTATAATTTGTACATAACAACTAAAGGTTGTTTTAGTATTGTATCAAAATAGCAAGTGTAATTTTCTTTCTCAATTTTTATAGAATTTTTTTGAGAATAAGAGAATGAGGTAGAAAAAAAAACAAACAATAAAGTTGCAAAGAATAAATATATTTTTTTCATAATGTTTTAAGCATTTCTATAAGTTTCGGTTGTGGTGACACGTCAACCTTGTCGTAACGGACACTGTTGTGTGTGAAAACACCTGATTCGCCTTTTAAAGCTCTAGGACAAACATCCCAGATATCAGCATTGTATTTTAATGGAATGTTGTAAAGTGTTCCCCAATACCTTAAAAGTTTCTCTACTGATATAATTTGTGCATCAGTATAAGCATGATAAAATTTATATCCTCTATGTGGAGTGGATAATTCAATGACTTCTGAGGCAGGAACAACACTATTAACATAAGTATAGTATTTTCCACCTTTATAAGTCAATTGTCCCCAATTACAAACTTCTATTCCAATTGAAACTTTATCTAAAGATTTATAAGGTACATTAAAGTTATGAAATGTTGATTCTTTTAACCCTAAATGATAAGCCCATTTTTTAGAACTATAACCTTGAACAATTTGACCATCTTTAAATTCATTTTTAGATGATTTGCCACAAATCGTTACACAAGTAGCAATTTTTTCGGGATTTGATTCCCAATCTTTAAATACATTAAAACCATTTGAGTTTCCTGCAGTATGGTGTAAATAAATTTGGGTTTTAGGATGTTCTTCGGGATAATACTGGCTTGGCGAAAAGTCATATTTCGCCAAATCAGTGTCTTTGTTTAATAAGTTCATATTATATTTTTTTATGCAAGTAATGAATAAAAACTTTTAAATTCTTTTATCCTTTCACTTAATCCGTTTGTTCCACCGTTTACCCTTTTTGTTACAGAAGTCACAACAGCATCAGTAGCACCACCATCAGCTATTTTGTGTAATCCATTTTTATGGAAAAACCATGCAGCAGAAACTAATGAATATTTAGAAGAAACTAAATCAGGATTTGCAACACAATCTTCGTTTATAGCCGCAGAAAATGCTTTATAATTATCTTTCCCTGTCAATTGAATTGCTCCTCTGCCTCTGTATTTATATCCATCTCCAGAAGCCTCATCACCATTACCCATTCTACTTGCATAAACTCTGCTTGCAATTTTTTGTGGCTGTCTAGCATATGACTCTTCTAAGTTTCCCGGAAAATATTTTCCAAATACTCCTTGTAATCCTTGTGCTGAATAATTTAAATTTTCTTGTAAAACTTTAAAATGACCTGATTCATGAGCACATTGAGCTAAGAAATGTGATAGACGCAAAGGCGTGTTAAGTTCAAATTTTGACATTACTGTAGGTAATTGTTCTAATACCGCATCAGGTATTTTTCCTTTTAATTTGTTTGTATCCATATTGTTTTTTTTATTTTTTATTTAAATAGTATTTTTTTTTACCAATTTCTTGAAGATGTTAAACCCAAGGCATCTTTATATCTTCCTACATTACAACTCCAGTACCCCGGAGTAGTACGATCTTTCTTTTGATCACATTTATGTCTAGCTCTAAAAGATTTCGCTCTTTTTGGATCTGCATTTTTAATTCTCATATTAGGATCTCCAAAATTTACTTTTACAATATTTCCAGATTTATTTTTTACATAAACTGAAAATTTCTTAGGGCCACCCGCTGTTCTAAAAGGTCTTCCTAATTTTACATTTCTTCCTCTATAATCAGCTTCTTCTAACATTCCATCCATATTCATATCAGTCATTTCAATAAATTTTGGATTTTGTTGAACTTCTTCCCATGAATAATTCATCTCCATTTCTGTTTCTAAATAATCAATAATTGCTCCCATGTTATGATCAGCAATTGTTATTTTATCTTGAATCCATGCTGGTAAATCAGAAAAGTCAGATATGATTTGATGTATTAAATAAGAGTTCTCAATTATCTTTTTAAGTTTCGTTTTATAGTGTGCCCCCTCAGTTTTTTGTGGAGTTTGACATTTTTCGCAACCACAATTACATTCGTGTAAACTTTGTTTAAGTTTCATTTTACAATATTTTTATAATAAATAGTGTGTTTATTTATTATAAATAGAAAAAAAATAAGATTAAAAGTGAAGAAACTTTTTAAGAGGTTAGGTAAATTTATTTAGCACTATTTATAAATTCAAACCTTTAAAATCTTAAAAAAATGATTACACAAAAAAAATCTCTAGCAGTACAAATCTTAACTGTATTAGTATTAATGATCGGTGCTTATTCTGGTATGTTTGGTGCCACAGCTCAAGCATGGTTAGGTATCTTATCAATGGGGGCAACTTTGGCACTTTCAACGTTTTTCCCTTCTGGTACTTTGCCTAATGGATGGTCCAAAATCATGTGGATTACTAATGTTACAGGTATTGTATTACAATTATTAACAGCAGTAGGATCTGCAGGCTTAATTGATGCAATGACAGTTAATACTATTATTTTAGCAATTAACGTCTTTTTACAGGTATTTATCAAAGAATATACTTTGAACACCGCTAAGTAATTTTAAATTTAAAAATAAAAAACCCTCTAAAATATTGATTTTTAGGGGGTTTTTTCACTTGTGTAACAAAATTTGATTTTTTTCGTTTAAATTATAAAAAACAACAAACTATGGAATTAAAAATTAATATTGAGGAGTTAAAAAGGGATATTGCTGAACAAGAGGAAATGGCCTTAAAATACCTAAAAGAAGCTAATAATATTTTTTATTTTGCTGTCATATGTGTAATAATGTTTATTTATAGTTTAGTAATAGCGAACTTTATTGTTGCGATTGCTTTTTTTGTGGTTGGTTTCTTATCTGTAAGAAGGTATAATAAATTAGTTGGAATGATTGAAGTTCACAATGCAATTCAAAGTTTTCTAAGAATGCTTTTAATTCAAGAGCAAACCGGTGAAGATGTTTTCAAAAAAATTGCTGGATAAAAAAAGGGGGAAATATTTCCCCCTTTACTTTTATTGATTTATTTTATTATATTTCTCCTTTGCCAGAAGAAGGACCATAAGGCATACTAGTTTTTGTTTTGTTTACAAAAGAATCAGATTTAGGATCAAAAACAAATGATTTAATTCCAGATAATTTGTTATCGGCCAAAATTCCCTCTTTAGTGAAAAAATCAACTAATTGATCTAAAATGTGCGCTTCATCTTTTTTAAATTTATCAGCAATATCGCCCGGAACTTCTCTATAAGTAGGGTGTTTTAAAATAAAAGCTTTCATTTCAGCTTTTTTAGCAGCTGGATCTTTTTTCCCAAAAAGACTACTAAGAATTTCGTCAACCATTTTGTCAGAACCTTCTTCCATAGATTCTTCCATAGATTCTTCATATTTAGTTCCGCACTCTTGACAAACTTTCATTTCGTTTAGTTGACGAAGAATGGCTTTTTTCTTATTTTCAAGAAGTTTTATCTTTTTATATCTTTCAACTTCTTCTTTTATTATTTGTTTTAATTCTGTTTGTGAAATTTTCATGATTCAAATTATTTAGTAATAAATATATTAAAAATTTTATTTTACAAAATCTTGCTAATATTTATTATAAATTCTAAATTTATTAAATGGAGATAGATCCCAAGTTGGTTATACTGGTTATATCAAATCAATTGAATGGTCAGGAACTGTTTAGGGTTCATGTTCATGAATTAAGTATAAGATTTGATCAAAAATTTCAAAATGGGATTGAAAACAATAATGATCTAAAGAAAGAAATAGAATGTCTTAATGATTTGTGGAAAACTCACAAAATCGATCAAACACAAATTTTCCCAATAATGTTAGACATTATGGTTAGACATGGAGATTATTTAAAAGATTTCTTTTTTGATAATTCTGAACTAGACAAAGATGGTCAATTTCTTGAAATGCCTAAATATGAAAAGAATCCAAAAGACTTTTTTTATAGCCTAAAAAAGCAAAAAATTGTAAAAAAAATAACTAAAAAGGATTTTCAAGAAAATATTAAAAATTTTAATATTGCTCAAAAATATGTTGAATCTTGGATTCCAAAAGCTTCTTATTACAAATATACACATTTTAGAAAAGCCCCTTTAAAAGAAGATTGGTTTTTTATGGAACATAATAATAATCTAATTTTTTGTTTCAAGAATAAGTAAATTATAATTTTTTTTATTATTTTTGTTTTCAGCTCTAAAAACTTATGAATTTAAACATAGAAATATCTCCTTCTGAAAAGAAGATAGTTGAGATTATAGGAAAAGATAAATGGAGTGAATTAAGAAAAAAAACAATTAATTCTCAACCAAATAAATGTGCTTGCTGTAATTATCCGGAACCAGAAGTCGGTTTTAGTAGAATAAATTTGAATCCTAAATTAAATGTTCATGTTTTACCATACGATTCAAATATTGATCTCGTAAAAGATTATGATCAGTTAAACACTATAATCTTGTGTGATGCGTGTCATACCATAAAGCATTTTGATATTGCTGTAAAAAATGATTGGGTTAAATTAGCCAATTCTTCTTTTTCTCAATTAAATCTTATTTTAGCATGTAGATGGGGCAATAAAATAGTTAATGCACATATAATGGGTGGACATAAAATGGAAAAGCTAATTTTTCCTTTAAAAAAATCCCCAGAAAGCTATTTAGAGGAAATCCAAGAGTCCAAAATGAATATAAATCCAAAAATAAAAGTAATTTTTACAAAAAATTTTGATTGGACCAATTGTAGATAACGATATTTTTAAATTTTTACATATTTATTTTTAAATATCTTAAAAATGAAAAATCAAAAAATTTCTAAAGAAGAATTAGTTAAATTCATTCAAACTGAAGCGTTAAAGCTAAAACAACAATTTTCTGAACAATATGAAAAAGTAGGTCAAGCACATGAAATGAAAATGGGTCATGAAGCAAAACCTAGTGATAAGGATCAAGCTTTAGTTATGAAAACTAAAGAAAAAAGCCAATATAAAAAAGGTCCGGGAATTGAAGTTGCTCCTTATGAAGGAGATACTCTTCCTACAGAAGTTAAAATGTCAGAAACTGGAAAACCTAGTGATGACGATGTAAGAACTGCAGTTTTTGTTAAAGCTGGTGTTAAAAAAGGTGGCAATGATGTAACTACAGGTCAAGCTAAAGCTAATTTTGATTCCAAAACTGACGGTCCTAAAAAAGATGTTTCTAAACCTTATCTTGAAAAAGGTAAAGATAAAATGAACACTATGGACAAAGAAAATTATAAAGGTGGTTCTAAGGCTTTTGTTAAAGCTGGTTCTGAAGATAAATCAACTACTGTTACCGCAGGTCAACACAAAGCTGATTTTTCACAAAAAGCTCCTAAGAGTGATACAGATCAGAGAATTGCTCATGGTATTGAATTAAAGGAAAACTATACTAAAGAAGAGTTAAAAAATCTTATTATATCAGAATCTCAGAAATTAGCTAAGAAAATAATTCTTAAAAAAGAATTAAATAAACTAACAAAAGAATTAAAAGGTTAATAATTTTAAAATAAATTAATTAAAATCCGTATAGAAATATACGGATTTTTTATTTTTATTATTATTTTAGCTTTATGAATAAAACTGTTCAATCTTTAATTGAGAATATAAAAGATAATTATATATTTTCTAGTTTATGTACCGATATTGTAGGATCGGACAAATATTATTGTGCTTGTGGTAATTTAATTGAAAAAGCACCAGATACTGAATTTGAAATTGAGGTTTCATATGAAGAGTATTTGAAAATGGATTTCATAGACACTAACAAGTTAACAAGAAGAACTAAAGCAGTATGTTCAAAATGTAATAGAGACTATTCTAAGGTAGAAAATTATTCTAAGATTTTTAACATAGAACAAAAATTTTTAGAAAAATTTCAGTTAGTAGAGAATAGCAAATATGTTGCTCTTTATAAATATAGGTTTAAAGCAACAGAATCAATTAAAGGTAAAATAAAAATTGAATCTGAATATTCTGCTTTAAGTGTATCCAAAAAAAATAAAGAACAAAAAATTTATTTTAAAGATTTTTCAAATACAGATTTTGAGCCAGTTGATTTGAATGAAATAGTTGATACCGTAAAATTATTTTTCAGCAGAATAGAAGAAGTTGAAATAACAGAAGATTTTATTTATGTTCATGAATTCATTGGTAAACTTGGAAGATATGTTTCTGATGCCGATAATATCAATATAGTAAATGACTTATTAGATAGTATTAAAAATACTTCTGGGATTGATGTAATAAAAAAAATAATTTGTAGCTTTTTTGGTGTAATTACCTATCCTAATCTATCAACTTTAGCAACACATAAAGGTCCTAAATTTTTATTTGATTTAATGGATAATTGTCCATTACCAACAATAGAATTTATGAATAAAAGTGGAGCAACATCTCCGTTAAAAATATTTAATTTTTTAATTAATCTTAAAAATAAAGAACTTCAAAAAAATTTAGATCAAGATGATGTAAATAAACTTGGTTATAAATATGTAAATGAACAAGGAAAAGAATTTTACATAAAATTTAATATTAAAAGACTTGAAAATGATTCCGGAAATGTTTCTAAAGTAGCTAATAAAGTTTTTGTTAGAGATGAAATTGCAGATAGAGTTATTTCCCCTTTTATATTCAATAAAATACAAGATTTTAGTGATTATGAAAATCTTATTAAATATCTAAGATTCATTTCTTATGAAGAGCTAATAAGATTATGTATGATTTATGAGAAAGATTTTCTTTTTGAATTATATAAAATAATTGAATTCAGGGAAGATGTAAATTATGATAGAATTATACAATTTTCAAACTTGGTAAGTGATTTTTGTAAAACTATTGATGCCATTAAAGAGGAAACATTAAATATTGAAGACATCTCAAAATATGATTTTAATATTTATGACGACTGTCAAAGGATGTTGATAGAATTAAACTGGGATTTTAATAAAACCTTTTACAAAATAAAAAAACACTCAAAACTTTTAGTTTTTCATGATGACTTAGTTAAACATAGAAGCTACCTGAGTGATCAAGAAGTAAATCAAAAATATATAGATTTCTCTAATAAATTTAAATATTTAGAAGATTACAATAAAGGTCCAATCAAAATAAAAGTTATAGATACTCCTGAAAAACTTGTATCTAAAGCAACAGAAATGAAAAATTGTGCTGCTTCTTATGTGAGAAGAGTTTCTCTAGGTGAATATGTAGCTTTTAATGTATACGATAATAACTATCAAAGAAAATCAGAAGAATTTTATGAGTATATGATGGTGTTAGAATTGGGTAAGTATGGATTGGAGTTTGTCGGCATTAAAGGTCCTTGTAATATTTATGGTTCAGATAGACTTAAGAAAGATGTTATAAAGTTTTTAGAAGATAATGATATAGCTTACAAAGAACTACCAAGTATAAAATTAGGAGTAAATAATGAAAAATAGAAAAGGGGCTTTTTAGCCCCTTCTTTATTTAATATAATTATAATTAAAACTTAAATATTTTCATTATCCATTATCATTTTTTCAAAAAGTCCAGTTGCACCATCCTGATTTTGCTGATTGAATTGGTTATCTTGTGAAGGTTGTTCTATCTGAACTCCAAGTAATGCAGAAGGATCACCTTCAAAAATTAATTTATTTAATGCAGCATATCTTTCGTTTATAGCAGCAATATACTTTGGTTCTAATTCCAAATCAGCTCTTTTATATTTTATTTCCCCTTCTTTTATGGTGTGAGGAAATTTATAATTATACACCCCATCAAATTCCCAAGTTGATTGTTTTATGTTTTTAAAATCATATTCATAATAATCTTCACCAACAAACTCATGAATTCTTGCTAATGTTTCTTTTGGGTTATTTGTTAAATCATAATACTTTATAAATAAAATTCTATCACCAAAACCCATTTCTAAGGCATCTTTTAAACCTTCTACTGGAAAACCTATTAAACCTTCAGGTGCAGTATAAGTACTAATTCTTCTCTCTAGAGTCATAAATGCTCCCGGAGAAGCAGTTTCATCCATATTTTCTAATAGATATGTTTTTTGATATTGTGCTTCTATACTAGAAACAATTTCAACAGGGTCTCTATACAACCATATTACTTTAGAATTTTTATTTTCTAAAATATTATCTATAAGTGTCATATTAGTTGTCCAAGCTCTATTTTTATCAAAAACCACTTCACTATCATAAAAATATCCTTCTAAAAAACCTTTCAATCCTTGACGAAAATTTTCATAAATTTCTAATCTATTTTGAGCTCTAAAAGTCATATTAGAACTAAAATTAGATCTCATAGTTTTTAACATATCTAAAACACCACTAGTTGGTGTTACATGAAATTTAGGATTTGAATTTAAAATTTGACAAAGAAGTGTACTTCCTGCTCTTGGTAGTCCTGCAACTGAATGTATAGCTCTCATAATTATTTTTTTATAAAAATATCATTTAATCAATAATACTAAATAATAAAGGTTTATTTTGTTATAAGTTTTAATTTAATTTGTATAAATTAAAATTGAATGAAAATTAATTACGTTTTTAAGTACGATAAAAAAGGTTTTTTATACAAGTATGTAGAAAAAACAGCTGGTGGTAAAATAATAAACTTTTATAATTTTAACTATAAGAAGAATGTTTTAACAAAATACGATCAGAAACAAAAAATTAAAATTTTAATTGAATTTTATGAACCTTGTAAATTAGTTCACAGATTTGAAGCCGGAGAATCTTGGGTAAAACCAGTACCTATGTCTTGCGACTCAACATCAATGTTTTTACCAAAAATTAAGAAAAATTTTGCTATAAATCAAGATAATCAAATAATTTCTTATAATATTAATCAAGGTTTACTAAAAAATTGGAATTCTATCAATTGATTTGTTTTTTTGACTATTTATAAAATAGAAGCAAATCAATTCATGAAAAATAAGCTTAATATTAAAAGTATTGTGAGTAAACTCTTAAGAGAAGGGGAAGAACCCTTTTTCTATCTTGCTCCAGACATTGTAGGTTCAATTAACAATCCCGTAAGAGATAAAGAGAAAGGAATTGTTGTTATTGGCTTAAATTTGATAGGTGGAGATCAAATGAAATTAATTGTACCAGATTCATGTTACAAATCAGAAACAAATGATGAAGCAAGTGATGCTGCATTTGTAAATAAATTTTTAGATGGGGCTAAACCAGTTGATTCTTTTGAAGATATAGAAGATTTAAATGAAATCGTGGATGAATACAATAATCTTTTTAACGATTTTGAAGATAAGCCGGTAAATATAAGATCGAGTCCCGGTTATAGTAATCATAAATCAGGCGATCAAGCTCAAAGACAATTTATTTCAAGATATCAGAGGTTGATTTCTCCCCTTGGATATGGTGGGGTTGTTTGGTAAAAAATAAAAAAAATAAAATGGAAAAATTTACAATTAAAGATATATTTTCTGGTGATGAAAATGAAAACAAATCATCGTCAAAGGATCAAAGAATGGTTGATTTAAATAAAGCTCTTGATGAAAAAAAAGAAGTTTATTTAAAAGAAAACAAGAAAACTGTTGATTCAGAAGCATTGTTGAAAGAAACTAATCGTTTTAAAAAGATTGCTAAACTTGATGAAGCAAACGTAGCTCAAACTCATCCACAGGGTGGTTTAAAACGTTCTGGTCCCGGATTAAACAATCCTACATTAGGAACAACTGTAGCAAATTTTATGGGTGATATGCCGGGAAAATCAGTTAATACTTTTTTAGAAAATCCAAACTTATATCTTGCTAATAAAAATTACAATCCAAATTACACATACCTTCAACCAAATGAAGCCTTAAGGTTATCAATTAGTAGAACTTTGACTTCTGGTGCCCCAATAGCAGAAATGTCTTTTTATGATGAAGTAAACTGGAATCTTAATAATTTAGGTTTTGATTCTAAATTACCATTAGACATAAAACAAACGATATTCAAAATGATTAAAGATTAAATGGATTCAATTGATTTATTACGTAAAAAAATAAGAGAAATCTTAGAAGAAGATTACCGATTTCAATACGGTAACAAATCTTTTTTGCCTAATGATCAAATGAAAAAAACATGTAAAAATGCAATTGATGCTGTTACAAAAAATAAACTAACTGGTAAAGGTGAGGTAGAAGGAACAGGATTAAAAAAAGCATATTCAATAATGAATGGTGAACCTATGAGTCACGGTCAATTAAAAAGAATGAAAGCTTTTTTTGATAATAATATTGAAAATTTAAAACAAGAAAAAATTGCTGGAAAAAATATTCATAATTCTGGTTTAATTCAAAAGTGGAATTTGTGGGGTGGAGATGCAGGATATACTTGGGTAAAAAATAATCTAGAAAGCCATAAATCAAGAAATCAAAGCAGTAAGGATTTAAGGCCAAAAGGCCATAAAAACATGATGGATCCTACTAACACCAGAACTAGAACTGCTCTCTCATATATAAAAAATAGCTTAAGAGAGTCAAGTGATGTTAATGACTGTTAAATAACTTTTTAACATAAATTTTAAAGAATATTTTTTTTTATAATTTATAATTATTACATTTGTAGAAATAATTATAAACATGGATCAGCAATTTTTAAATTCCCTAAAAAACTCTACACCAGTAATCCAAGATTTGCAAACTTATATGGATGCAGACGATGAAATGCTTGCAATTGCTCAATACATTGTAAAGCACAATCAACATAATGAATATGTTTTACCGGAAAGAATTAAATTTCTTTATTCTCCAAAACCAAAGAAGGATGGAGGCAGATATTCTCTATTTGATTTAATTAAAAGATCTGAAATTGAAAAAATGGTTAATGATGATTTTGATTTTATTTTAACTATTTTTTATGATGTATGGGCTAAATTAGAACCAGAACAAAAAATAATTCAACTAGATAAAGCGTTATGCGGTGTTGATATGGGAGATGGTGAAGAGATTGAAAAATTAAAAAAGAAAGCACCTGATTCTAAAGAATATGTGTCTAACATGTATTTTTATGGAGCAGAAAAAGTTATGAGAATTTCTGAAGTTATTGATCTTTCCTGCGCTTCTGCAATGGAAGAAAGAAAAGAAAAAGAAAAAAATGCTAAAAAAGCAAAAAAACCAGTAGAAGATCAAATTTAATGAATAAAATTTTAAAAGCAGCCCATTCACATTATCTTGCTCAGAGGGATTTTCTTCTTTCTGAGCTTGATATTGTTATTAATAGAAGTAATCAGCAGGGTGATACACAAAAAGCAATTGAGTTAATAAAAGAAATGTCTTTGACAGTTTCTTGTATTAATAATATTGAGGCTATCATTAGTGATAATAAGAATAATATGGATTTAAATTCTGTTAACAGCTTGGCCGAATTACTTGAAGAACAACTTAAAAAAGATCAAAATAAAAATATAGACGAAAATGCTTAGTATAATATTAACAATTTATAGTTTAGTGGATATTACATTTTTAATTTTTTTGTATTATCAATATAAACAATTAATAAAATCAGAAGAGTATAACTCTGAAAGTCTAATGAATAAATTTATCTTAGGTTTTGTAGCAATCGGAGGTATTATTTTTGTATTATTTCTATTGCTTTCTACTTTATATTATACATTTAATTAATCTAAATGAATTTAATGCAAAAAAAATGGTATTTTTCTAATTTAAGATTTTATCTTAAAAATGCTATTTGGAACTATAAATTTTGGTTAAACTCTAAAAAGGTTTTTGAGGAAGTAGAGTATCGTGTAAAAGACCAAAATGGTTTTTTTACAGGTGAAATAAGAAAAATTAAAAAATTTAAAGGTTTCCAATATAAAGAAAAAATATATCTTGATAATCCCGGATTTCCAATAGAAAACAGAGACCTCTGGACTCATTGGAAAAATAAAGGACTAATTAAATAATTTAAACCCAGATCTCTGGGTTTTTTTATTTTTATAAGCTATTTATTTAAAATTATATTAAGTAATGGCAAAAGATAAATCATTGTCTACGAATGCTGAAGTTAAAAGAAGTGAAGAATATCAAGAGAAACTTGATATTGAACATAGTGTTGTAGATATTATAAGAGAAGAATTATTGGCTCAAACTGAAAAAGCTTTTGAGGAAAAAGGTATTGAAAAAAATGATAAACCTGCTGGAGTTTATGGCTCAGGTAGAGCTTATGGTTTTGGTGCTAATGAGGGTAAGTATACAATAACGGTTCAAAATAAAACTGTGACTACTTTTACAAAATATGTTGTATATGGTAGTAAAAGATTGTCTTCTGATATAAATTCAGTTTATGAAGCAGATACTTTAATGGTACAATATAAAACAACAGAAGCTGGTGTTTTTAGAGGTATCAAAGAAAAAAATGGACAGTCTTATACATTTCATAAAAAGTTTATATTAAAAACAAAGAGTTTGCCTGAAATAAAAAAGACATTACAAAAAATATTTTTTGAAATTGCACAAAAAGAAATTGAATACTTAATTAATACTAGATTAGGAGTACAAGATAAAACTGAAACCGGTACAGCTTCTACCGTTGAAGAAAATAAAAAAATTAATACAATGAAAAAATTAACAATCAAAGAATTGTTTTCTGATGAAGAAGAAATTATTTCTGAAGGAAAAGATAAAATTGAACCAAATATAGATAAAATTAAAAAAGCAAATACTGTTGATTTAAAAAATGGTAAAAGCAAAAGAAAAATGTTCTTAGATGACGAAAAATCAAACAAGGATGAACAGGGAACCGTGGAAGAGTTAACAGCAACTGCTGGTGGACCTGCTGGTAGCAGTGCCGGACCTTTTAGATATGACACTCCTTATTTTGCATCTAAAAAGAATAAAAGACCTAAGGTTGATAAAGATTACAATGTAGTTCCTCAAAAGAACGAATCTTTCTATACTACGGTTGAATTAGAACCGGGATCTGGTTATATTCCTAAAGGAATGAAACAAAACTTTATTCAAGGATTACATAATGCTACTCCTGAACAATTGGCTAAATGGGGTTATGGAGAAGGTCAATTTGGTATAAACAATGAATCAAAAAAACCTGATTTAACTAAGAAAAAAATATTTACAGAATCTGAAAATAAAGAGAAAGGAATCAACAAAAAATATCTTATTACAGAGAAAACAACTGATGAATATAAAAAAGAAAGATGGTCAAAACTTTCTAACTTTAAATTATATGAATCTATAAAAGAAGCAGAAAAAGTTATTGATCCTGAAAATTATGATGATTTGCCTTTAGTTCCTCCTCTTGGAAAAGGTGGTTTTGAACCTTCTGATGAAGTAGAATATTTTGAAAAAGATATGATTCAATCAGATGACGATAATCAATTAGCTGAAGAAATGGTATTTGTTGAGAAGCCAAGTTCTTCTTTCGGAACACAATATAAATTTTATAAGAAAGATTTTTTAAATGAGAGCAAAAAATACATTTTAGATTTAAATACTATGACATTTGTTCTAAATCCTAATAGTTTATAATTTTATAATCCTATTTTTATGAAAGCCGAATTAACAATAATTCGGCTTTTTTATTGATTATCAATAAGTTATAAATAATTAATTCGGTTAATAATTTTTTTTAATTCTTTATTTGTATTTCGATTTTACCTAGATATATTTGTAATAATTAAAAAATTAAAAATCAATAAATTAAAACACTATGAAAATCAAAAACACTTCTCAGCAAGATTTAAATCTTTCGATAAACAAATTGAATGGTGAAAAAATTATTGTCAACATGAAACCTAATCAGGTTTTATACACTGAAAATGGTAGTGAAATAAATAAGCAAATACTTATTTATGAAAAGAAAAGAATAATCAATGTTAATCGAGAAAATGATAAACCGGATTTTGTAAATTATTATAAATCATTTTTTGAATCTGGTACTTTTAAAATTTCTAAACCTGCTAAAATTGCCTTAGAAGATGATGAAGATGATTTGGAAGAAGCACTTAATGAATTTGAAGTTCTTGAAATTCCAAAAGGTATGGACTCTTATGATGAAGATTTAGATGAAGATATGCCAGCTGAAAAAAAAGGTCGTGGTCGCCCCAAAGGTACTGCAAAAATTAAAACTGAAACAGAAGATTCATCACAACCTAAAAAAGGTCGTGGTCGCCCTAAAGGAACTGTAAAAGTACAAACTGAAGAAAAAGATTCATCTGAATCTAAAAAAGGCCGTGGCCGTCCTAAAGGATCAGTAAAGACAGAAAAAAAAACGATAATCCAAGTTGATATTGAAAGTGTTGATAACAAAAAGAGAGGAAGACCAAGAAAGATAAAGTTAACAAATTAATTATATGATTAAACCTTATGAATATGTAGTTGAACAAGAATTGTTTGACAGACGTACTTTGACACAACTTCAACATAAATTAAGAGTTGCATTAAAGTGTTATACAATAATAGATTTTAAAATGGTAGAATCTCAAGAATATGCTAACCATTTTGAGTTTAAGATTACTTATAGAAAAAATAAAATCCAATTTGGTGAAGATAAATTTCACCATGGTTCCTATATAAAAGAAGACATAGGGAATTCAAATTATAAGATTACAATTTATGTCTACGATTGATAAAAAGAGCAAATTTTTAATTGATAAATTTAAGATATCTGAAGATTTATTATATCAAATACTTGATATTTCACAAGGTATCGGAAGTTCAAAATACAATGTTTGGTTAGCTAAAGAATCAAAAAAAAATCCCAACATATTAAACATAGAAAAAGTAAGATATATAGTTGATTGGGCTCAAATTGAAAAACCAGATATTTTAAGATTTGGTTTTGAAGAAGCATTGACCAAATCAGAAGAATGGCATATATCTCTCAAACAAAATTTTAAAAACGTATCAAAACAAAATTTAGTTGAGTCTAGAATAGTGTATAATTGTTCTGATAGTGAACATTTTTTTCTGAAATTAAAACCAGATGATTTGCCTCTTGAGGGTGAATTGATGGGTAATTGTGTTGGCGGTTTTTCATATATAAACAGATTAAAACGAAAAGAAATTTTAATTTTATCCCTTAGAGATAAAAATAATATTCCGCACGTTACTATAGAAATTTGTAATAAAACTGGAAGAGAGATACAAACTCGTGGTAAATGTAATGAAGTGCCAAAGTCAAAATATATGAATATGATAGCAGAATTTGCGTTGTATGCTATTAATCCAGATCAAGATAAAAGATTAGATGAAGAACTACTTAAATTACTAAAATTAAAAATAAATTAATGGAACTTATAAGTAGTCATATTTGTATGACAAAAAACATTGGTATTAATGGTAATCTTTTTGGAGGAGAAATACTTTCTTGGATTGATCAAGCTGCAGCATCATATGCAACAGAAAAATGTTATACCCCTCACGTTGTAACAGGAACTATGGAACAAGTTGTTTTTAAGTCACCAGTGAAAGTAGGAGAAATAATAAAACTATACGGTGAAATTATTTCTATAGGTAACAAATCGATTACCATAAAAATAGAAGCACGTAATTTTTCTCCTTATACCCATGAAGAAAATATAGTTTGTTGTACTAATGTTACATTTATTAGAATAGATCCAACAACAGGAAAATCTATACCTATTTCAAAACATGTAAAGCTTAGATTTGAAAATAGTAGAGATATAATTGAGGTGGGTGATCACGTTAAAATAGATGCAATTCTTGCTTCTAATTTTGGATGGGATGATGAAATTGAAGGAGAAGTTATAGAAATTATGGAAGGTAGAATTGATTATCCTATTGTAGTTAAATTAGATGGGTTTACAGATAAAAAAGAATTTTTTAAAAAAGGAGAGTTGATAAATTTAACTAAAAAGAAAAAGAGAAAAGTTAAAAAATTATCAGAAACAAATATTTAATATAGTCCGGCAGAAATGTCGGATTTTTTTTTGTTTTATAAAAATTATTTTTTAATATTATAATAACCGGAAGCATCATGGTTGGTTACATATAAAATCTTAACAAATTAAAAAAAATATAATTATATGGAAACAACATTAGCTACAATTTTGATTACAGTCGCAGTTACTGCTTCTGCAATCGGTCTAGGCGTTCTCGTTTGGGCAATTGCAAAGTTAAATCATAGGGTCTCTGAACTAGAGATTTTGTGTAAAGATTTTAAGGACGAATTCAAAAATATTTATTCTGAATTTGAATCACGAAGTCTAAATCATGGTGATAATTTAAAGAATGTCAAAAATGACATTGAGATGCAACTCCAAATTATTTGGAGGAAATTTGATGAACAACATGATGTTCTTGGTAGACAGGTAGAATGGCTATCAAGAAAAGATGATGAAATTCATCAGAGAATTGACAGAAATAATGATGAAATGGAAAGAACTCTGGATAAGAGATTTGATTCAGTTTATCGTAAACTGTATAATTCTAAAATGATTAATGAGTCAGCTGAGGCTGATAATACCTACTAAAAAAAACATGTAATCAATCATGTGCTATCGGTTAATAATTTATATTTGCGAATAATCTAAACAACATGCTCAAATCTCAAGAATTATTTTCTACTAAGAAAATTCAGAATTCAACAGAACCAAAATTTGATTTTGATGACATTCTAATAGAACCTGCTATTACTACAGAAATTAGTTCTAGATCAATAATTTCAATAACCTATCATCATGAATACCGCCATTCAAATTATGAGCATTTGCCATTAATTACTGCTCCTATGGACACAGTAGTATCAAAAGAAAATAGGGATTTTTTTATTTCTAATAACATAAATATTTGCTATCCTAGAGGAATTGAAACAGATAGATATAACATTAATGGAAAAATGTGTTTTGTTTCTTATTCTTTAAATGATTTTATTATAAAATTTATTGATAATGATTATCATTTTAAAAATGACGAAGAAATAAATGTTTGTATTGATACTGCAAATGGACATATTGATACTTTAAAAAAATCAATATCTATTGCAAAAGATAGATACGGAGACAAACTTATTATAATGGCCGGAAATGTCGCTAATCCATATTCTTATGTTGAATTGTCTAGAGCTGGTTGCAGTTTTGTGAGATTAGGCGTGGGCAATGGAGGGGGCTGTTTAACAACGCAACAGACGGCCATTGGATATCCAATGGGTTCATTAATACAAGAATGTTATCAATTAAAAATTTCTCATGAATGTGAAGCAAAGATTGTAGCAGATGGTGGAATGAAAAAATATTCAGATATAATTAAGGCTTTAGCTATAGGTGCTGACTATGTAATGGTT